CAGAAAAAAATAAAAAATGTGTAATAAAAATTTTTTCTACTTTTCTTACTCTGTAGTCGCTGTTACTTCAAATAAGTCTCGCACTACACTAAACCCGCCTACCATCAGAAAAGCCTTTTATTACACATTTCCCAATTTATTTACTTGTATTTTCTTGAAACTATTAAGATTTTTTTTAATAATAGCTCAGAATTTTTGGTGCGCCGAGTTGGACTTGAACCAACGAAGCCAAAACTGGCGGCGGGTTTACAGCCCGCAGCAATTGCCACTATGCGACCGACGCATATAAGATAATAGTTTAGGGTTAAAGTCACGGCGAACTCTATCAAACATTGACTCTGGTGGGGACTGAAGGATTCAAACCTTCAAACACGTGCTCCTAATGCAAAAAGAAAAATTGCTGACAAGACTTAAACAAGACTCACTTATAAACGCGGCTATATCAATTTTGCCTAAGTCCCCATAATAAAGTTTTTTATACTAGACTTTAAACTAGTCAGTTTTAAAGAAAAACTATAACTTTATTGATAATTATACATACTCTACCCAGCGAATTACCAAATGGCTGCGGTGGTAGGATTCGGACCTACGAATGGAGGCTTCAAAGACCTCAGTCTTACCACTTGACGACACCGCATTATTTAATTTATTGGTGGAGCTGATGGGAATTGAACCCATGACCTATAGCTTGCAAAGCTATTGCTCTCCCAACTGAGCTACAGCCCCATATCAAGACACATTTTTTTATATTGCTTCACCCATTAAGCTATTTATCAAATTAAGTGGCTGATAAAATCGGACTTGAACCGATACTACATATAATATGTATAATTGCTGAATGTGTCTTTATTTAAATTATTAAATTTCTATATACGCAATCGCGCAATCACAATTACTTACATACTCACGAATTTGTTCTGCTGGGTCTTCTGGGTCCAGCCCTTCCCAACATTTCTCTCTGCCTCTAAGATATTTACACAATGCCTCTGATGGATTATCAGCTACAATTTTTTGAATATCAAGAAGATAATCAAAAAAATCAATAAAACTAACTACATAAGTTTTCATAAATCATAATCTCTCTTTCTTTATTTTCTATATATATTATATCATATTTTTTTATAAAAATCAAATTAAGATTTTTAACTAGACATTTTTAAAGAAAACATTTTCCAGATGTTCGCGTATACCAATACCGCCTGAAGCCCTACTTTTGACGGGCTACTTGGGATTTGAACCCAAATCTTCTAAGAAGAAATTGCTGTAAATATCTATAAGAAATAAACTTAATCAATTATATAAGAAAGGAGTAATGAACCTAGACTTCAAAAAACTATAACGATTATGCCAGTAAATAACCTCGTTTGTTTTTCATTATATAATTATTTACTATAGGCTTACATTTCTCTATTAAATTAAAAGAAAAATACCAGTATAAGAATTTAAAATTCTGTATCTTGTTTATATTGCTGAAGAAGTCTAAAATGGTCGGAGTGACAGGATTTGAACCTGCGGCATCTTGGTCCCAAACCAAGCGCTCTACCAACTGAGCCACACCCCGATAAACGCAGGCTTAACGGGCTTTTTTGCGCAAACGCATTATCCTTCCTGCTAACGTGGGTGAATTTTTATTTCTTTCACCTTAGAAAGAGAGTTTATTCTTAGCTACTCACAAACTTTGGTAGTCCAGCTGAGATTCGGACTCAGGACCTCCCGATTATCGGTCGGGTGCGCTAGCCAACTGCGCCACTGAACTAAATGGCGGTCCTGCGGAGAATTGAACTCCGGTTACCAATGTGACAGACTGGTGTAATAACCACTATACGACAAGACCATTTACAAGACGGAATTTTAATAGCTACTTTAATTCCCAAAATTAATGCTTCTAAAAAAATAAATTTGCTGAATCCGTCTTTTTTATTTTCTATATATATATTATATCATATTTTTTTTAAAATGTCAAATTGTAGTTATAAAAGCTTGATAACCTTTTGCTTTCAAATCATTTACAACTTTTCCAGCGTTATTCTTTATAGAATAAGCCCCAACTTGAATTTTATAATATCCATTAATTTTTCTAATGTATGCTCTTCCATAACCAGCATTTATTGTGTCTGGTAAAGAAATGATTTTTTCTAAAAATGCTTCTGCCAAATGTTTCTTTGAAAAAGCACCAAGTTGAACACGATAAATTGTTTTTGGTTTTAAATAGATTGCGACCACATTATCAACAGCTCTATTATACCAAGCTGATGTAATTGATTTACCATCGTGTAGAATCTTGGTACTACCTCCACCATCAAGGTTGATAGCATAAGTTACCCCCAATTGTAATAAAAATGATTGAAGTTGAGCAAAATTCATTCCAGGAGACTCTACAGCTATAACATACACATTATCATGATTATATGCTAAAACAGTACGTCTTGCTTTATAATTAATTTCAGCTCCGGCAGTAATTGAAACCTTTTTTCCATTTTCAATCAATACTGGATAAGCACTAATAAAATCTGTAAAAGGTAATTTACCTAAAGTTCCATAAGTAAGAGAACCATTTACAATTCCCATACCTTCATTAAATTCTGAATTTGTACTAATTATTTCACCATCATCTTGATAATTAAAACAAGTAGTTCCATCAGCCATAGAAAAAAATCCACCATTACAAATAATCGCAGGTTTTACTTCACAAGCATCATAATACTTGCTTAAAGTTTGCCAAGGCTGGGCGCACAAATCCATATCAATTGTTTGAATTTCATCTTTTGGAATTTCAACAACTGTGATATACTTAAAATTGCTTGGATTATAAATTTTCATTTTAATAACACCTTTCTTTAAAATATTTTTTCATAAATTAAAGAAAATTATTTAAAGATGACTGTTGGATTTGAACCAACATAAAAACTCCTTTGTCACCATATAAAAAGATTTAAGCAAATCTTTTAGCAAAATTTAAAAAACTCTTAGGGTCTGCGCCATCAGATACTACAAGATTAACTTTATGTCCAATCAATGTAAATAAAGCAAGCAAACTTCTCGCATCTACAATCGTAGAATCTGCGCTGACTTTAATATCATAATTTTGTTTAATAGCAGCTTCATTTAAATCCTTAGCTAATGAAACTGTCATTATTGAAATAGGATAAACCATTTTCATCTTCCTTTCTCTAATTAATAATTACAAGACTCTAATTCAATAATTCAAAAATACCACACAGGAGGAAACCTACGCAACACAATTCAGAATAAAAATTTATAAATTGCTGTTTGAGTCTTTTTGGTTCTCCCAACAGGAGTTGAACCTGTATCTCGCCCTTATAAGGAGCTTCCTCTAACCATTGAGCATATGGGAGAATATTTGGGGTAGTTTTTACTGTAGCCTGCGGTTTCACTACCAAACCCAACTGAAACTCCACTATTCACCGCCCCATTAATGGGGTCTACCCGGCTCTAATAGCTTCAACGTTACGATAACACTCATAGTTGTTATCTTTTAGCGATCGCTGGGGTATCCTATGAGATTTGAACTCATGATTTCTTGAACCACAATCAAGCGTCTTAACCAACTAGACCAAGGACACCATAAGGGGAAATTAATCCCCAATTAAACCGCTTTAAAAGTTTTATTTTCATAAGTATCGCAACGATTTAAAATTATATATTCAAACTCTCTTTTACTATCTTTTTCTTTTTCTCGTTTAGCAACTTCTTTATCCATTCCCCAATAGTCATCATCATCAACACAAGGACGGATATGACTACCATCAATGCGCAAGCCACCATTTTTTTCATGAGTAAAATCACTGATATCAATTTCTATATCAATATATCTCTTATTTTTAAATGAAGAGGTATCTGCTAAACCTCTACAATAAATAACAGATTTTTCAGCAAGTAAATCAATAGAATAATGATAACCGCAAAATACTTCTCCAGTAGTAGAATAGGCAACAATATCATAATATACATTACCATCTCTACGAATATTTAAAAACTGTAAGGCATCATTAAAAGTTTCACCTTGATTAAGTTCAAACGCAATAGCACGAAGCAAATCATAGGTTACATTAGAAATATTAGAAAATCTAATTACATCATCAATATAATGATGATATTCTGCCGCAAGCTTATCAGTAAGATATTCTCTAATTTCATCTGCTTCTGGAGCATTAACTGTAAAATGATAATGAAATCTACCCGGCCTGTTAAGAAGATATGAACTAAGAGAATTTACATTATTACAAGTAATTACAAATAATTTCTTACCATTATTCATGCCATCAAATAAAGAAAGCATTGCTTCTTGCGGATTAAAATTATCATCTCTACTTGCGCTTTGAAAATTCTTTTCAAATTCATCAAAAATAATTACGACTTCCTGCTCAATCGCCGCAAGGAATCCTTCAATACCAGGGATATAATCATTTACAAGAATTACAGGATATCCGCATTTTTGCGCTTTTTCAGCCAAAAGTCTAGCAAATAAGGATTTACCTACACCTTTTTGACCACTCAGAATAAGACCAAGATTGCGGTTAAAACTTGAAAAAGAAGCAAGAACTTTACAAACTTTCTGGTCATGAGAACCATAAATCTTTTCTTCATTAGGGATAAGATTAGGTCTCTTGGAAAGAAAGAAACCAGTTTCTTTAGAAAAAGAAACATTATAAGATAAAGCCGGAAGATTTGTATAAGTTTTTACATCTTCACCATAAATTTGATAATTATTACCAAAATTTACTACATTCATTTGTTTTACCTCTTCATAATAATTAAAAAGTTATCACTCTTTAAGACTCTCTGATAACTGAACTACGAGATGTTTACTTGTTATATTACTTGTGCACTTTCATATAATTCGTCTGATTATACACCAGCTATATTAAACTTTCTCACACTTGGTGTCTGGCGGAGGGGGTGGGATTTGAACCCACGGGAGGTTGCCCTCCGACGGTTTAGTAGACCGTTGCTTTCAGCCAGCTCAGCCACCCCTCCATATAAAATATAAGAAGCTAAAGAGTAAAAAACGAATTTCTTTATCCACCTTAAAGAAATTTGGATGTAAAAACTCTCCTTAGCCGAAATAGTTTTTGTTTCCATACATTTAAATATATGGAAAAGGTAGTTCCCCGCAGCCAAATTCACCATATATCATATAAATTTGGATCCCTGTTTGCGGTTCTTTAAATGGGCCCGGTCGGACGATTTGAACGTCGTCTTCGCCTTATGAGGGCGATAAGCTACCATTGCTCCACCACCGGAATATAATGGGCTTTAACCTTTCAGCCCTGTAGGACACATTGGCTTTTGTTTTCTTTTCTTGGCGGTACCTAATTTGTTTTATCATCCGCCCACTGGCTCCCGGTGCTGGGCTTGAACCAGCGACATCATGATTAACAGTCATGCGCTCTACCAACTGAGCTAACCGGGAATATAAACAAGACACATTAATCGCAAAATATTGGACTTGAACCAATTACTTTCAGAGTATCAGTCTGACGCTCTACCAAATGAGCTAATCTCGCTATGAGGTTTGCTGAATGTGTCTTTAAAATTTTTACATTACTACTCTTTGAACAAAAGGCTTTTTTGATATTTTACTAAACCTAGTTTTTTGATAAGAAGTTGTTATTGTATATAACCTTTCTGGTTTTATATTTCCAAATCTTCTAATAATATAAGCACCTTGTTTCATATGTGAAGTTTTATGATCTATTTGAAATTTTGCCCATTGCAAAATTTCTAAACCATTAAACTGAGTTCCAGGCACATAACTTAAAATATTTCGCATATATACCTTCTATTATAATTTTTAATGGTTGCGGAGGGTGGTGTTGATCCACCGGAGTCCAGTTTATGAGACTGGATTGAAGACCGCTTCTCCCCGCCAGAAAGAGAGAGCCTTTTTCAGACTTGCTCAGGTCTTGAAAGAAAGTAAAACAATGAATTTATGAAAGTTGCGAATTCATCGCGTGGTAGTCCCGGCGGGACTTGAACCCGCATTGTCGGCTTGAAGGGCCGGTGTTACTGACCTGTTAGACGACGAGACCAAATTTATTCATCAAAATTTTTATATTTTGATTTTCGTTTATAAGAACCTTTACCTTTGCGCGCAGGAACTATATGATGCTGCCGCATTGTTTGTAAATATTCTTGTAACTCTTCTGGATTCTTCTTAAAAATACGCTTATTAATTTTCTTCATTTTCAACCTCTCGTTTCCACATTTCAATAAGAACTTCATACATTTCATCGGACTGAATCTGGACAGAAAAATCATTAAACATATTTTATTTTCCTCTTTTCTTATTTTCTATAAATATTATAACATATTTTTTTAAAAATGTCAAGAAAAATTTTTTAATTGGTTTCAATGATGGGATTTGAACCCATGACTCTCAAATTAAAAGTTTGATACTCTTCCACTGAGTTACATTGAATTATTTCTTTTTGATTTTCTATATATATTATATCATATTTTTTATAAAAAATCAAATTAAGATTTCTAAATTAAATGTTCATCTTTTTCAATCATATTAAACCATTCTTCTTTGACATGAACAAATGGTCCTTCAAAAAGCTGAATCTCTGCTTTAACCAAATCATTTCCATAATATTCTTCAATTTGGAACATAGCGTCTTTAAAATCTTTAATATTTGTAAGAACAATGTAATCTACATTCTCTTCATTATCAATAGAATTATACCAGCTTATTTTACCAAGAGCGAAAAATTCATTCATAAATTTCACCTTTTCAATAAATTACAAAACACATTTTTTTGATATGGGACTTGAACCCATGTTCTCACTGTTGCTGAGTGATGTCTTAACCGCTTGACAAATCATTTTATATTGCTGTATGCGTTTTTATGGTGCTCGGAATGGGACTTGAACCCATACGCCTTGCGGCAGGAGTTTTTGAGACTCCCATGTCTGCCGATTCCATCATCTGAGCATGAGCGTTTGATTTTTAGGAAAACAAAGGGCAACAAACCGCAACTTATATATAGTAATTAAATATGAAAGTTTGCGAACATATTTAATAAATCGCACTTTGGGTCAGCGCTAACCCACGCGGCATCACGTATTACTTTTATATAATCACGCTCTTATCAAAAGTAACAAAAATTTTAAGCAAGTTCCAGTGAATTCGCCCTTCCTTTGAGCTTGGTGCCGCCACATCCATGTCCTCAGATGCTGAATTTTCTTGGTTTATTCAGAAACCATACAATTTTTGTCACCGTTAAAAATTGCCAAAAAACGGAAGTATTTTTTTCCCTCTTTGTAAAAGATACTTAAAAAAATCAGTCTATCACATTTCTGGGGGTTGATGGTTTAATTTAATTATAACTTTTAATAAATTAAATTCTATAACTCTTATACAACTTAACCCAACCTTAACCGTGATAAATTTTAAGGATTTTAATTTAAATGCTGGACACAGGATTTGAACCTATACCACTCTGTTCCTTGAGAGGATGCTAACCAATTACACCAGTCACAGCATATGAAATAATCTTTTTTAATTTTCTATATATATTATAACATATATTTTTTAAAAAATCAAATAAAGAACTTTATAAGTACATTGCTTCAGAATCAAACACGAGATTTTCTTCTTTACATGGAGATAACTTACTTCTTTTTTATTTAATTAGCCGTAAGCTCGCTTAAACCTTCCCCGTTTACTTGCAGCATCAACAAGCACTAATTAAATTAAGAGTGTAAAACTACTCTAATAAGAAATATTATCTTGGTTTTTCATCCGCAGAGAGGGAAACCTTGCAAAACCCTTGCGCGCAATCGGCTTTTATCCGGCACACCCAGCCCTAAACAGCCACAAAACGTCTGGGGTAAAAATCAACTTAGTTTTCTCTAAACTATTTGGCTATTACCATCCTGCTGTAAAGTATTGATTTTAATTTATGTTTCGCAAGATTCACAACTGCGAAAAGGGTAATTCTTTCTCTTCGGACGCTACCCTGTAATGCCCAGCACGGCAGTTTAATGACTCCATCCGCTGTCATTAAATTTTTTTTTATTCACGTTCAATAGAAGTAATACCAAAAATTAATTTAAAAGCTTTATACGCATAATCATATTTACTAGCATAGATTTCATCAACAGCTTCTTCTGCCGCACATTCATCTTCTGCTTGCGCTTCAATCTCTTGAATTTCTTCTTCTATATTAGGATAAAGTTCAAAAAATAAAATATCACTAAAATCATCACTATTAATTGTTCTTTCCAATACTTTAATAAAAGCATTTCTCCATTTTTCTAAAGAAATTCCACCAACAATTACATTAGTATTATTTGTCATATTTTATTTCCTTTCTTAATTTTCTATAAATATTATAACATATTTTTTATAAAAAATCAAATTAAGATTTTTGGTACAGGTGAAGGGACTTGAACCCTTACATTTTAGTTCCTAAGACTAACGCCTATGCCAATTCGGCTACACCTGCTTAAATGGTGGAGAAAGATGGATATCACACCCGTGTGCTTAACCTCTCCACTGTTGGCATATATCACACTAGCCTTAAGGTCGGCTAACCACTTATTTGTTGATTACTGGAATTTTTGTTTTTCCAATTAGACAGTTTTCTGATAGTGATGGGACCCCTGACAAAACCCATTTCCTGCCTTCCTTATGGAACGCCACGTCCGGAGTAGGACCTTGTAGCGAAACTGCTACACACGCTTGAGGGCGTTGGTGATGGTTATTGTTGTATGGGCTTACCATCATATCCCAGTTGATGCTTCTAACCACTACGCACCGGAACCGTCGGTTGTCTTTCCAACTGTCTAGCTTTTTTGATAGCACTAAGTCTATCTTACTCCTTCGCTAAGGGAGATTGGTGCCGAATGACAGAATTGAACTGCCTCCTCCCGCAACGCATTCAGCGGGCCTGCAAGTGCTACCATTACACCAATACGGCATACATGAACAAGCAAACGGACAAAATCTTGTTCTGAGAGATTACGCACTCTCTTTTAGCAAGGCTTTATGTACACTATCCTTTACTTTAACTTCCTCTTTTAGCGTTTTATAATAAGGCTGTTCATCTCACTCCATTTACTACAGCTGCTGTGGCTTTCAACCATATGGTCCTTCATTAAGTCCCTCCCGCATCCCTAATAACAAGCTGTATTGGTTCACTTAATGGCTTCGTAGCACCTTATTTATTATTATTTTTTACATATATATTATATCATATTTTTTTATAAAAATCAAATTAAAATTTTTTATTTAATTTTACAAGACGATTTAATATTTTCTTTTACCTGCTCTACCAACTGAGCTATTTCTATCTGCTAAGATAGAAAGTGGGACTTGAACCCACGACCCGGGTGTTGTCAGCACATAAAAATAATTAAAATAAATTGCTGTAATCGTCTTTCTTATTTTCTATAAATATTATATCATATTTTTTTATTATTTTCAAATAATAATTTTTAATCAAAATAAAAGAAATGTATTATTAATCAAAAAAGTTTTAAATTTCTTAAAAACTCTTGTCCTAAAAATTTTTATTTTTTTATCTTTTTTGATTTTCTATATATATTATATCATATTTTTTTATAAAAATCAAATTAAGATTTTATTATTTAATTCATTCATTTTTTGACGAATTTCATCCTAATATTCAGGTTTTACTAAATAATATAATAATATTTCTAATAAATTTTCTTCTGATGTTAATCTACCTTCAATTTTAAAATGTTTAAATCCCATAGGTATATAAATATTTTTTATAAAATCTCTACTTATAAATAAAGGATTATTTTTAGTATATTCAAAAATACGACAAGTAGCATTTTTACATTTAAAAGGTTTAATAGATGGATCTAATACTTGTAATGAAATATTTTCATAATGCTATTTGCGATATTGACATCTTGGGATACAAACTGGATTTATTAAAAATTCACATTTGTGTTTATTTGGGAGCTATTTTAAAAAATCAAAATTATTATTATGATTATAATCTAAAACTACAATGTCATAATTTTTATTTAATTCATTTAACTAATCTTCTTCATTATTTAAACATTTAGTTGTAGATGATATAATTTTATAATTGGGAAAATTTTTTCTAATATAAATTTCTAATATATTAGAAGCAAGAACTATACTATTATTTTCATTATTAAATTTTTGCAATAATGAATTACAATACGTGTCTGATAAATGCTTTTCTTCTAATAAAGAATTAGAAAATATTAAACTACAAGAAATATTATTAATTTTTAAAAATTTTAATATAAAATCTTCTGAAATAGCCGTCTAATTGTACTAATATCTTCCACCATTCCATAACGCATTTAATGGAGCTCCATATATAGAACTTATTTCAAAATCTGAATAAAATTTTTCTGAATTATTTTTTAGTATTTGAATAAAATTCTAATAAAAATAAAATTTTTCAAATAATCCGGGTAAATGAAATTGAATTTTATTCATTATTTATCTCCCTTATATTTTCAAACTATGTTTTATAATAATTATGAGAAAATAATTTAATCATTGATTTAATATCATAATATTGTGTTGTTGATGGAAGCTCTAAAAAAGAATTAAATAAATTTTTATATTCTTTTAAATAAAAACTATTATTTAGATCATTTTTAATAGTATTATTTTTAATTAAAACAATATTATTATCTATTAATTTAAAATTATTTTTAATTAATTCAATAAATTCTAAAATTATTATATCTCTATCGTTACGCAATAATGAAGAAGAAATTTTTAAATTAAAATTGTAATACTTTAAAATTCCATAAATCATAATTAATATAAACTAAAAAGTTAAATTAAAATTATTTTTTATTATTTGCTCTGAATCAAATAAAATATCAAACAATAAAAAATAAATTTTTATAATTATATCATTATTATTTAAACAACAATCTTTTATTTCATCTAAATAATAGAATAAACAGCTTAACCATATCATCTAATCTTTTATAGTAATAAGTTTTTGCTAATAAAAATATTCCATCCATATACAATTACTTCTAGTAAAATTTGAATTAGTTCTATAAATTCGTTGATAAAACTAATAATTTTTACAAATATAATTTGAGCTCAAAAACATTGTTATAGTTTTAAAAACAGAATCTTCACATCCATCTGTCATATAAGTAGGAAAATTTAAATTATATCTTTTTAAAAAAGAATTATTATAAACAATACCTTGTAAAGTATCACAAGGTTCTTTTGAAGATTCTATAATATTATCAGAAGAATTTTTCTATGTAATAATAAAATCATATTTATTATCAAGCAAACACAATATATCATTAATAATTATATCATCATCATCAATAAAGGTTGTAAAATCATCTTGATTATTTTTCAATAATTTTAATGCCATATTACGAGCATTACCAGGCCCAGAATTTTTTTCTGTTTTTAAATATAAACAATTAAAATATTGCTTATATTTTTCAATTAAATAAAGATATTCTGTTGAATATTTAGAGCAATCATCAACAACATAAACAATAATTTCTGATAAATTTGAAATATTTAATTTAATTGACTATAAACATTTTTCTAAATATTGATGATGATTAAAACAAGGAATAATAATATTTAACATATTTTAAATCACCAATCAAAATAAATAATTTTTGATTTAGATGAAATGCCAATATTATCTGTATTGGTTATATCTAAATGCATCTATGAACCACTAACTAATTGCTAATATTTTTTTAATATATCAAAAAAGGATTCAAAATATGGCTATAAAACTATAGTATCTAAATTATAATAGGATATTTTTGGATTTTTTCTTTTTGCTCTTTCTATCAAATCATTACTATAATTATAACTATTAAATAAATTAATTATATAAGAAGGAGCTAAATTAAAAATATGCTTCTAATTTAACTCTAATATTTTTTCTCTTTTCAATTTTAAAAAATTTTTATTAAGTTTATTTATAAATTTAATTACATAAGTATTATTTATTATAAATACTTCTGCTTGAGAACCTTTATTTACTTTTTCATAATTACCATTAAAAAAACATGTATTAATTTCTTTTTCATTTTCTAAAAAATTAATTAGCTATGGATAAATATTATTTACAAAATCTTGCTAAATAAATTCATCAAACTAACAATTCTAACTCATATCATTAAAAGCTTCAAGAATCTAATCCTAATTATATTCTTTCCAAACATTAAATTCCAATTATAACCCCAACCTTTCCATTAAATTATCAATATTTTTCTTTTCTTCCTCAGAAATTTCTCTTGTTTCTTTAGCAAATTCAATCGGTCCAGCAGACATATTCTCAAAATCTAAACTATTACCCGGTTCCGCATTATAATTTACTTTATTAGCTTCTCCAATAGGGGTTTTAGGACAAGTCATGGAAATAGCAACTTGAACTTTTTCTCCACCATCATCAGCCCACACATATAATTTCTTATCAAATTCTCCGACAAAATTTTCACCAAATACTTCAGCAATTTTTCTTGCAATATTTTCTTTAGCAATACTACCCTTTGGCATAATTAATTCTTCCTTTCTCTCAAATCATAATTATATAAATAATCCCCAATACAGTCATCACATACCATAACATCTGAATGATTAATAGCATTCTTGCCGCAAATCAAACAAGGTACAGAAGCTCCAATCACAAATCTAGTATTTTCACTTATCATAGGAACAGAGCCAAAAGTTAAATATGAATATACTGGATCATAATAAGATGAATCTAAAATATCATTAAAATGATATGTCATAGAACCATTTTTAATTAAATCATTTAAATCAATTAATTTACCTTGTCCTGCATAAATGTGCGGATTTATATCAAAAATATCACCATTGATATTAAATTTTGTAATTTTATCATCACACCATTCGCAATAATGACAGCTATGATTAGAATTTGAATAAAATCCAGCAGAAGATAATAAATTAGAAATAATAAAATCTAATGCTCGTTTACATCCATAAGGATAAGACCTTCCCGCAAATATCATACGCCAATCATTTGAAAAGAAAAGTAATGTTCGCCATTTCTTAGAATTCCAAGAGAACGAAAACGCAGGAAGAATTTCTTCTTTTTCAGATTTAATATAACAAACTATAGTAGAATAATCTACCATATAATTTAAATTGCCAGTGCGGTGCTCACCATCAAGCGCATGACAGGAACGCCAATTATGAGTATTTTCACTTACAGATAAATAATCTAAAGGATGAACTGATAAACACATATATCCTTCAACTTTATCTAACTGAATAATTTGACTTGCTAAATCTTGTAATTCAGCAAGAAATTCTTTATCATTAATAAAATATTTAAATGCTTTAATTAATTTTGTCCCTTTAGTAATAATTTCTCCGGTAGGCGTTTCATAATCTTCTGATACAACATTACTAAAGAAACTTTTTTTCATTGTATATACAAAATCTGCCAAATCTTCTACTTCATAATAGTCATATAATTTACAAATGAAGTCTTCTAATTTCATCTTCTTTTGGCTTGCCTCAAGAGTAAATGAAACCTTTTCTGGATATTGATAAATTAAATTACCACCCATAACTTCAATAAAATCTCTTTTAGCATTTAACCAAATTTCAAACAGTTCATCAACTTGCGGATTTTCAATCCCTTGCGATACACGAATAGCAATTTTAAATTGCTCTTTAATTTCATTAATATTAAAATTAGCCATTCTTTTTCTTCTCCTTGCGACAGATAAAGCATTTAATCTCATTCGGATTTTTTCCATCAATTTCAAAAGGTTCACCACACTCCGCACACCATCTCACATTATTAGAAACGCAATCAGGACAAAACATTTTTGTTTCAGTTTTTGATGTATGAATAGGAAACAATTCATATTCAAGAAATGTTTTCTTACATTTTGCGCAATTTACCCATTCATCAGCAAAATCAAAATTTTTAGTTGCCATAGCCAATGTTGCTAATTTGCCATAAGAATACTGATTTGGAATATAATCATATGGGATAATTACATTATTAATATCTTTAAGCATATTAATAACACGATTAATAGTTTTATACATTGGATGAATGTGTAAAGTTTCACTATAAGAATGTTCATCTTGATAACCGATAGAAAGATTTACACCAGCAATTTTCCAAGCAGGACAAATCTCACTAATATCAGAAAAACTTCCCCAAGCTTCTACAAATCCAAAAGACTCAACATACTGGATAAATAACTGATTATCGCAATCATAAAATACGCAATCAACTACTCCTCTGCGGTCAAGCTCAATAATATATTTCATTTCCGCAAAAGGCTTTGGATGTTCAGTAATTAAAGCCGTAGCACCTTTACCACCGACCTCTTCATCCATGGTAAAAATAACGTGCGGCTTGTAGCCTTGACGAACAATTTTTAAAATAGCAAATACACCAGCCCTATCATCGGCACCAAGTCCCTGCGGACTCCACAATACACCTTTGCGCGAATCATAATAAATATCAGAGGGCTGGGTGCTATAAACCGTATCTAAATGTGCTACCAGTGCGACCGGGATATCTCCAACCGCATATACATATTCTTTTGTCGCAATGACTTGTTTATATTCTTTTTGAAGGAATGTCATCATAGTTTTCAATAGAACTTTATCAGACATTTTAAGTAAATGCGTAATTAAACGATAATCTTGTTTATTTAATACTTCCATATACTCACCATTTTCATTATTTTTATTTTATATAAATATTATATCATATTTTTTATATAAAATCAATTAATTTTCTTTCATTTTCTCTATATCCATATTCACTTTAACATTATGAATTTTTTTAACCAATTCTGCGTATTTAAACACAGTTTCACAATGATGACAAGTATTATGCGACATACAGCGCTGGCCGCAATTCATTCTTCTAATTGCCAAGTCTTCTGGAATTAATCTATTATCAATATTAAAGTTTAAATTTGTAAATAAAAGATTTAAATTTCCAGGATATGATTCATTGTCTTTATAAATGTGGAATAATGTAGCTTCTTTTTCTATATCATCTCGTGTAAAAAATTCTAAAGTATCAACATATTTTTCATAATTCTTTACATCTTCTGGGCGTATCCAACTGCCATAAATACCATTTTCTTTTGGAATATAACTATCATAAGCAATGTTAGCAAATATTCTAATTGGGATATCAGTAATCTTTTTTACATTTTCCAAATCAAAAGATAATGGCGCCTCAAGGATAATATAGCACGGTTTTTGTGCTATTAAGCTACGCAATTCATAATAAGTAAATACAGGATAATCCCAATAGAAAGGAATATTGTAATTGCGGCAATATTCTGCTAAATACATATCTTTAATTGCTAACTTAAAATTAGCAGTGTCCGCATATTTTTGGAATAATGACCATTCACAATCTCTATTGGAACAATTTTTTGGAATTTCTAATATAAAAGATTTATCTGGATAATCTTCAATATAATTCTTTAATCTTGCGATGTCATTTAATCTTACTTTAATTTCATCGGCTTTTTCTAAAACCTGTCTTGACTATCTATTGGAAATACAATATTTCATAGTTCTCACTCTCCTTTATTATATTATACACTATATTTTTCTTTTTGTCAAATTTTATTATAAAACAAAAAAGCCCTTGCGGGCTTAATTGTTTTATTTATTACTGCTCAGTGGGAGTTTCGCCTTCAACTGCGATACGATAAGCCATAATACGTCTGGACTTACCATCGCCATCCTTAACAGAAATTTCTTCCTTCTCAGCAAAACCTGCCTTAACAAGCTGGCTCAGACGATAAGAAACCTTGCTTACAGTAATATCCTCACCTTCAATGCGAGCTGCGATATCTGCGATAGCCTCAAACTCGTTAGTAAGAACTTCCTTAATTACCGCAGTCAGCGGGTCCTCAGTCTTCTTCTTTGCCGCGGTCTCCTTAGCCTTGGCAGCCTTCTTATCAAGCAACGCAATCTCGTTATCGCAGAATTCAACTACCATTTCATCGGTTACACCCTCTGCGAAATCCTCAATGTGCATGTTGCCATCCAGAGCCATAGCCTTGAAAGCCTCAAAGAAATCTCTCTTAACAATCTTCTTTTCCATAATTAAATACCTTAACCTTTCATAATTTATATTGTTTTTTTATTTTGTATATATATTATATAATATTTTTTTAAAAAAGTCAAATATGTTTTAATAGTTTACAATAAAATCTTTATTATATTTGATAAATTCTTCTTTATCATCATATCCAATTTCATTTAAAACAGCTAAACTCAAATCATCTAATAAAACATATTCAACACTACGCCAATGATTTATTTTCTTCTTATGAATTGTATATTTATCATAACAATTATAACAAAGAGTAACATACTGTGCAGTAAGTTTATCATGGTCAATTGCGATTTTTACAACTACCATATTGTCAGAGAAATGACAATCGCCGCATTCATCACAACTACAAGTGTTATCATAGCAGCAACTACAAACAATTTCTCCATCTACTTCATACCATTCATCATTTGAGTAAATTGTTTCTCCACAATGACTACAAATTCTAACATTATTACAGTCATCACAAAGTAAATTGTAATTTTCAGAAAAATGTGCTACATCCTTGCCGCAACACATACAGATTAATTCACCAGAATAGGAAGTAGTAATATCTGTATCGTGAATATTTTTATTTAAATAAACATAATGCAGACAAGTGTAAAAATCATTATACATATTATTAGTATAAAAATGAAGATTTACTCTATGACCAGTTTCCGCAATAATATTATCATCTTTCCATGAACTAAATTGACATTTTTTAGAAGAATATGCGTCTGCCCCAGCAATTTCTTTAAGCCAATCAAGACAAGTAAAAGTTAATGATTCATTCGCATAAGGATATGGTTTTACACTACAAATCATATTTTCATTAACAATGAAAAGTTCTCTCCACTTTTTATTAGACCAGAGATATTCATCAGAAGAATAGGTAAATGTCATAGGAGTACTTGCGGCAAGATATGCTACAACTACCATCGGAGAATTCATCATTTCAATGGTGCCGCATCTATAATCTCCCTTATTATCCCAGCTCATACAACTTTCCCAATTACTATCATTATCACTCATGGTCATATAATCAAGAGGATGAATAGAAAGACAAAGCTTTCCTTTAACTTCTTTCTGGTTAAGAATCATAGAGTGCGCAATACGGAATTCTTCATAATTAGGAAGATTATAAGCTGTCGCAATCTTACCAAGCATTTTACTAACTTTACAGCCAGGATTCATCTGAATAAATCTTCCATCAGGAGTAGGAATATTAAAGTTTTTATCACCATTCCAAGTATTAACAGCAAGATTATCAGACCACATCAATTCACGCACAACATCATACTCCTTAAGAGGACAAGTTGTTTCAAAATCAGAATAACGCCATTTATAAAATAATTCATTAAATGCTTGAGTAAAGTTTTTTATTTCTACAGTAGGATTCTCAAACATTACATTTTCAACTTCTTCAATAAGCATATCATAAGATTTCTCAAATTTAATTTCTTTTTCAAGAATTAATTTGTTACCAAATTTTTCAAATAGCCATTGTTTATTATGGTTCCAATAACGAAGAAGATGAACCATATCACAAATTTCTTTTACTTCATCATCAAAAGCATTTTCCTGAATGCGGAAATACATCATATCAATTTCATTAGTTGTAAGTGATTCGTAAGGATAAGAATTCATATATCTCACACTTTCTTTTCTCATTTTTTATTTTCTATAAATATTATATCATATTTTTTTATAAAAATCAAGTAAGCCCTTATGAATTACTCATAAGGGCTTATTTTTTAGTTATTGGAAGGAGGAGTCATTACATTAACAGGAATAGGAGTCCGATTCATCATTGCGAACAAAGGAAGCATATCCTTCATATCATTCTTACCACTCATAAACGCATACATAAACATGGGATTATTCGTAAGATTGAAATTACTATTCATCATCATCAGAGGGAATACCTTTTCTACGCTTGCGTCATCATCCATCAGAAGGAAAGGAAGCATATTACCAAACGGATTGTCTGCGGTTGCGGTGTTATTAAGATTAAACAGCGAGACTACCTGCGTTACGAAATCAAAACCGAACGGCGAGCGCACAGGCAGAATCATCTTTTCCTCACCGTTGATTACATCAATAACAAGCAGCTTCTTGTTATTTTCAACAGCTTCCTTAACAAACATGGGCTTCCGCTGATGAATAATTACTGCGCCAGGAATTACATCCTTAATCGCAACCGGCATCTTCCACATCCACTTGCCGCCATCAAAATTCAGAATATCCACATCCACAATATCACCAGTCTGCTGGTTATAAGAAACCCAATTACCAGCAGCATTCTTTACGGCAAGACCATAGAGAGACATACGGACATTATCATTTTCGCAAGAACCAAAATCAAAATTAAAACCCTTCATCATTGTTTTATTCTCCTTATCATTTTCTTTATCAAGATTATAATTATCTACATCAAGTTTTGTCGCATAAAGATTATCAATGTCATCTTTAACTACATCAATACGTTTACTCAAACAATCAATTGATTCACTTAAAGATTGTGCGGAAGTTCTATAATTTAGCATTTCATCAGTAGTCATTTTCATGCAATAATCAGTTAATTCCCCAAGAGCATTAACAGCTCCACCAGTTATATTAACTTTTTCAGGTTCAGGCATATCTAATTTTATAGTTTTAAAATATTGGTCAAATAAAAATTCACCAAATGAATTATCATCAATCCTAAAATAATATTCGTCAAGAAAATTTTCTTCATGGACACAAATTTCAGGACCAAGTAATTCAATATAAATTAAACCTTCAAATTCTGATAAATTACGCCATTTATTATAACCCAATTTATCATACTTTTTATCTTTTACTTCTTTGTTAAAAAGAGTTAATACAACATTAACCCACTCATTATTTGAAAAACATTCTATCTTATTCTTTTGTGCTACAATAGTTTCATTTGACATCGCTTACTTACTTCCTCTCTAATATAGTCCAATTCAGCAGGAGAAAAATCTTCTATAATACTATAAGTACCATTTTCAATTATCTGCTGAACGACCATATCTAATTTTTCTTTTCTATCCATCAAAAAAAGAGGCAAATATAAATTATCAAACATATTATTTAGTTATATCAACGAGAATAAAATCTCTATCATAAAATGTATCTTCAAGAAAATTATAAATTATACGTCTTTGTTCATTATCATAATTTTCCGTATAAAGACTTGTAATTGTGTTTTCATCAAACCATAACTGTTTATAAGGTGCTCTTGGGTCATCAAGATGGAAATCAAACAATTTACAAATATCTACTTCAAGATTACACTGAATTTTTAATTCTTTTTCAAGCGTACTCAAATTGACTACAAATTCAGTATGATATTCCATATTTTATTTTCTCCTCTTTTGATTTTCTATATATATTATATCATATTTTTTATAAAAAATCAAATTAAGATTTTATTTCAGAACATCTTGTAAGAATTGTCTGCGGCTTTCCTTTATAGGTAGAATGCGCTTTTACTGTTCCGCGGATTTTTCTAATTGTACCCGGTTCCCAGCTCTTCGCATTAGTCATCCAAGTATATTGATTGCCGCAAGCATCTTCAAAAGTATGTAATGTACCCACACCATAACTGTTTTCAAGTTTAATAGCACTAATTACAGTAAGAGTAAGGTCTAATCTTTCTCCAATAGAACCAACATGTGAGGATGAATTGTCTGCGGGGTAGCGTGCCGCATCTACTGCCGCAATTACTTTGTCTTCTGGCTTTAATTTTCCATCATCATTACCAACTTCTTCCCATTTTAATTTAATGACATTAACTTCTGTTGGAAGATTATCGGGGAGAGTTTCAGTGCCCGGAAAATACCACCCCCAAAAACGGGTACATCTGCGGCAATACATACGAAACCAATCAAAAAGCTCATCTTCCTCATTAATATCTTTATCAAAGATATAGATAAATCCATTCGCAAATCCAAGAACATCTTTTTGCGGTTTGTAATAAATATCATGAACTTTTACAGTTTCTTTCTCTTCTGGATAAAGTTTATAATATTCATCTTCTGAATACCAGCGCACTTGTCGTTCGGTCTTTGTTTTAGGATTGCGCACGCGCACATACATCTTTTTACTGATTTCATAAGGTTCGCATAAAATTTCAAAATCTTTAAAACTTTTAGCCACCATTAAAAGATATCATCTCCCTTTGCTTCTTCTACTTTATCGGTAATGCTGGTGAAATTAAGATTATTCAGACAAACAGTTAAATGAACGCCATAATCATGATTGTATCCATTAACATAGAATTTAGTATCAGGAAATTCATTAAAAAGTGTAGATACTGCGCAATGAATTTCATAATAAAGCTGTTCTTTGCGTGCATCTTCACGAGATTCTAATTCATTCTGAAGAGCATCAATCATAACCTTTAAGTCTTCAGACTTATATTCAGCGATATTATTAAGGTTAATAGTATTCATATTATTCTCCTTTTTAATAATCAGTAAATTTAAATCTCATTAAATAGAAATTAAATTCAACATTTCCTTTAAAAATTCTATAAAAATCTTCTTTTAAATCTTTTTCATCTTCTGTAGATAAATTGGTATAATTGCTCCAAGAAATTATATCATATTTATAGCTACATTCAAGTAAAATGCCGAAGAATACAGTACCATCATACATTTCATAACAAAATCTTTTACACGCACGCATTTCTCGTTGTGTTTCAAGGCTTAATGATTCTATATCTTCAGCAGTAAAAATATATCCATATCCGATTCTTGCGTCTACATCATAAGTATTCATATTATTTTCCTTTAGGCGCGCACAAGCCGCACAATATCATATTCTACATCGTAAGCAATTACAAGTCCAGTAGCATTGATACAGTTATCACCAGCTTTGAGATATACAATATCTTTAGCAATAGACATATGCGCGCACTCTTCTTCGCCCATAAATGACGAATGGATAATTGATTTTACGAACGCTACAGCAGACTCATAGTCATCAAATTCAAGAATGGAATCACCCCATCGTAAAAGGTGGAAATTACTTGTATAAATATGCCATTTACGCATTTTTATCATTTCCTTTCTTTATTTTTCTATAAATATTATATCATATTTTTTTATAAAAATCAAAAATCCCTCATACTTTCTTGTATGAGGGATTAATATTTAGATATCGGTCCATACGTCAAAGAACATGAATGCTATAAGGATAGCCGCCACAACAGACATAGTTATGCCTCCGCAAATTAATCAAGTCCAATAGGCTTAATATCAAGAACACGTTCGGGGATAATAGAAAAGAAACCATACATTTTGCGTCTAGCCTGATAATCACACAGTTTTTTATTTGCGGATATTACATCTGCGACATTGTAAATGTCGGGGTACCAGTTATCATTTTCCTGAATATTATGATATACTTCTTGCTGTAATTCAAAACTGGTTTCAAATAGATTATAATCAATACTGGTATCTGCCACACTAACAAGCGCAATTACACCTGCCGCAGTTAAAATAAGACCAACTATCATGACAATATATTCCCCTTTAAAATCATTTTTAAAGCTGATTACAAGTAAAAAAATGCCAATTATAAGTCCAATAAAACCAAAAAGAAACCAAAAAGTCATTTATATTATCTCCTTTAATTGATTTTAAATAAATTTTATGTTATAATTATATTACTTAAATTAGAAAGGAATTTTTATGATTATATTTTTTCTACATGGTATTGTATTGTGGAGTATATTACTTCTCTGTAATAATTATCCACATCCTCATCAGTTATTTCTTCTTCGCCTGAATGAATTAATTCCTCACGACACTCTTCCCAAGATAGATAACCGTTGCCGCCGCAATTACTTTCATAATCCTCAATGGCTCGTTTCTCCGCGTAATCAAGTGCGGCGGCCGGTGTCTCAAATTCCAATTCCTCTTGGAATTCTGCCTAATGAGTTCCCGCATAATAGATGTTAAATTTACTCATTTAATTTCCTCGCTACTATTGGTTCAATATAAATATCTTTTTCCTCTAAGATTTGAATTAATTTTTGTAAATCTTCTTTGCCCATATTATATTCTGAAGTTTTTCCACTCCTATAATAGAATGTTACTGTAGGTCTTTTCTTACTATCACAAGCATTACTGATATTAACTTGTTCTACAAAATTAAGATTAATATAATCTACGCGGTCAGAAATTACAAGTTTAAAAAAATTATTCATTTTCTATTATCTCCTGTTTTACACAATCACGAATAATACGTTTGCTTAAAGAAGGGTCTTTCTTCCATAAGTCAGACCACGCAATCCAATCGTATTGATTGGTTACGATGCCGGTAATATCATAAATTTCATTATCAATTTTTGTGGCGAAATGATTTTCTACTTCGTCATACATAATTTCACATTGGACATTTGGTTCGGCAGAGAAACGTCCATGGAGAATATAAGCGAACCAGAAGCAATTGCCGCAAGTGAAGCATTCAATTACTTGTTTGCGGTCGCCAGCCTATGTGAAATGGTCAATGAAGTCTAAGACACGATTGGGGTCAATCATTAGTTTCTTCCTCCTGGATAATAGATTTGTGGTTCTCACATGAATTTAATTGTCTACGGCAACCATTTTCTTTATCGTAACAAGGACAACCTTTTTCACAGGTAATTTGGATGCGCAACGGGTTTTTTACTTGTTGTTGAATTACCATGTTTCCCTGACGGATTTGTTGTTGAATTACTTTCAGCACTGGAGATGGGTCGCTTTCAAAAAGACAAGTTGAAGAATTGCGGCAACCAGCGCAAGTAGATAAGGCTAGTCGGCATTCATCACAGATTGCGCCTCCAGGAGTTAGGAAAATTGGTAAAGTTAAAATGCGGTGACATTGCGCGCAGGTGAAAGGTTCGGCATTATGCCGAGAACAATAATCAATTTCTGGGTTTATCTAATGCCCGAGCAACTGACATACAGGTTGCTAGGGGTCTCGGAAACCGCAAGTTTTACAATATTTAATTTCTTTCATATTACGATACTTTTATTCAATTACAACTTTAGCTATTACAGATTCTACAATTTCTCCAGTTTGAAAATGTCTTAATTCGCCGGTTTTAATATTTACAGCATTGGGTTCTTCACAATTAATTTTCATAAAACATTCATCGCCGCATCTAAAAACACTTCCGCAACGAACTCTATATACAGTCGTCATAGGTTTTGTATTATTATAAACAATATTCATTATTTAACTACTACCTCCACATCTACTTTTTCTACTGCTTCATAAGTATTAATCCATAATGTATGGCCACTCTCAAGAGAAACTGCGTCGCCCGAATTTGAGCCTAACTTATATAATTTTAGATAAAGATTACCATGATAGAGGAAAGCATCTCCGGGGTTAAGTTCATTAAAAGACATGACGAAATATTTTTGACTATAAGTAATTTTCATTATTTTATCTCCTTTTTTTATTTTGTATATATATTATATCATATTTTTTTATAAATGTCAATAGAGTTATTGTTAATTAGAAAAGGGTAAAATTTAATAGTTAGTAAAATTTTAGGTAATTTTTCATAGTTAGTAAGTAATATTTTTATTAATTTTTTAATAGAAATATTATTAGAATATTACTTTTAAAAAAGGTAAAATTACCTAAAAATATTGGACAAAAAAGGTAAAATATAAATAAATGAAATTGAAATAATTGTGCGACTAGAAAGGTAATTTTTCATAGTTAGTAAAATTTAGATTGGAGGTTTCCTTGTGGTAAAATCAAAAGATTAGATTGAAAAAAGGTTTCCTGCGGATACTACATTAGATTATGAAACTTTTTTAAATACAAATACATTAGATGGTGAATTGTATGGATTGTTATAGTCTATTTCAATAGCAGAAAAAGTTTGTAAAAAAGATGATAAGGGTGTGGCTTATGAAGTATATGAAACAGTAGTAAAGAAATCAATTATTCCAAAACAAATAGATATGTGTGAAAAATTAAAAATTAAAAGTCCAAAAACATTAAGAGCGCATTTGAAGTCATTAAAAGATTAGGGGTATTTAGTGGAAAAAGAGAATGGAGATTATTATTTGCCAGTAAAAGAAAATATTTATTTAGATATTCCTTTAGCAACTTTAGAATATTTATAGGATAACTGTCGGGAACATATTATTAAAATTTATATTTATTTAGTTTAGAAATATAAATATAAAGAAGATTAGAATAAAAGATTAAAATAGTAGGAAAATTATATTTTTACTTTGAATGAAATAGCAGAACATATAGGTATATATATAAAAAATAATTAGAGAGCTTATGATATAATTAATCACGCTTTAGAATTATTATATAATTCAAAATTAATTGACTATGAAACCATTTATATTAATAAAGTACCAAAGAAAAAATTATTAAATGTATCTTTAGTATATAATAGTAAAAAGAAATAAAAGGGTAATTTTTAATAGTTAGTGAGGGCAATTTTTAATAGTTAGTAAAAAGGAAAAAAGGGTAATTTTTCATATTATATCTAAATAATACTAAAAACTAAATAATTAACAAAGCGAAATTTATGTTCCAGCTATCGCTTGGAACATAAATTTCTTATAGAAAATTTTTTTCTGTTGATAGGGGCGGAAAACTGAAGTGAAAAAGGAGAATTCAAAATGGAAGTCGGTTTTGTAAAATTAAGTGAAAATGATTATCATTCAGGTTTATCAGAGGTTGCGAAGCAGCCTCATAGAAAAGTAAAAGAATTGTATATAGATGAAACAACTGGAAAAATTTTCTTTGTTTTAGAAAATAAAAGAAGAGTTGATAAAGATAAAAAAATATGCTATAATATATTTGAAAATAAAAATGAAAGAGAGGATAATCCTTTTTTATAGGGTATGAATTTTAATTTTGATGATGCGGATTCTATTTTATAGAATGTATTTGAAAAATGAAATGAAAAAGGGACCCTTTCAGAAAGGTGAATTGAAAACTCATGAGGCATTGTGGTACGTATGGTTATAAAAATGTTTATTTAATTGATAGAGATAATTATTTTTTGAATGAGAAGAATAAGGATAAAGAGAATTATTTTATTATTGAAGATGATGATAGGTGGTTAGTTTTTAAAGGTAAAGTTGTTGGTAGAGTAGGATTAGATATGAAAGTTAAAGAGTTTGGGAGCAATAAATGTTGGGTATATGAAAAGTTAAAGAAAGAGAAAGAAAAGGAAAAAGATAATTATTTTAGTCAATATAGTACGGTAGTTGATAAGTTTTTTGCGGAATTGAAAGAGGTTAAGTTATGATAGGGGTCGCGGCAGGTGTAGTAGTTGGCTTGGTGCTAGGCGCAGTTGTTAGGTATGTGTTGAAAAGAGTTTCTTTTTCTTCTGCTCTTGGATGTTGGTTGTTGAGAGGGTTTGAGGCGGAGGAGAGGAAGAGGTTTAAGGAGATTGGCAAGGAGAGAAGGAAGTTGTTGCGGCAGGGAGTTATTTGGGTGTTGTGATAGTAGGTAGGTAACAATATAGATAATAGGTAGTAGGTAGTAAGTAATAGGTTGATAATGGATAACAACTGTATAGATAATAGATAATAATTATATAGATAATAATAAGTAAATAAAGTAATAAGTAATAAAAATTGCGAAAATTGGAGAGGTGTCGTGCCGTTCGGCTCCACTAGACACTCATCACTTTTCCCTCGTCATCGTCATCCCTCATCCTTTCTTAATAAAAAATAAAGAGAGACATTTTCTTGTGTCTCTCTTTTTCTCATTTTATAGTTCAATTTGCCAATTTTCGCAATCTGTAGCCCTCTCAAAACATTTTTACGAACATCTTTTCACATCAAATAAAAAAGCCACGAAAATCGTGGCTTAAAATATTAAATACCATTGTTCTTAAAGAAAGTATCAAAAACATTATCCAAATTAGACTTATCAGTCTTAATTGAGAGGGTAGCATTGCCAGGCTTCAGCATATGAGCAAAATTACCAAACATAGAGAATGCTTCGCGCATTTCCGCAACAGTTTCATCAACCAAATCAACAAGGTCTTCTGCGGTGATATCAATATCCTTATACTGGGCGGCAAGGTTGGGGTACCAGCGCTTAATGTAGGCTGCGATAGCATCCTTCATCTTGCCCATGTCCGCAATCTTATCTGCCCTCTCCTGGACCTTCTTTCTAGCCTCTTCTTCCTTAGCCTCTGCTCTCTTGGCTTCGTCAATCTTTTTTGCCTCGTTCAGTGCGGCGGTGAATTCCTTGGCAATATCATCTACAGATTTGCCCTCCTGAATCATCTTAAGAATGTCATTAGAATTGTAATTCATAATTTTATCTCCTTTTTTTATTTTGTATATATATTATATCATAAATTTTTAAAAAAGTCAAATTTCGGCATTTTAAGCCACGCAAAAAAATTTTTGAGTAAATGTGAGGGAGAGGGTCTTTATTTAAGCCGTAGCTCTCAATAGATAAGCACTGGCGTATCTCTGGAGAAATCGCGCGTTCATAAAAATTTTACAAAAATTTTTACAAAAATTTTACAATTCCGGTCGGCTGGCTGGGGTACTAGAATTATAGGAAAATGCGCATATAGGCTGAGGGTCGCTAGAAGTAGCAAAAAATTCGCATATGGGGGTCCGAACGGGAACTCGGTCCGCAGCGCCCGCGCCCGGACCGCTTGACAGGTGTAGAATATGGGAAAATCTGGCTGGACTGGAAAATCCTGGAAATCGCCGCAAAATTTTGTAAATATGGTAAAAAATGGAAATCCCGCCCTGCGCGAGCGCAATCGGGCGGCGCAAATGTGAACAAATCTATCATAATTTGTAAACAAATTATTTTTGTATAAAATAACGAAAAAGAAGTGGTCATTTGACCACTTCTTCAATAAATGAACCAAGGCAATTAACAATGGTTGTTAAATTGATATATTCATTCAAATCATCAGAATAATAATCGTCATCACCAAAAATGTTGTCATTGTTAATTTTTTCCAAAATAGCAAAAGCTGTTCGTAACTGCTCTTTAGCGCCCTGTCTTTGATGTGATTTAATAGCACTTTCAACGTTAGCAAGCTTCTGTTTCAAAGCATTGTATTCGTTCATTAAATCAAGTAAAGTTTCTTCATTCGGCTTCATCTTCATCATCCTCCTCATCTTCTTCTTCTTCGTACTCTTCTTCCTGCTCACAAGGTGCCCAACCTTCCGGGCCTTCAAAGTGGCAATGGGCGTATTTCTCGCACTCTTCTTTCCAACAGTAGCCGCATTCTTTACAAGTCATTTTCTTTACCTCCATGAAGGGCGATTACTCGCCCTTCCCCGCAAACAGTTGAAACATTTTCATCATTTCAGTAAGCCTGTTGAATTCTTCGTGCCAGTTTTCCCAAGTGTCAGAATTACGATTGAAATAAATCAACGTGGTATCAGTATCTTTGAAAACATGGCTAAGAGCAGGTAATTCACCATCAAAAATAAAATCATCCAGCTCCATATAACTTCCATCTTCGTAATTATCTTCTTTTACAAGAATATAATATACATCATCGGATTCAAAATGCTCGTCATTAGTGTCAAGAAGATGTCCATTGATATCATAACAGGAGAAAGGTTCAAACACCTGCTTAATGTGGAGTTCTTCTTCATACTGTACGCAGTCAAATTCATCTTCAAACTGCGTGCCATCTTCTGCGATAAAATACATTACTTTTTCCATTTTATTTTACTCTCTTTCTCCCCCCCTCTCTGGGGGGTACTATTATTATACCATACTTTGCGCGATTTGTCAAGGGGTTTTATAAAAGTTTTTCAAGTTTTTTTGTGTATGCTTCATAGTTTGCTTCAAGGAACAAATATTCAATACCAAGATACTGGCACAGAGTAGTCGCTCCAAGCATTCGCTGTTTTGCGTTATCTACGATTTCAAGGGGCGTGTAAAGATTGCGTTCAAGCGCTCTTTCTGCGTCTTTTACTTCCTGCTCAAAGTATTCAATCAACTTTTCGCTGATTACAAGTGTATTCATTTTATTTATTCCTCCATGCGTCTTTAGAATGTTCTTCAATGCGTCCATCTGCGCGATACCATTTAATGTAAGTGAAGTAAGTAGTTTCAAATACAATGCCATCAACCGCAGGAAGGGCAGACTTGATACAGAAATTTTTTCCTTTATGTACTTTTACTCTTGCGGTAGCTTCTAAAAGGTCGCTCATCCACATATCCATTTTATTTGCTCTCTTTCTGTTGGTTCTTTACTGTATATATATTATATCATATTTTTATAAAAATGTCAATAGATATTCTTGTTTATTTACAAAATGTTCATAATTGCGGGATTTGTGCGGTTTGTACAAAAATGTTAAAAAAATTTCTGAAAATTTGTATAGATTACCACTTGACAAAATAACGCCCGTGGCCTCCGGTCGCGGGCGTTTGAACAAATCAAGTATATTTTGTAAATAAATTATGAACACAGCATTTTCGTCATTATGCACAAAAGAAAATCCCTCTACATCAGTAGAGGGATTGTATAAGTTTTGCGGATGGTAATTTCTACCTGTGGTGGAATTTCATGGAGAACAAAGCGGTCGTTCCGCACATATTCACCAATTCCCATTTCCTGCCACTTTTGGCGGTTTCTGTCCTCAAAACGCAGAGTATTATATTTTGAAAGGGGCAGCTTCCATAAATAGGTAAATTTGCCATCTGGCGGCATTGTGTGTTCAGGGCTTTTCCTATAATTGCGCGTGTGCTCTGCCTGTCTGCGCTTTAGGTCGTTAGTTGTTCCAATCTTTAGAACAAAATTTTTGTCGGTATCGTGGTAAAAACCCACATAAAGAAACTCTTTTTCTGCCATTTTTGCATCTTTTTGACTAAAATTTAAGTGAAAAGTGGGAAAAATTCCCACTTTTCTTTACTTTTTGGGCTTTCGCTTCTGAACAAGCGTCAATTCAAAGGCATCTTCACCAATTTTGAACGCAATTTGCCGTTCTTTGTTGGTAATTTCCACATCTTCGGTCGCAAACTGACTGTTTTTTGTCAAAAACTCCGCCAATTCTGCGATTATTCCGCCCTTTGTGGGATTTGCCTTGCGCTCACGCTGGGAGAAATTGTAAACAGTAGGCTTGCGGTCGCGGCAGTTAGCCATACGCATCGCTTCCTTCTCTGTCTCCTTGTCAAGGTCGTACGCCAGCCTGTCATTAGCGGAAGCCTTCTCAACTTCCTTGTCATAGGACAAAACCTCAAGAGCTTCTTCTTCGGTACAGCGCAAGCCCTCTTGAATTCGCTTGACTTGCGCTTTGTCGGCTCGGGTCAGTTCCATCTTCATCACCTCTTTTGGTTAGGCGTGGCAGAGGATTAAACCTCTGCCAGCTTGAAGTAGGAAACGCGCTTTTCAATCACCTTTTCCATCTTGCCATCTTCTACCAGCTGACGGACAAGCGCAGTGATTCTCTGCTGGGACAGTCCAGCGCATTCGGGAACATTCTTGATGAAGTCAGTAACGGTGTGCTGACCGCCATCATTTGCGAGGTAGTCAAGCATTGCCTGCTTCAGCGCATCGTTTGCTTCCTTCTTTTCCATCTGCTTGCCAGACGGCTTAGCGTTCTTACGAGCCAGTAGGTCAAGCTCATTTTCAATGAATTCAACGAGCGTGGGGTTAGATGCTACAGAGGGGATAGCGAGGAGGGCGTTGAAGTGGTCACGCTTGGTGAGCTTCTTTGCGGTAGCGTTGAGAGTAGAATTAGTGTTAGCCATGGTATCAATCCTTTCAGCTGTTTAGGTTGCCAACCTTTTAATTTGTTTGCCGTGGTAGGTTTCCCTCACCCGGTATATATATTATACCATACTTTATGGTATTTGTCAAGGGGTTTTTGAAAAGTTTTTCAAAAATTTTTTGCGATACTATCAAGATTTGAAGTCAATTTATCGCATTTTGGACTTCACTTGATGAGGAGATTTTTTACGAGGTTTTACTCACCCTCGCCCCTGACATATATATTATACCATACTTTGAGCGATTTGTCAAGGGGTTTTTGAAAAGTTTTTCAAATTTTTTTGAGTGGCTTTCGGCGTCCCCGCGCATCCTTTTGTTTGGTACATATATATTATACCACACAATCACGTTTTTGTCAAGAGGTTTTTCAAAATTTCTCAAAAAATTTTTTCAATATCCAAGAACAAGTCAGATTGTCAATTTTTGGTAATGGTATAATATGTGAACGAGTCTATGTTCATTTGTTAATTTTTTATTACGGGAAAACGGCTAATTCACTTGATTGTTAATAAAATGTTTACAATTTTTTTATACGATATCTCTTGACAAAATTTCGCCCGTGACCTCCGGCCGCGGGCGACTCAAAAGTCAAGTGTTTTTTATAAATAATTTGTAAATAAATTATGAATGCCAAAAGTAAAAGAAAGAGAGGGGCTTGCGCCCTCTCCTTATTAAAATTCAAGAATCGGAATATCATCTTCCGCCGCATACACGCCGATAATTTCTTCACCATTATGAAGTTCACAGCGTGCCAGCAGTCTGTTTGTGATAATTTCTTTTGCTTCGGAATAATCTTCATCTTCTCCAAAAGTGGTAGGGTCTTTATGGATTTCATGAAGTCTTTCAAAAACTTCTTCATTTACATCCATTTCAATCGTGCGATAAAGTGTAACAGCAACTTTCATTTTATTTTACCTCTTTCTCCCCCCTTTATTGGGGGTACTATTATTATATCACATTTCTTCGGATTTGTCAAGGGGTTTTACAAAATTTCTACATTTTCCCACCAATCTATAAGTTTTACTTCTGTATAATAAGTATCCCACGATTCTTTTTTCTTTTTATCCCATTCTTCTTTTGCTTTAATAAATTTTTCCTGCATATCTGTTTCGCTGGTGTAAGCACCCGTATAAAAAATTGTCTCTTTTGTCCAGTTGCCACGAGAGCCTTGTCCACCATCAACATAACAAGCGGGAACATAAATTTTTGCCATTTTCATTTGCTTTACAATTCTTGTCATTTTATTTTACCTCTCTCTTTTAGTGCCCCCTGTATTGGGGTACTATTATTATACCACACTTTTGCTTATTTGTCAAGGGATTTAGTAAAATTTTTATTCATTAAAAATATATTTCATTGTTTCATTTACCAAATCTTCATCATCATAAATAAATGCATAACCATCTGCTGTACAAGCAAAAATAACTGCTTCATCTGCTTTACAATATGGTTTAACAATTTCATCCAGTAAATCACACAATTTATCAAAAGTTTTTCTACGTGTCACAACATCTGTTTCTTTATAATGTTTATTTATATATATTGATTTATCAATAATCTGTTTGAAATCATTATTGTTTGTTTCAATTTTAATGATGCGATGTCCAGTATCTTCTTCATCCATTTTACGTTTTGCTAAAATAATACCAAGTTTCATTTTGTTTTATTCCTTTCTATCCCCTGTATCGGGGATGTATATATTATACCACACTTTTTTGAATTTGTCAATAGGTTTTGCGAAAGTTTTTTAAAGAATTTTTGTTTCGCTCACAAAATACTTTGCTTTGTTGGCTTCAAGCAGTCCTTTTACAATAAGGCTTTGCGCTTGCGTTTCTGCGTAAATGTTGAAAATGGTATATTTACCAATGTTGGGAATATAATTACAAGAAATTCCATTTTCTCTTAAGTCATTATAAAGGCTTTCGGTGTAAGGCTCACACACAGATGCTTCAATCTTCCAGAGTTTATCTTTACGCGCCTTTTCCTCTACAAACTTAATAATCCATACGCAGATGAAATTTGCGATGGCAGTAATTGCCATATTCACCAAAATGCCTACGGTGCCTTGCGCGGTCAGCATGACAATCAGAGGATAGAAACCATAACAAACCGCATTCATCACAGCGGACAGCCATTTACCGCTTTTAATGGTGGTAATGGCGCGGATAGTGGAAAGTGATACGTTAATTACAGTAGCGATTGCAAAAATTAAAATATTCATTTTTTTTTATCCCTCCGATTCAATTACAATGTGCGTTTTTACTGGAGTTATAGGGCTATCTTCATCACAAGCCCACAGTTGACCAGTTAAAAGCACTACAGCATTAATAGATTCATAATCAAAAGATTCAATATTTTTTATTTTCATATTTAAATCGCCATCACAGTCAATGAAGCATTCACCGACTTTAATGTCTTTAATTGTTACCTCTTTGTCCTTATTTCTCATGTCCTCAACTCTCATTTGTTTTACCTCTTTCTACCCTCTCTCTTGGAGGGTATATATATTATACCACATCCAAGAGAGAAAGTCAATGTATAATTTGTATTTATTTTATGAATTCTTTTTGAACGGGCACTGCGTTTCGCCTGCGTGGTCTTTCCACCAGTCTGCAAAATCTTCTGCAGTTAATACTTTCATCAAATCATTAATGGAAAGGTTATTAACTCTTTTACAGACCTTCTTGAAGCTAATAGGCTTCTTGAAATGCTTTTCATCATAATATTTGCCATAGCTATCCCAATCAGAACCCTGCACACGGATGTAAGGACTGCGCCGGAAAAAGGTATAATTTTCTTTGATACCGGGGAATCTGTCTACCTCTTCGCGCAGTTCCTCAAACGTGCGGCAGGTCGTGCGGAAAGTATCTTCAAAGGTTTTTGCTTCTTCGGGGGTGAGATACTCATAATTGTAATCCCACACAAAAATTTCTTCCCATTCATCATCAAAGCGGACGTAATTCTTAACAGCGTAAATATTTTTCATTGTTTTATCTCCTTTGCCTGTTGGCTCTTTGTTTTCTGTATATATATTATATCATATTATAATAAAAAAGTCAATAGGTTTTCTTTATTGTTTACAAAATGTTCATAATTGCGGGATTTGTATGAATTGACTAAAAACGCCCAAAAATTTTCTGAAAATTTGTATACATTACCTATTGACAAAAAAAACGCGCGCCACCATCGGCGACGCGCGTTTGAACAAATCAAGTATATTTTGTAAACAATTTGTGAACTGGAAATTTTCGTCAAAATAAACAAAAATGCATATTACATTTGTAATATGCATTTTGGAAAATATTTACTTTCGGGGAGCAGATAGAGTCAACTTGAATTTTCTACCATTGTAAAGAAACTCCATTTCACGTTCGGGATTGATAATGGTAAGATTTTCCACTTTGTCAAAAATTGCCATTTCAATGCCTTTGATTAGTGCTTGCTTGTCGTTGTCGCTTTTGCGTTCCTTGGTGCTTGCTTTGCCGTATGCGTCAACGACTTTGCGCGGTGCTCGCCGCAATTCTTTACTTGCGTTCTTTTCTTCGGCGGTCTGCTCAAATAGTTTTTCGCCCTTGTCAATGCGCTTATCTGCGTCCATTACGTCGGCGATTTCTTCATCTGTAAAGCCGAGCCGCCGCATTGCTTTTTCCTGTTCGCTCATGGATTACGTCCCCCCTCTTGGGGGAGGGGGATTAAACCCCCTCCGGAATGCGGAAGTAAGATACGCGCTTTACGATTACCTTTTCAAGCTTGCCATCTTCTACCATCTGGCGAACCAGTGCGGTAATCTTCTGCGGAGAAAGTCCAGCGCACGCAGGCACGTTCTTGATGAAGTCGGTAACAGTGTGCTGTTCGCCGCTCGCGGTTGCGAATTCAAGAATCGCCGCCTTAAGCCCCTGATTTGCGATGTCCTTTTCAGTGAGCTTCTTGTTGTCGCTGTTGTTCTTGCGAGCCAGCAGGTCAAGTTCGTTGTTGATGAAATCAACGAGTGCGGGATTTGCGGCAACTTCGGGGAGCTGGAGCAGGGTGTTGAAGTGGTCGCGCTTAGTGAGCTTCTTGGAAGTAGAGTTAGTAGTAGCCATGGTATCAATCCTTTCAGCGTAGGTCGCTACCCATTATTTTTATTTTACCGATTGGAGGTCGTGCCCTCTTGCTTCGGTATATATATTATATCATACTTTGAGCGATTTGTCAAGGGGTTTTGCAAAAGTTTTTGAAAAATTTTTTGGAGGCAGTGGTAGGAGTTGAACCTACGTTTTCCAATGGCGAACGTTTCCATTTGTTGTATCTCAAGCCATCTTTATGGAAATAGAGCCGCTTCTATCTCACTGCCATATTATCGGGGAGGATTTGTTCCTCTCTTCTGTATATATATTATATCATACTTTTGCGGTTTTGTCAAGGGGTTTTGCGAAATTTCTTAAAGTTTTTTTTGCGGTAGTCATGGGGGATTAATTCCCCCATAACTCTTTCTGCATTGCCTTGTGTTGTCTGAAACAGTACGCCATTATCTGCGCTTCAATTTCCACATCTTCAAGCCCTGTATGATTTTCAACAAAATCATTATTGCGGGAAATGAATCTGTAAAGATTTTCCGCTGTCATGGAAAGTCTGCCAGTTTTTGTCAGATAACCATGTTCTTCACAAAATGCGCGGTAGGTGGGCATCTTTCCGATTACACTTTGCGCCATCTTCATACTGTCCCAAATTGTAATTCCATAAGGGAGAAAATAGCGGTACTTGCTTTTTGTAGTCCAGCGCTCTGTGCTGTTTAGGCTGTTGTAGTCAAAACGGGCGTTATGCGCGCAAATTGTATCAACTGCGAAATCTGCGATATCATTCAGCAGAGCCGAGCGCATTTGATAGGTATTAGCCACAATGCGCCTACCCGCTTCAATGTCTGCGAGATACTGCGGGATTTTATTTGCGTAGTATGCCGACTTCATCAGTTCAGCTTCATGGAAGAAAATATCAGAATTTACAAAACTCTTTTTGCGGTAGATGTTTCCATGCTTATCAGTTACCGCCCACCCAAGGTCATACACAAGTGTACTACTTGTGTCAAGCTGTCCTCTTTCATCGCGGAAGGTGTTTGCGGTTTCCGTGTCAAGCACGATAATGTAATGTCTGCGGCGGTCAATCTTTTCTGTGTTCATTGGTCTATCTCTCTTTCTACCCCCTGTATCGGGGGTATATATATTATATCATACTTTGAGCGATTTGTCAAGGGGTTTTGCGAAAGTTTTTTAAAGATTTTTAGCGGGGGAAAAAGCAAGCACTTCTGTCATTCCATACTACTATGTATTTGTCGCCATTGACTTCTTCTACTCTGTGAAGGGTGGCTTCGTAGAAACCGCATTCCATGAGCGCGTTATACTCATCACGGGCATCATTGAAATTATTGAATTGGGTTACTACGCCCTCAATTTCTACCTCAAAATAAATTTTAGTGTTAGTCATTTGTGATGTACCTCTCTTTCTTTTCTGTATATATATTATACCACATATCAAGCCAAAAGTCAATAGGTTTTTGAAAAAAATCTTTCGTCAAATTGCACAAACATTTTGGGAAAATTTCCCTTCACAATTTGTTTACAAAATGCTTACAAAAAAGTATTGAAATTCACAATTTGTTCAAAAACCGGCCGCTTGGAGCGCGGGCGGCCGGCCCAAAAGTCAAGTCAAAATTTGTAAATAAAATGAAAACAAAATATGAATTGAAATGAAAAAATGAATCCAAAAAATGGAAACAAAAATTGAAATTGAAATAAAAAACCGCCCAAAGGCGGCTTTTATTTAATAGGTGATACGAATATTATTCAATCTATCTGTATATGATTCTGGACCATCTTCTTCAAACAGTCTTGTTCCGTTAGCAACTCTTCCACGTTGAACGCAGAAGAAAATACCATCTTTTCTTGCCCGAGAAATTAAATCATTAAATTCTTCCATATAATTATCGCGTGTAATTTCTTTTTTTCTTCTTTCAATGATAAGTTTAAGCTCTTCGGCGGTGACTTCCATCAGAACAACATTCTCTTCAACTTCATTAAATCTACCAGTAGGCATTTTGTTTTCTCTCTTTCTTCCGTTCTTTTGGGCTTCCGGATTTCCTCTGTATATATATTATATCATACTTTGCGGTGTTTGTCAAGAGGTTTTGCGAAATTTTTTGAAAAAAATTTTTTATGCCAAGAATTCACCAGTTTGAATATAATGCCAGATAGCTTCTATGCAAGTATGCTCAAAATCATCTATGCGTTTTTCATCATGGCATTTATCATTTAATGGACATTCTTCACATTTAAAAATTGGGATATCAATAGATTTTGGGTCAATAATTGCTTGAAAACGTTTAAACTGAATATTTTCTTCCATGCTATTTCTTTCCTGTATTAAAACTTTTTTGAATTTACCTGTATGCGCTCAATCCAAGAGCGCATACAGTAATTCAAGAATATCAATCGCGGTCGGGTCAAACGCTTCGCCCATGTGCCAGCCCTTGCGAACCTTTTCATTGTCATCAAAGAGCAAGCGGTTTCGTCCTCTTCAAGGTATCTGCGGATGCTGTCAGCCTTAGTCGCGCCATACTTTACACCGTGGAAGTGAGTGTAAGGAATGCCGAGGGCTTCAAGCCATTCTCGCTTCGCTTCGCGTACCGCTTCATCATACTCGGGAGTGCTTTCCTTTGACAGCCAAGTGATAATGCGAATTTCAACGCCGTTATCAATCAGCGTATTCAGGATGCAAGCAAGCTCCTCTTCATCCCACATACATTCTGCTTCCCGATACGGGGCAGGGTCAAACGCACGAAGCTGTTCAAGCCAGTTGGGCACGTTGTAAAGGTCTGCGAGGGTGCCGTCCATGTCAAAGCAAATCATCTTAGGTAACATAGTTTTTACTTCCTTTCTCTTGGAACCTCTTGGGTTCCTCTGTATATATATTATATCACATTTCCGGTCGTTTGTCAAGAGGTTTTGCGAAATTTTTTAAATTTTTTTTCGCAAGGTAGAGGTCACTTGACCTCTACCACATCCACGATTTCCCATTCTTTGGCAGGATAATCGGTCTCGTTATCAAGGCGATACATACATTCTTTCTTCGCTTCACCTTTATTACTCGCTTTAACGAAGTATTCATCCCATCCAAATTTCTTGTGATAAACAGAGCAAGCATAAGTTTTCATCTCCATGTGTCCTTTCTTTGGTCGCCTATTGGCTTTCCTTTACTGTATATATATTATATCATATTTTAATAAAAATGTCAATGAATATTCTGTAAATAGATTGTGAAGTTTCTGTGAACTGGCCTATTGGTAGTTTCAGGAAATGGGAAACATATGCGAATTATCCAGTTTTTGCCATAAAAAATGCGGAATTAGGTGGCCATTAGAAATACCGCTCGTTTCGGGTGGTAAACGCCCGGAAACGAGCGGGCGCCCACAATTGTAAATTTTTTAAAAAAATTTTATGAACAAATTGTGAACAAAATATGAACAAAAATGTATGAACAAATTGTGAACAGAATATGAACAAATTGTTACCAAAGCGGCTGGATATTTTTTCCACCCAGCCGCTTTATTTTACATCTGTCACATAGGGATTCTATCAACCGCATCCGCCTGCGCGATTGCTTTTTCAATCAGTGTATCAAGCGCTTTTTCAATTCTCGCAAGCTCTGCTTTGTTCTTGACTATATAATGGTCATTCCCTTTACGTTCAACATCAAAGTTGTTTTCAAGAATCAAATGCGCGTTAGCCTCAATTACTCTGCGATATGCGATATTATCGTCGCACTCCCAATTTTTCATGATTAGGTCTTTGTCTCTGTAAAATACCTCTCTTGCTCTTCGGATAACGTTATTTGTTTCGCCGATTTTAATGACGTAGGTGCCGCGCTTTTTTTCTTGTAAAGCAAGCACCGTTTTTTCGTTCATCGCATAGTAAACACAGCTCATTTTATATTACCTCTTTCTTTATTTTTTGTTGGAGTCAATCCCCGCTTTACGCGGGGATTTTTCTGACCAGCTTGCCGTGCTTCATTTCTTCCACCTTAAGCTCGCGCTTGCTGAATCCCTTCACTGCTGTTCTGTAGCCGTCTGCGAAAATAAACCACCAAAACATCTTTTTTATCCCCCTTTTATTATTCGTGTTCAGCTCTGTCAACGTACTTAACAACTTCAACGGGTACGTCACACATAATTGCGATTTCTTCAATGCCGTACAAGTAAACATCGCCGACGCATTCATCAAGCAGGTTTGCAATTTCTACATACTTTTCAAAAGTGATGCTTTCAATAGTCATTTTTTTAATCTCTCTTTCTTCCGTTCTTTGTGGCTTCCGGATTTCCTTTACTGTATCTATTATACCACACAATTGCGATTCTGTCAAGGGGGTTTTTGAAATTTCTTTAAAAAAAATGTATTTTGTACGTTTTGCACAAAAATGTATAAATATTCATTTTTGTATAATTTGACTAAAAATGTATATTATACATTTTTGTGCAATTTGACGAACGAACATTTGTTCGCGTATAGTTTTGCGATTTTCTGCTTTTACCATTTTCTTCCAGCACTTACAAATTTTCCCATTTACCAGAAAATGGTAAAAAGACCGTTAAATTCTTAACAAGCGCATCCAGTTTCTTCCATTACCAAATGGTGGATGAATTTCCAAAATTTACCGGGTAGGGAAAACGCGAAAACTGTTTTTTCCAAAAACTGGAATTTCGTGAAAATTTTAACAATCGCGCGGCCGCCCCTTATTTTAACACTTTATCACTTTACCATACTAAAGCGCGACTTCGGGGCCCCGCGACACTTGTCGTACAAAACGGAAGGCTGGCATTGTGAAATTTTTCACAAACACGAAAATCGTCAAAAAACTGTTTTTCACTTTCACGCTTTACCATACTAAAGTGTGTGAAATTTTTAACAATCGGCGGGCCGCAGGGGAGAGGGTTTGTTAACAAAAAATTTACAATTTAAAAATTTACAATTTGTTTACATTCGGGAGAATTTGTTCACAATTTATTTACAATTTATTTAAAAAAAAATATTGAAATTCACAGTTTGTTCACAAATTCGGGCCCTGGGGCCCGAGAACAGAGATAATTGTGAACAAATTGTAAATTTTTTGTTAACAATTCATAAATTGTTAACAAAAAATTTACAATTTGTTCACAATTTGTTCACATTCGGGAAATAAAAAGTTTACAATTTGTTCACAATTTGTTTACAAAAAATTCACAAATTGTTCACAATTTGTGAACTCCGGCCGCTTGGAACGCGAGCGGCCGGCTCAAAATCAAGCATATTTTGTAAATAATTTGTAAATTAAAAATGAATTTTTTGTAAACAATTTATGAATTTTTTATTCATAGAAATTTTACAATTTGTTCATAAATTAAAAATGGTAAATGCTGGAATTACCAGCATTTACCAATCTTTGCGATTAATTTTTTTTGGTAATCTCTACCATGCGCAAACACCCACTTGCTTTTGATTTTGTGATTTGTTTCATTATAAATATTAGTGCTTCTGATTGCGCTCTCAAGCCATCTGACATTGTTTGCCATAAGCACTTCACCAGTAGTAAGATTGTAAGCGGCATGCGGTCTGTTGTTAGTAGTCATTTTATTTACTTCCTTTCTGTGAGGGTTTCTCCCTCTCTCTGTATATATTATACCACACTTTTGGTTTTTTGTCAATAGGTTTTTGAAAAGTTTTTTATTTTTTATTTTTTTTTTTTAATAGAAAGAGAGGGCTTTCGCCCTCTCTCTTTATCTCGGACAATAACCGACCCACATGCCCCATCCGGTAATCGTAAATCTTTTATTGCTCATTCTCTTGATGTTTGCGTGAAGTGTCTCACTTGCTTCATCAAACATTTCAAAAGGCTTATACCCGAGCGGTTCGTCTGTTTCAAAAGTTCTTGACATAATGTATTCGGTATCCTTATAGCGGAATGCAATCGTAACAGTTCTCATTTTTTATCTCTCTTTCTACGGTTTTTATTGAGGTTGTCCGTTCCTCTGTTCTGTATATATTATACCACACTTTTGCGTATTTGTCAATACCTTTTTGAAAATTTATTTATGAATTTTTTGTTAAGAAAAAAAGCTGTTTATAAAACAGCTTTTAATCTATAACAACAAATTCCATCTTCATTTTTTCTTTCAACTGCGTTATGCTTTTCCAAATGCCACAGGAAATCATTAACAATACCAACATCACTAAAGAATGTTGTACATCTTGCGATAAGATACATTTTTGACTTCCATTCATAAGACAATTCTTCTGCTACCTTTGCCATAATTTCACTCATGCGATTTTCCATTTTGTTTACCTCTTTCTACCGTTCTTTTGGGCTTCCGGTTTTCCTCTTGTCTATATATATTATACCATACTTTTACGCATTTGTCAATAGGTTTTTGAAAATTTCTTAAAAAAATTTTGAGAGGGTTTTCGGGAACCCTCTCGCTTTAATTAACTAAAATGTTGCTTCGTTCTGTAAAATGTGCCTGCGCTTTTGTATATTCTTTTTGATTACGTTTGATAACCATTGCGGCGTATTGTTGTAAGTCACATAATTAGCCTGCTTATATTCTGCTATGTACATTGTGATTATCATGCCTTCTTCGTCCTTGACTATCAGAACGCCTGTGTCTGTCAAGCAAGATACTGTCGGTGTGGTGGATGAATGGCGTTTAAATACGATGTTGCCATATCCAATAGTAGTGGCGATGTAAGCCACGCGGTCAAGGCGGTCTGCGCGCAGATGGTGGGAGATGTTTACTCTTTCAGTCATTTTATTTACCTCTTTCTTTTGGAAGGTGTGTTGTTTTCTTTCTGTATATATTATACCACATTTTTGTGTATTTGTCAATAGTTTTTTGAAAATTTATTTATGAACTTTTTGTAAACAAAAGGTACTGCTTTTCAGCAGTACCCGCGTCTCATGATTTTCCTTTTTTCTGTTCCGATTATGCGGCAAGCTAACCGCACTGCGTGCCTGCGCTGGATTCTGATGCTTGCGCTTACCTCTTTGTCGTGCATCCAGTTGTCAAGGGCATCGCGCAATTCCATACGCTTATCTACCAATCTTCCCCAAATTTCATCATATCTTTCGTCGTAGGGGATGCGGTCAAGCGCATTGTTAATAAGGGTGATTCGGGTGATAGTGTTGATGATTTTCATTGTTTTATCTCTCTTTCTTTTGGAGGGTGGCTCATTGACTCTCTCCCTCTCTCTGTATATATTATACCACATTTTAATAGATTTGTCAAGGGGTTTTTTAAACTTTTTTCAAGAAATTTTCTTGGGGAAAAGCACCTGCGCATTTGGGAGTTTACTAACCCTTTCCCCCTTGACATATATATTATACCATACTTTGATTGAAAAGTCAATAGGTTTTTGAAAATTTATTTGTAAACAAAATATGAACTAATTTCGGGATACTGCTACCGAACAAATGTTTGTGCCTTACTTTAACAATTTATCACTTTACCATACTAAAGCGCGAATTCGGGCCCCCACTACACCTGTCGTATGGAACGGATTGTTAAAACTTTAACAAGCGCATCCAGTAGACAAAAGAAAGATGGAGATTACTCTCCATCTGTCAGATTCATTGCTATTACGAACATGTTCCAGTCTGCGTGCTGTGGTTCGCTCGTGTTGTTGTCTGCGATAATGTCAAGGTAGCTTACACCTGCCCAAATAGCAAGGGCGATTAAAATGGCGTTGATGGCTTTAAGAATTTTCATTGTCTTTGTATCCTTTCTTTGAGAGGGTTTGTTTTTTCTTTTCCCTTTCTCTATATATATTATATCATATTTTAATAGATTTGTCAATAGTTTTTCTTCAATTTAATTGTAAACGATTTATTAACATCGTTAAAACTTTAACAAGCGCAGGCATTAGATAAGCAAGCATTTGTGATGCTTGCTTAATCTATTCACGCGAGACAAGCGTACAGAGTGAACTTCCTTTCTTCTACTTTGATGATGCCTTCATCAGCCATCTCGCGCAGTACGTCAATCACGCGCAGACCATCGCCATTATAGCCCTTGATACCTGCTCTTGCCATAATGGTGTAGTAGGGAAGCCATTCAGCCATTACCGCATTTCTATTCTGAATCTTGTTTCTAATGTTCATCTTGCTTACGTTGATACCCATTTGTGTTACCTCTTTCTTTTGGTTGTTTTTGTTTTGTGCGCTCTCTGTCGCGCTCTTGTTTCTTTCTGTATATATTATACCACATTTTTGTGCATTTGTCAATAGGTTTTCGCAATATTTTTTTATTAACTTTTTATGAACATCGTTAAAACTTTAACAAACTCATACCACTGGACTACCAACAGCAGACAAAGAAAAGATGTGAGGTTTTACCCTCACATCCATCCAAGCTCTGCGCTTACTTCATTGAACTGCTCTTCATTGACATCGTACTCTACGTACTTTCTGCCATTCTCTTCGTAGAAGAAGAAGTTGCGCATCTCTACTCTGCCGCTTTCATAAATTTCATTAAACCACGCTTCACTCGTTGCTACTGTAATCATCATTTTTTTAATCTCTCTTTCTGCCTTTCTTTTGGGCTTCAGGCTTTCCTCTGTTCTGTATATATTATACCACACTTTCATGGATTTGTCAAGGGGTTTCGCAAAATTTTTTTATATTTTTTTTGTAAACAGATTATGAACATTGTTAAAAACTTAACTTACAAAGTTGGGAGAACTTTGCACTTTAGTATGGTAAAGCGTTAATACATCGTTAAATCTTTAACAATCTCGCTGCCACCAAGCTCTACAAATGTATGTTAATTTTTTAACAATCTCGCTGCCGCAGCTCTACAAATGTATGTCAATCCAATTGCAGAGATTCGCTGAACTATGCAAATACTTTAACGCTTTAGCACTTTACCATACTAAAGTATTCGCTACATTAGAGCGAGAGGGTTTGTACATAGTTTGTTAATAGTTTATTCACAATTAAATGTTAACAAATTATTTACAATTTGTTCATAATTTGTTCACAATTATAGGAAATAAATTGTTAACAGTTTGTTCACAATTTGTTCATAAAAAATTTACAAATTGTTTACAATTGCGAAAAACGGCTCGCTTCAGCCGCCAGCGAGCCGAGGAATGACAGGGTGCGATTATAGGGTTGCGCGTAGTCCTGGAAAAATCCGACAATAGGTTTTGTATAGTAGAGGGGGGTGGTTTTCGTGAAAAATTTTTTTTGAATTTGATAAAATGATTTGGTCTGGACAAAAATCCCCTAAAGTCATTTTTTAATTTCAAATTACGAGAAACCCTAAAGTCATTTTGTAATTTCAAATCACGAAAAATCAATCCTTCTTCTTCCTATTACGTTTAGGTTTTTCTCCCCAAATAGCCTCATAAATTAAACTTGTACCTTTATTAGTAGCTTTCTGTCTTCTACTTTTTGCCATACTTCCCAAAATTCCACTCGGTTTTTTCATTTTAATTCCTCCATCCACAACATCCTTCCGTACCGCAAGCGTCGCATTGCGCTTCTACTTCACTTTTACAAGGTCTCCAATCTTCCACAGATTTCTTTGCGCTTTCTTCTTTCATATATTTATCCCTATACTCAACAAATTCATCCCAGCCGCATTCATTAAAAATTTTAGTTGCTATAAATAATTCCCGCATACTATTATAAAAATGATATTCCTCCGGAGGAGGTTTAATTTCATTAGTCCTTACAAGTTTCCATCCTTTTACTTTCTTTCCAAATAATTCAGTTTCTGTTTCAACACCTTTAAACTCTTTATAACTATAAGGATTTTTAATTCCATTAGCTTGCGCGTACTCATTAAATTCCATTTCATAAATAAGTATTGCCGCACTCACACCACTTATAACAATAGGTTCGTTAAAATCTGTCATCATCATCCCATCCTTCCGGCATAAAAATATCTAAAATCTATACTAACAAATTATTAAAAACTAAAATGGGGCCGCCCAGTATAAAGACCGCATAAATAGCCCATTTAGCTCCTTCATTTTCAATCTTCATAATTTCATCTAAATAATTACTAAACATTAAAAATGAGCAAATCATCCATCCAATAATAATAATTAAAGCTCCCACACGAATGTACCATCCTTTAATTTATAAACATTAGCATGTAAGTTAATAGCTTCTCCACCTTCAAAATCATATTCTTTTAAATTCTTTTCTTCCAAAACTTCTTTTAATACTAAACTATCTTTTGGTAAACATAATGTAACTCCAATAACATTATGGTCATCATACATAGAAGTATCAACTATATTATATTGCGCTTTTTCATTAATAACATTTACTGAAGTTACTAAAGTAACATCATTATATTCTTCAACAATTAATTTTTTCATTCTATCTCTTAATGAGCGTGAGCTATCTTTTCTTTCAATAACAGCAATAATAATTGTTACAATTATCATACCCGCAGTTACAATTCCCAATAATAATAAAGCATCTAAAAACATTTGCGCACCTCAATTTTTTTTATTTTCTATATATATTATATAAAAAATTTTTAAAAAAGTCAATAAATGCCTTAATGAAATTTGACAAAAGAAAAATTTTATGGTACAATATAAGTATAAAATAACTGGAGGTAAAAAATGGTTAAATTAGATTATTCTTTACAAACTCCAGAAGAAAGAGTTAAATTAGTAGAATAGATTTTAGCCGAGGACCCAAACCCCAGTGAAAAATATTCAGAAGTATTGGCTGACTATTTAATTCTTTGTATGGAGAAACAAGAAAGAAAAGAAAAGAAAATTCTTACTGAAAACCGAATGGCGACAGTAAATAAAAGAGAAACTTCTTATGAAGGTCTTGTTTCCCAATTAGAAAATGGCGAAGATGGTATATATAATTTAATGTCAGATAATAAATAGTAGATTTTTCAACCAAAAGTAACAATAACAAAAAAAGATTTAGAAGAGATTCCTGATTTGCGCCAATTGCGCGACGCCATAGAAATCTGGGAGGCAAAACTAAAAACCGCCGAAGGAAAAGATGCTTTTACTATTAAAAAAGCTTTAATTGAATTGCGGAAAGACCAATATATTATTAAAAATGCGTTCAGATGCCCTGTTGAATTAAATAAGATTACTCGCTCAAAATCTTATATTAAATTAGATGATACAACTTGCGAATTTGATGATGATGGATATCCTATTCCTTCTGGAATTTCATTAATGAATCCTGAAGTTGTTTCAGCAATTTTATGTAATTATTCAAAATTAAAGCAAGATAGTTGGGATTATTTTGAAGGAGATACTTGGTATCTTATGAATGATTTTGACCATTTGAGTAATGTGGCTTTAAAAGAATATCCATTATATGAACGATTAGTTGATTTAAAAATTGATGGACTTTAGAATGCGGATATCCAAATAAAATTAGAAGAAGAATTTGGAATTAAACATAGTCTAGAATATATATCTAGTTTATGGCGTAATAAAATTCCTAAATTAATTGCGTCAACTGCGGAAGATGAATTTTTAGATTGGTATTATTTAGAAGTTGAAAAAGGAAAATATAAAAAATGTAGTAGATGCGGACAGATTAAATTAGCTCATAATAAATATTTTAGCAAGAATAAAACAAGCCGAGATGGCTTTTACAGTATTTGTAAATGCTGCCGGAATGCTAAAACAAAGAAAGGAGAATAATTTATGCCTGACCATTATTATTGTGAAAAATGTAATAGAACATTAGCAGCTGAAGAATTTTATACTTCAAATAATTTAGAAAAATATCCTAATGATGGTAAGTTAAATCAATGTAAAAAATGTATTACAATGCATGTAGATAATTGGAATCCAGACACTTATCTATGGATTTTACAAGAAGTTGATGTCCCATATGTTCCAGAAGAATGGGATAAACTTATGACATCATATATTAAAGACAATAAAAAAATTACAGGTATGACTATTTTAGGTAGATATCTATCTAAAATGAAATTAAAACAATTTAGAGAATATCGTTGGAAAGACAACGAATTTATACAAAATTTAAAAAATAAAAAAATTGAAGAAACAATGAAACGTTAGGGATATAGTGCGGTTGAAATAGCAGAAGCTATTAATAAATCAACCTTTACTATGCCTGTGGAAGAATTGCGCGAACCAGAACCTAAAGCAATTGGCTCTCAAGTGGAAGAAGAACCTGAAGATTATTTTGCTAAATAGTCTGGTGCTGATGACTCTTTCTTTGATGATGATTTAACAGAAGAAGATAGAACATATTTAAGATTAAAATGGGGAAAAGCATATAAACCAGAAGAATGGATTAAACTAGAACAACTTTATAATGAAATGATGGAATCTTATGATATCCAAACCGCAGGTCATATTGATACTTTAAAATTAATTTGTAAAACCTCATTAAAAGCAAATCAATTAATTGATATTGGTGATGTAGAAGGATTCCAAAAAATGAGTAAAGTTTATGATAACTTAATGAAGAGTGGTAGATTTACTGCGGCCTAGAATAAAGCAGAATCTGGTGAGTTTGTTGACTCTATTGCTGAACTAGTTGAAATATGTGAAAAAGAAGGTTTTATTCCTAGATTTTATACAGATACACCAATGGATAAAGTTGATGAAACTTTAGCTGATTTAAAAGGATATACACGCACATTAGTCACTGAAGAAATGAATTTAGGTAATTTAATTGAAAGTGCTGTTAAAGAAATGGCTAAGCAAGAAGCAAAAGAAGAAGATGAAGATGTTGAAGATGAACTTGATTTAGATGAAATTGAATAGTTAAAAGATGAAGATTTTGAAGATTATAATCAATTTTTAGATGAAGATATAGAAGCTGACGCGGATTTCTTAAAGCAATTAACTAATGAGGGTAATTAATTATGGCTTTATAGGATTTATTAAATTTATCTGAACAAAGAAAAAAAATTGGTTTATCTGAAGAAAGAGTAAATGCTATTATTCCAATAGTGCGTCAATACATTGCCTTTTGGAGAGAATATCCTGATATGTTTGTGGATTTTCTAGTTAGAGGTAATAGAACTGAAATAAAAGATGGCGAATTTAAATTTTATTTTTATTAGCGAGTATTTTTGCGTGCGGCAATGCGACATCAGTATCTGTACGCAGTATTTCCTCGCGCCTATTCAAAATCATTCTTATCAGTAATGGTGTTAATGTGTAAATGTATTTTGTATCCTCGTTGCAAATTGTTTGTTACTTCTGGAGGTAAGGAACAAGCTGCTGGTATCATTAAAGAAAAAGTTCAAGAAATTTGTACTCTTATTCCTGCGTTTAAAAATGAAATAGACTGGACAAGAGGTAAAACTCTTGAAGGAAAAGATTATTGTAAATATGTTTTTACAAATGGTTCATATTTTGATAATATCGCAGCGAGAGAAAGCTCTCGTGGTAAACGTCGTCATGGTGGTTTAATTGAGGAATGTGTTGGTGTTGATGGTACTATTCTTTCTGAAGTAATTATTCCTACAATGAACGTTTCTCGTATGTGTATGGATGGTTCAACGCATCCAGAAGAATAGTTAAATAAGTCATAGATTTATGTAACTACAGCTGGATGGAAAAATACATTCCCTTATGATAAGCTCATTCAATTACTAGTATGGCAAATTGTTAAACCAGAAAAATCTATGATACTTGGTGGTACATATCGTATTCCAGTATTAGTTAAATTACTTGATAAAAACTTTATCCGTGATTTAAAAATGGATGGTACATTTAATGAGATGTCTTTTGACCGTGAATATGAAAGTAAATGGTCTGGTTCGGTTGAAGATGCTTTCTTTAATTCAGAAGTTTTTGATAGAAATAGAATTTTAAAATAGCCTGAATATGAAGCATCAGGGCGCTCAAGCAAATCTAGTTTTTATATATTATCTGCGGATGTTGGTCGTAAAGGTTGTGATACTGTAGTATGCGTATTTAAGGTAACACCATAGCCGCAAGGCTCTTCCATAAAAACTTTAGTAAATTTATTTACTTTATCAGATGCGCATTTTGAAGATTAGGCTATTAAATTAAAAAGATTATTTTATAAATTTAATGCTCGTAGATTAATAATTGATGCTAATGGTATGGGTATTGGTTTATTAGATTATTTAGTAAAGCCTCAAATTGACCCAGATACTGGCGATACTTTCCCTGATTTTGGTGTTTATAATGATGAAGAAGGATATTATAAAAAATATAGAACAGTAAATTGCGAACAAGATGCTGTTTATCAAATAAAAGCAAATGCTCCTATAAATACTGAAGCTCATGCTAATGCGCGTTCTCAATTATCTTCTGGAAAAGTTAAAATGCTTATAGATGAACGTGTGGCAAAAGTTAAATTAATGGGAACAAAATTAGGTTAGAATATGAAGCCTGAAGAAAGGGCAGAATATTTAAAACCATTTACTTTAACTTCCATATTAAGAGAGGAATTAATGAACCTTCGTGAAGAAAATGAAGGTGTTAATATTATACTTAAATAGGTAAACCGAGGGGTTAGAAAAGATAAATTTTCTGCCTTTGAATATGGTCTATATTATATTAAACAAGAAGAAGATAATAAAAAGAAGAAAAAGAAATTTAATGCTAAAGAGTGGATGTTTTTAAGTTAAGGGGGGAGATAATTGCGGGCATCTCGTGGTGAAATCAAAATAGAAGAAATTTTGACAGAAGCAGAATTACATTTTAAAATGGAATATATTTTTCCAGATTTAAAAAGTCCAAATGGTCGTCCTTTGAGATTTGATTTTGTTGTTTTTGATGATGATGGAAATATTGATTTTATTATTGAATATTAGGGAAAATAGCATTATGAAGCTAGTCAAAAATTTGGTGGTAAAAAAGGTCTTTATCAACAACAATATAATGATAATCAAAAAAGAAGATTTTGTGCTTTACATGATTTTAAATTAATTGAAATCCCTTATACAGATGAACATCTTATTACTTATGATTATTTAATGCATTTAGCAGGATATTAAGTAAAGGAGGTGGAATTTTGGATAATAAAGAATTAACGCGAAATGAACAAATTCATGCTAAAGGTTTTAACATTGATGGCGGATATAGAGATTATGCTTGTATAGATAGTGAGACTGACTTTAAACGTATAAAAGTTGGAGTTAAGCAATTAGATGACGCAGTTTTAAATTTAGGTTCATTAAAATCTTGTTTGCCACCAAACCATAAATTCGCAGATAAAAAATATATCTTTAAAATGATTATGGATAGAAATATAGAAGAATTGAGAAATATATCTAATTTCTATTATAATATGAATGGTATATATGAAAGAGTTTGTAATTATTTCGCTTAGTTATATAGATATGACTGGTATGTTGTTCCAGAAGTAATTGATGATAGTATTAAAGAAGATAAAATATTGAAAGATTTTTCTAAAGTGCTGAATTATTTAGATAATTCATATGTTAGAAAAATTTGTCAAGATATTGCTTTAGAGATTATGAAAAATGGATGTTATTATGGATATCTTGTTCCAAGTTCAGATAGCATTATTCTACAACAATTGCCGATTGAATATTGCCGCTCTCGCTATAGCGTCGCAGGAATGCCAGCCATTGAATTTAATATGAAATTTTTTGATACGTTTAGAGATATGAATTATCGTTTAAAAGTATTAAATTTATTTCCCGATGAATTCAAAAAAGGTTATTTACTTTATAAGCAAGGAAAATTACCCGCTGAAGTGTAGGGAGATAGTAGTGGTGGATGGTATTTATTAGATACAGATAGTGCTGTTAAATTTAATTTTAATGGTAGTGATATTCCTCCATTTGTAAATGCTATTGGGGCTTTATTGGATTTAGATGCTGCTTAGGATTTAGACCGTCGTAAGTAGATGTAGAAATTGTTAAAAATTATTGTTCAAAAACTTCCATTAGATAAAAATGGTGATTTAATTTTTGATGTAGATGAAGCAAGAGATATTCACAATAATGGTGTATAGATGTTAAGACGTGCTGTTGGTGTTGATGTTTTAACAACTTTTACTGATGTTGATTCAATTGATTTATCTGATAAAAATACATCTACAACAACCGATGATTTGGAAAAAGTAGAAAGAGCATTATTTAATGCTTTAGGTATTTCTTAGAATTTATTTAATACTGATGGAAATTTATCATTGGAAAAATCTATTTTAAATGATGAATCAGTAGTGAGAAATCTATTATGTTAGTTTAGTATTTTCTTTGACAAAGTTATTGATAAAAAATATTCAAATGGAAAAAAATATAAATTTAAATTTTATATGTTAGAAACCACTCAATATAATTATAAAGATTTAGCTAAATTATACAAAGAATAGACGCAAATTGGATATTCAAAAATGTTACCGCAAATAGCTTTAGGTCATTCTCAAAGCTTTATTTTAAATTCAGTACATTTTGAAAATGAAGTATTACATTTAAGTGAAATTATGATTCCTCCTCTAATGAGTTCAACTATGAGTAGTGAAGATGTTTTAGGTAATAAAAAATCTACAACTAGTTCCAATTCTAATTCTACTTCTGGAAATGCGGTTGGCCGACCGGAGAAAGCAGATTCAGAAAAAAGTGAAAAGACAATTCAAAATAAAGAGTCAATGAATTAAGGAGGATAATAATGAAACATAAAAGTATTAAATTAGATACAGGAGTTGAATTAATTAATATCACTCCTTTTAATCCATTAATTTCTAAATGTTAGATTAAGGTTTGTTATGTAAGTGATGAACCTAACAGAAATAAAAGTATAATTACTAAAGAAGTTGCTAAATAGATTGCTAATAGTCTTCCAGGCAGTCCTATTGTTGGTTATTATAACGAACACAAAGAAGACTTTGAAGAACATAATAGAATTATTGAAATTTCAAATGGATAGTTTAAAATTAAAGATACAACTAGACCATATGGATTTGTTGATTTAGGAGCAAAAGTATGGTTTCAGAAATTTTTAGATGATGATACCACTGAAAGAGAATATTTAGTAACTGAAGGATGGCTGTGGACTGGTCAATATCCTGAATGCCAACGAGCAATTGATGAAGGAAATAATCATTCTATGGAATTAGATGAAGATTATTTAAATGCTTTTTGGACGAAAGATAGTAATGGAAAACCTTAGTTTTTTATTATAAATGAAGCAATTATTTCAAAACTTTGTATGTTAGGCGAGGATAATGAACCTTGTTTTGAAGGTTCAAATATTACCGCGCCAGATTTAACATTCTCATATGGAGATAATTTTAAAGAACAACTTTTCTCTATGATGAATGAAATAAAAGAATTATTAAATGAAGGAGGAAAAGAAGTGTTTACTAGATACGCTGTAGAAATCGGTGACGCTTTATGGAGCAGTCTTTATAGCTACCTTGAAAAAACATATCCAGATGGACAGTATTGTTCTGTATATCGTATTGAAGGTATTTATGAAGAGAATGGTCAAAAGTTTACTATTCTTCAACATCGTGCTGATTTAAAATATTTCCGTTTAAATTTCTCTTTGGATGAAAGTAATGGATTTGTTCCATCAGACACTTTTGTTGAGGTAACAAAGACTTATACTCCATCTGAACAGCCTCAGTTCGCTTTGGCTGATATTGAAGCTTATGAAGCTGAATATGCCTCAAATCAGAAAAATTCTTCTGAAGAAGAGGACAAAAATGATAAAGATGAAACAAACAATTCTGATAATAATTCAGAAGGTGAAAAAGCACCTGAAGATAATGAAACTTTCGCAAAGAAAGATGATGAAGAGGAAGAAAAATGTCCTAAATGCGGCAAACCTGTAAAGGAATGCGAGTGCGAGGATGAAGAAGAAGAGGATAAGAAAAAGAAATATTCTCTTGAAGAAATTCCTGAATATGTAGAACTTCAAAATACTTATGCTCAATTAAAGAGTGATTATGATGCTCTTGTACTTGAAAAAGAAAATCTTGAAGCGCAAATTAAACCATTATCTGAATTTAAAGCTAATGCTGATAAAAAAGAAAAAGAAGCAATGATTGCTAGTTTCTATATGCTTTCTGATGAAGATAAAGCTGATGTTATTACCAATATTGATACTTATTCTTTGGATGAAATTGAAGCAAAGCTTGCTATTATTTGTGTTCGTAACAAGGTTAGTTTTAATCTTGAAGATGATAAAGGTGTTGAAACACCACCTACAACTTATGACCTAAACAGTGATGATAATAATGATAATGTTCCTGCTTGGGTTAAACGTGCAATGTCTGTTGCAGAAAATATGAAATAATAATAAAAATTTAAAGGAGGACATATATAATGTATTCACCTGGAATGGAAAAATGGTTCAAGAATAATTATGCTAGCCAGGCAAAATACGTTCAGTTTGGTTTTGGTCAGGTTGAACCTAACCATCTTTCTGCTCAACGTACCGGCCAGATTTATGGCCAATTGCCTGCGGCTGCTGATATTGCTATTTTAGAGCAAGGCCAGTTGTAAAGTATGACTATGCGAAGGGTGTAGTTAATTTTGAGGGTGCTGGCGAATGGATGCTCGTTTATAATGAAATTAAGTTATATCGTGAAAATCAGGCAGATTGCGAATTCGCAATGTTAAAAGATAATTATCAGGCTCGTGTTTATAGCCCATTTGGTTACGGTCTTGATAAGGACGGCAATCAGGCTCCTGATATTGTCTGGGACAAACAGTCTCGTTATTATAATGGTGTTGATGCTGAAGGTAATGACTCCATTACTCTTAATGATAAGACTTATAAGTTTGATGATGTAACTGCTGATGGTACCACTATTACTGCTGCTGATGGTACTGAAAAGCATATTTCTGCTGACCCTTATGAGATGAATCTCACTAGTGACCCTTATCATATTGAAGGTCCTTATAAGGAAGCTATGATGCCCGAAGGCACCACAATGGTTCCTCGCGTATTTAAGACTAATGTTGGTGATATTTTCACTACTAACACTGTAAATGCTGACACTCTTGCTGTTGGTGATATTCTTACTCCTGGTGCTAAGGGTATCCTTGAGGTTGGCGAAGGCGATATGAAGTGGCAGGTTGTTAAAGTTTATACAATGCCTGATAGACAGCAAGGCGTTAAGATTATGCGTATTGCGTAAGAAAGGAGTGAAGAATAATGGCTTTAGATAGACAAAATTTAGTTGATTTGATGAAGCAGGTAGCAAAAGCTGACCCTTCCGCTCCTACTGCTTATGCGTATGGTGATAAGACTCTTAGCTATGATGCTTTAAATGAAACTTTGCGTCAAGAATTAAATGAACTTGCTGGTTCATATTCTGACTATCGTGAAAATAAAAATCTTATTTTCGCAGTAATTGAAGAAACTCTTGATGAAGTTCTTCCTAAGAAGGTTGAACAGAAATATGAGCAGTTTGCTGAAGTTAAGCAGTTTGCTCAAGGTGATAAGCCTGCGTTTCGCCGCAAGGTTGGTTCCAGCAAACGTGCTAAGCAGTTTATTACTCGTGTTGGTTTAAATGGTATTTATGAAGTATTTAAGCTTGCTCCTAATACCGATGAAGTAATTGAAGTTCGTACTTCTGCTGTCGGTGGAGCTGCTCAAATCGGATTTGAGGAGTTCCTTGATGGTCGTGTAGACTTCGCAGAAGTTACTCGCATCGTTATGGAGGGTATTGATGAACTTATTTATAAGGAAATCGCGCATGCTCTTAAAGCTTCTGTAAATCAGTTACCACCAGCAAATAGAGTTGCTGCTCCTGGCTTTGATGAGGCTGCTTTTGACAAACTTCTTACTATTGCTAATGCTTATGGTACACCTACTATTTATTGTACTTATGAATTTGCTGTTCAGATGATTCCATAGGAAGCTTGGAGATATACTGAGGCAATGAAGACTGAGCTTTGGAATACTGGTCGTCTCGCTTCTTATAAGGGACATAAGGTAGTTATTCTTGAGCAAGGCTTTGAGGATGAAACTAATAGTCGCAAAGTTATTGACCCAGGTTATGTATGGATTATTCCTGCTGGCGCTGATAGCAAGCCTGTAAAGGTTGCTTTTGAAGGTCAGACTCTTGTTGATGAATAGGTTAATAAGGACCGTTCTCGTGAAATTCAGGTTTATAAGAAGGTTGGCGTTGTTGCTATGTTGGCAAATAACATTTGCTGCTATGTTGATACTGCTCTTCTTGGTGACCTTGATACTTGGCATCTTGATGGTGTAACCGGTAAGGTTGCTACTTATGATGGCCGTCTTGATGGTTCTTTAAAGGCGTAATTAATAATTTAAAATTAAATATATATAAATAAACATGGGGGAGAATGGGGATGTTCCCCTTCTCCCTTATATTTATTAATGGAGATAAAGGAGATAAATAAAATGGCAAATAATAAAATATGTTTAGTAAAGAATAGAAGTGCTGGAATGGTTGTTTATAAAATTCCAGAAGATGGAGTTAGACGTGAATTTCAGCCCGGTGAAACAAAAAAGATTGCGTTTACAGAGTTGGAGAAATTAACTTATCAACCTGGTGGACGCACACTTATTGCGAATTTTCTTCAAATTACTGATGAAAAAGTAACTAGTGATTTAAATGTTCATACAGAAGCTGAGTACTATATGTCTGAAGAACAAGTTGCTGAATTGATTTTAAATGGTGAACTTGACGCTTTCCTTGATGCTTTAGATTATGCCCCTATTGGCGTAATTGATTTAATTAAGCAATATGCTATTTCTCTTCCAATGAATGACTTACAGAAGAGAGATGCTTTATTGAAAAAGACTGGTTTTGATGTGACCAGAGCTCTTGAAAATTTGCGCAATGAACAGCAAGTTGATAATGCTAATAAGGAAAATGATGCGGCTCCAGCTACTACTTCTAGACGTAGAACAACTACAAATTATAAAGTCGTTAATAAAACAGAAGAAAGTAAAAGTGAGTAATTAATAGATAGGAGGCGAAGAGATGGCAACACTTTTTGGAAGTGTTTATAATCGCTTTCTTGGAAAAATTACTGATGATTTGTATATGGAATTAACCCCAGAAGATACAATTAAGGATTTGTAGAATTTCTTAATTGACGCAATTCCTGGTTTTGAATTTCCACGCATTAATTTATTTGATTATAAAATTAATTTACAAATTGTTGATGCTGATTAGCTCGTAGATGATGATTTTATTTTAGGAGCTATTTGGGGAGATATTTCAAATACTGATAAATCATAGATTCCTAGTTTTGATGAATTTGCTTCATTACCAGCTAATTTATAGTTTCATGTAACTTGGGGCGAAATACCAGATACATCAAAACCAGATGTTCCAAAAGTTCTTGTTGATAGGTCTTATTTTACAGCTGAATTAAGTTCTGAAGAAATCAATATTTTAGCAATATTGATGAAACAGGCTTGGGTTTAGCGTCAAGTTACTTCAATTGAGCATACTCGTATGAAATATAGTGGGTCAGATTTTAAAATGACTTCACAAGCAAACCATTTACAAAAATTATTAAATTTATTGGAAGAATCTCGTAGAGATTCTCTCCATATGTAGCGTTTATATAAACGAAGAAAAAATGTAAATGGAATTTATCAATCTAATTGGTCTATATTGAGGGATACGAGTGCTATTAACTAAATATGGCTATTATGTGCCACAAGAAGTAATTGACAAAACTGTAAAAAGATTAACAAATTAGCTATGGAAATTAATTCCTATGCGTGAAAATAATGAAGACTGGCAAAAACAATTGGAAACTGTAATAGTAGAAATTGCGGGTTTAAATGAAATTTTCATTTGCTCGCATTTTTTATAGCTTCTTAGTAAGCTAGAAGGAATAAAAGTCCAAGATATAAATTTTGAGCTATATAGAAAAACTGTATTTGAATCAATCAGTTTACTTTAGGAGTTAAGCCGTGGAATCAGGTTATGATTTTAGTGGACGACATTCCTATAGATTATTACAAGGAAGATTAGGAAGCTATGATAAAAGACCATATGACCCCACGCAAACAGACCCTAAGCTTGATGGTATTGAAAGCTAGTCTATGCGATTGAGGGCACACGGTGGTAATAGATAGCAAGAAAGAATGATAAAAGATAAACGTCGTTCTTTAGATTAGGCAGTTTGGAATTCATATCAAGCTGCTGAAGTAGTACGTGTAGATGCGGAAAACCGCAAGCCTGTACGTGCTTTGATTAATCCTAATAAATTAAAACAGGATTATGATGATAAAATCATCTCTATTGGATTTGAATATAATTTTAAATGCGGTGATGTATTTGAATGGTTAGGAACTAAATCTCATTGGTTAATTTATTTACAAGATTTAACTGAATTAGCTTATTTCCGTGGAGATATTAGAAGATGTTCTTATGAAATTAATTGGACAGATGAAAATGGAGAACATTCTACATATGCTGCTATTAGAGGTCCAGTAGAAACAAAAATAAATTATATACAAAAACATGGTATTAGTGTTGACACACCTAATTATTCATTAAATTTATTATTGCCGCAAACTAAAGAAACTTTAGAATATTTTAAAAGATATTCAAAATTTTATTTGTAGAGTGATGATGAAAATGCTTAGTAGGTATGTTGGAGAGTAGAGGCTATTGACTGGATTAGTACTCCTGGAATATTGGAGATTAATGCGGTTGAATATTATGCGAATGAGACTGAGGATGATATTGAAAATGGTGTTGTTGGAGGTTTGATTGTTAAACCAGAGAATCCTAACACTGAAGAGATTGAAGAAACAATTGTTGGTGAAACATTTATTAAACCTAAAAAAGAATATGAGTTTTAGTTTACTGGAACCGCAGAACTTAATTGGGTAATAGATAAAAAATATCCTATTATTTATGAAGTAAATGAGGATAATCCAAAATAGATTAAATTAAAATGGGATAGTGCTTATTCGGGTTAGTTTAATTTAAATTATGGAAATTATGTTAAAACAATTGTTGTTGAATCTTTGTTTTAATATTGTTTAGAGTAAAAGGAGAATTAATTATGAAATTAGAAACATATACTTGTCCAAAATCAAGTTTTTTGTCAGCAGAAAAAGATATGGCGATTATTACAAATACATTAATTAAAAATGATAATTTGAAACGTCTTTTATATTATAATACAAAAGATTGTTTAAATTAGCCAAAACTAACAGAAGATTAGACATTAGGACTTTTTAATAAAAATATTAAATTAGTTCCTAAACTATATGTTGATGGCTCTGTTTTAACTTATATAATTGTGAGTTTTGATAATTTTACTGCTAATGGTACTAATCCAGAATTTAGAGATAATATTGTTGAATTTGATATTATTTGTCATTTTGATTAGTGGCAGTTAAAAGATTTTTAGTTAAGACCATATCGTATCGCTGCTGAAATTGATTCAATGTTTGATGGTTAGCATTTAACTGGTATAGGCGAGTTAGAATTTTTAGGAGCAAATCAAATTATTTTAACTGATGAATATGCTGGATTATGTTTAATGTATCAAGCAATTCATGGAGAAGAAGATAAGAAATTCATGCCTAACCCCAATAATGAGCAATAGATGATTGAAAATTTTAATAAAATTTTTAATGAATAATGGATAGACGATTATCTTTAATGTGCGGAACTGACATTCCAGTTCCCGAATGTTAGGTTACCGTTCATCAACCACTTATTAAAGAAATTGCTTTAATTGGAGAGAAAGATTTTTTTACAGGAGTACAAACTTTTTGTATAAGTAAAAAAATGTTCGCATAGGACAAAGGTCTTTTAGAAAATACCAATAATTTTTAGATATTTATGACAATAATGTCGGAAAAAGAAACAGCCGATAAAAAATTTTCTGTATAGCAAATGGTTCCTTTATTTTTTCCAAATTATAAAATTAATTTTACTCCACGTTCTATAATTCTATAGAATAATGGTAAAATAATTACAATTGATGAAAAAAATTTTGAACCTTTGTAGGATGCTATTTCAGAAATTTGTTGTTTAAAGACTGGCCCAATGGATACGAATGGTTTTAATCCCGCAGATAAAAAAGCGCAAGAAATTGCGGATAAATTACTGCGTGGTCGGCAACGAGTTGCTGAACAAAAGGGTGAGTCTAATGCTAGTATATTTAGTCAATATCTTTCAACTTTGACTGTTGGATTAAATTCTATGAGTTTATAGGATTTAATGGAATTAACCATATTTCAAATATATGATTTGCTTGAAAGATATACACTATTTATTAATTGGGATATAGATGTTCGTTCTCGTTTAGCAGGAGCTTAGCCTGATTCTAAACCAGACAACTGGATGAAAAATATCCATTAAAAAATTAATTTTTTATTTAGGAGGTACCCAGATATGAAGTTCGGTGTACGCGAAATTTGTGATGTCGTACTAAAGGCTAAAGCGCCCCAGAAGATTGGTAATAAGGTTTTCTACAAGGGTGAGCCTGTTATTTATTTTGATACTTTAAAGACTTCCAGTATGGAAGGTGCTGCTACCACCGTATATGCTCAAGGTGGTCGTGGTAACTCTAGACTTGTAGCATGGGAAGGTGAAAGAACTGTTACTTTCACAATGGAAGATGCTCTTATTTCTCCTGCTGGATTTATGATTCTTTCTGGTGCAGGACTTATTGAAGGTTCTAAAGATGTTAAGATTCAAGTCCATGTAGCAGAGCAGACTGACAAGACATATGTTACCAGTGAAGGTGATGCTTTAATTATTACTGAACAAGTAATTTCTAAAGACCCTGATGCTAGTATCTATGTAATGGTTATGAAAGATGGCGAGATTGAGACCGAGCCTTTTGTTGGAACTATTTTAGATGCTGAAGGAACTTTTGAAGCAGTTAATGTCACTGAAAAGGAACAGGCAGAAATCACAGCAGCTATTGCGGCAGGTAGAGCAATTGTAATTGAGGATATTGCTGACCCAGCTTATACTCCTAATCCTACTGATGTTACTACTGAGGATGTTGATAGTGGTTATACTGAAAAGATTCGTGGTTTCTACGATGGCGCAGTTGTAATGGTTGACTATTATACTGAAAAGGGTAAGGGTGCTCAGCAAATTGAAATTACTCCTGATAAGTTCGGTGGTAACTATTATCTTGAGGCTTCTACTTTATTCCGTGATACTAATGGTGTAGATATGCCTGCTGAGTTTATTATTCCTAACTGTAAGATTCAGTCTAACTTTACCTTTACTATGGCTAGTTCCGGTGACCCATCTACATTTACATTTACTATGGACGCATTCCCGGATTACACTCGTTTTGATAAGACCAAGAAAGTTTTGGCTGCTATCCAGATTATCAACGAGACTCAGAATGAGGAAGTATATCGTAGCAGAACTATTCATGACCCTGCTCACGATGCTATTTTAGGCTAATTTAAATGATTATCCATTCTAGTAGAGCTACCAAGCTTGCGCCAGTGGCTTCTCCCAAGCAGCCTGAGGCTCAGCCTAAAGTGGAGAAAAAGCCTGAACGCAGACGTAAAGAAAAACAAAATCATATTGAAGTAGCTGAACAGTTACCAGTAGCTGAAAAGGCGAAGAAGATTTTGGAAGAAATAGAAGAAGAAGTTAAAAGTGAAAATGAATAAAATAAGGGAAGAGATAGAAATATCTCTTCCCTTATTTTTATTTAAAAGGAGGTTTAAGGAATGAAATTCAATTCATCAGATAATTTATTAAACAAATTAAAGGAAACTAGTGAAGGAGCAAAACTTGCTAACACCGTTGATGAAATACATAAGTTATTATCTCATATAGGTAATAAAGGGGATGAGACTATAGCTTAGAGGGCTTCTGATTTTTTAACTTGGCTTTTATTTAATAAATCTATGAAGAATAAACTTTATCTTAGTGATGCAGTAAGAAATCAGTTATTAGAAAATCCTATAATTTTAGATGTAGTTAATTTTTTTAAGCAAAGCTCTTCAACAAGTCAAAATATTCAACAAAATCTTGCAAATTATAATGAAACCTTTTTGGGTGATTTCTACAATCAAAGAGGTATTACAACTGAACAAATGTTTGTAAAACTTATAAATAATTTTATTGTAAATGGTGAAAAAATTCAACATAGTGGAAATGATTAGGCTACTGTTTGGTTATCTTCATTAGCAAAATATCTTGTTCAAGAGGGTGCTAATGAATTAGATAACTCATTCAAAAATTTGGTTAATGAATCAAATTTAATTAAAGAAAATAGAAAATTACGTTTTGCTTATAGAGATGTAAAAATAGATACAAGGTCTAACAATCCAAATGCAACAATTTAGTTTGGAGTTGAAGATGAAAAATTATAGGGTGATTTACAAGCTGTATATTCAGTATTTTCTAGTGCAACAATTAAATCCAAAAATGATTTAAAAAATATTGATTTAGAGGAAGTAAATATTTTAAAAGCATATTCAGCTTTTATCAATTATGCTCGTGGTAAAATTCCGCAATCAGAAATTAAAAATTTATTTGTTAGATATTATAAAGATAATAATGATGATTTTGTACATAATCCATATATAACTTTACATATTAATCATATTATTTCAGTATATGCATTAACTGGTATGGGAACCACATTACAATCAGATTTAAATAGTATGCTTAAAGGTGCTCGCTATATAGTTGTTGTTGATAATATAAAATAGAAAGTAATTATTCATTCTACTCATGAAATCATTAATAAGATTTTATTAACAAAAAAATATAGCAAAAATATAGTGACAAATATTCAATTGAATTTAACAAGCAAAAGCTTGACAAAATAAAAAATTTTTGGTATAATAATAAAAAAGAGTTAAAGGAGAAAATAATATGGCAAAATTAGCATTTTCAAAACTTGGTTTAAAAGCCAATCAAGAAACTACTGTTATTTAGATTGATGAATACGATGTAGAAATTAAAAATTATTTACCTATTAATGATAAGTTAGAATTAATTACGAATGTAATTAATAATTCAATTGATGAACATAATTATATGAATCCTGTTAAAGTAGATATGTATACTGAATTGGAAATTGTTGAGAAATATACTAATCTTACTTTTACTGATAAACAGAAAGAAGATATTGAAAAGTTATATGATTTACTTAAAGGAAATGGTATTATTTTCAAGGTGTGTAATGCTATTCCAATAGAAGAGATTATGGAATTGCGCAACGCAATTAATCGGTCAGTAGATTCAGTTTATACATATCGTAATTCTGTGCTTGGTATTCTTGAGACAATTTCTACTGATTATTCAAATTTAGATTTTAATGCTACTGAAATACAGAAGAAGTTGGCAGACCCGCAGAACATGGAGTTACTTAAGTCTGTATTAACCAAATTAGGCTAATAATATAACCTATTTTTTTAAAAAGAAATAGGAATAATCGGATGTGAGAGATTGTTCTCACATCCGATTTTTTATTTTGAACGAAAAGAGTGAAAGGAGTAATTATATATTATGGCTCAATAGAGATTTGATTTTACATTAGGTATAAAAGCTGATACAAGTCAAGCCGAATAGAAAATGAATGAGTTGGCTAATTCTTTGAAAAAAATTGCGTCAAATCCTCCATCTTTATTAGATGATTAGGATTTAAAAGATGCTACGAAATCAGCGCAAGAATTAGAAAAACATTTGTCTAAAGCTGTAAATGTAAATACTGGTAAATTAGATTTATCAAAATTTTCAAAAAGTTTATCCTCTGCTGGATAGGATTTAACATATTTTTAGAAAAATTTATCTAAACTTGGCGTAGAAGGTGAGTAGGCATTTTTAAAACTTGCTGAAAATATTGCTATGGCTGAAGTGCCAACAGTGCGTTTAAATAATCATTTAAAGAATTTTTTAGATGAATTAATTAAAGTCGGACGTTGGCAATTGAGTTCTAATATTATGCACGGACTGTAGGGAGCCATTTAGACTGCTTATGGTTATGCGCAAGATTTAAATGAATCATTAACAAACATTAGAATTGTTACTGGTTAGACTACAGATGAAATGGCTAAATTTGCGTTAAGAGCAAATGATGCGGCAAAAGCTTTAAGTACAACTACTACTAACTATACAGATGCGGCATTAATCTTCTATCAGCAAGGTCTTGCGGAAGATTAGGTTGAAGAGCGCACAAACACAACAATTAAAATGGCTAATGCTACTGGTGAAAATGTTACAAAGATATCTGACCAATTAACTGCGGTTTGGAATAACTTTGATAATGGTACCAAGCCATTGGAATATTATGCTGATGTTATGACTGCGTTAGGTGCGGCAACTGCTTCTAGTACTGATGAAATCGCTGAAGGTATTGAAAAGTTTGCTTCAATTTCTGAAATGATTGGTTTAAGTTATGAGTATGCGGCTTCCGCGCTTACGACCGTAACAGATGTCACTCGTCAAAGTGCCGATGTAGTAGGTACTGCATTTAAAACGATTTTCGCACGTATTTAGGGTTTAAAACTTGGTGATACATTAGAAGATGGTACATCTTTAAATAAATACTCATAGGCTCTTGCTTCTGTTGGTATTTCTATTTTTGATTAGAATCAACAATTAAAAGATATGGATGATATCCTTGATGAGATGGGCGCTAAATGGTCATTACTTAGTAGAGACTAGCAAGCTGCGCTCGCGCAAACTGTTGCTGGCGTAAGACAGTACAATCAGCTTGTATCTCTTATGAATAACTGGGATTTCTTTAAATAGAATGTAAATGTAGCAAAAGGTTCTGAAGGAACTTTAACTGAACAATCAGCTATTTATGAAGAAAGCTGGGAAGCATCTTTAAAGAGAGTTAGAGCTTCTGCTGAAGGTATTTATGATAGTTTAATTGATGAAGAATTTTTTATTAAGATTAATGATATTTTTGCTAAATTATTAGAAGGAATTAATGGAGCAATAGATGGTATTGGCGGATTTGAAGGAATTTTAAAAACTTTAGGTAGTGTATTTATGTCTTATTTTGCTTCTAAAATGCCGAAAGCATTATCAGGCATAAGCAATACTTTTAGTATTATTACTGGAAAAGCTTTAAGAGATACTTAGAAAATACAATAGGAAAGTATTAATAGTTTATCTAAAATGCGTCCTGATGCTACTAATGCTGAAAAAATTTAGCAAGAAGGATTGAAAAAAGTTGCTATTTTAAAGCGTGAATTAACTAATATTTCTAATAAATTAACTGAAGAAGAAAAAGAAGAAAATTAGAATAGAATATAGCAAACCGCAGATATTTATGCTAATGCTGCTGCCATTGAAAAAGAAGCGGCAGAATTAAGAAAACTTAATGAAGAAAAAATTAAAAGTTCTTCTAATCAAATTACAAACGAAGCTTTCGGATTTAGAGAAACTATTGCTGAAGATCAAAATCAAATAAATACATTAAGTTAGATATAGAATAGAACAAAATTAGATGATTCAAGATTAGATAAAGCTACTTCACGAGTTAATGAATTAACTGAGCAATTTTTTAAATTAAAAGATGCTATGGATGAAGTTATAGAATCTAAACAAATAGCTTTTGATAAAAAAGATTGGGAAGAATTTTCTAATATGGGAGAATTATTAGATTTTGATAGTAGAGAATCTAAAGAGTATTTCCAATATGTTGGAGAAGGAATTGATTAGTTAAAAGCAAAATATATTGATTTTAGAAAACAAGAGTAGTAGTATGAATATTTAAAAAATAAAATAGATATTAATAAAGCAGCTTGGACTGCTCCTGATTTTAATTTATCTTTGGATGAAGCAAAAAATTCTATTTCACAATATTTAAGACAAATAGATGAATTAAAAAAATAGGGATTTGTTTAGTTAGATATAGATACAACAGAGTTGTAGTCAAAATTGAAATCAACTGATGTAACTGTTGAGGATTTACAAAAATCATTTATTTCTTTTTTAAATAATTTATCAAATAAAGCTTCAAAAACTTCTACAAGTTTTTCAAAAGATGGCGATAAGATTCATAGTGCATTATTAAAAATTTTAACTCCTTTAATGGGTGATAAAAGTCAAGCTGAAAAAGCAATTGAAGGTCTGCGCACAAAATTAGCAGAATTAACAGAAGAAGAAATGGATTCTGTTTTACGCACAACTGGAATGTTATCGGAAAGAGTAGATGAACTTCCAAAACATGCTTATAAAGCCTCAGAAGCTATAATGGAACTTGGAAGTGCTTTAATGTCTTTAAATTCTTTTATGAATTCTGTTAGTAGTACTACTCAAATACTTGAAGATAATACTGCTTCTATGGCTGATAAAATAGGAGCTGTTGTTGGAGCAGCTTCTACTGGAATTTTTACTTTTAATTAGACTAAATAGGCAATGATTGCTGTTGTTGGAGCTGTAAGTAAATTTGCGGGAGCGGCAACTACAGCCGCCAAAAGTGGAGCTGCTTTATCGGGAATTTTAAGTAAAGGTTTAGCTGCTATTGGTGGCCCTACAACTTTAATTATTGCAGGTATTACTGCAGCAATAATGGGGTTAGTTGGCTTTTTAGGTACTAAATCAGCTGAAGCTGAAAAAGAATTAGAAGAAATTGAAAGAAAAACAGAAGAGCTTAATAATAAAATTTCAGAACAGTATACAGAAATTGAAACTAATAATGAATTAATTGAGTCTTATGAAAAATTATTAAATACTTATAAACTTACAGGTGAAGGAAAAGATTAGCTAGATATAAAAGCTAAAGAATTAGCTGAGGCTTTTAGAATTGAAGGATCGGCTTTAGCAACTTTAACTGGTTAGTATGCTGATTATGAAAATTTATTAAATAAAGCTAAAAATAAATCTTATAATAATGTTAATGAACAAATTAATTTAGTCCAAAATAAAAGAAATAGTAGTATAAAAGAATTTAATGATATTATTCAAGCTAAAAAGCATACTGATGATGTTGGGCATATAATGAGTAATCTTTCTTAGATTTCTTTATTTTCACTTAATGATGTTAATCGTAATTATGGCACTAAAAATGAATCTTCAAACGGAGATATGGCTGCTTTTAGAATTATTGATGATTATTTAACAAAAAATAATTTAGGAGAAATTGGTAATAAAAATAGAAAAAATGGTACTATAATGACAGCTGAATTATTAGTTTCAGATATGGAAGAAGCTGTTAAGTTATTTGAATAGTTAGAAAATGAATTATTACCACAAGTAAAAGCTGTTAGTAACGGTCAAGAGACTAAAGAATTTGAAGAAAAAATTAAAAGTGCTAGAGAAGTTTTGTCAAAATATGTGGCATCAGATTAGGAATTAAAAGGTTTAGAATTAGCTTATAGTTTTAAAGATAAAGATTTTGAATCATTTGAAGAATATAATAATTTAATAATTGAAACAGAAAATCGTTTAAAGAGCTGGGGATTTAGTACAAGTGAAATTGAATCTACAATTAATACTGCAATAAATTTAATTCCAGATTTAAAAATAAAACAATATGAAGAGTTAAGAGAAGTTGTAGAAACTTTATTATCTAATGGAGCTGGTAAAGGCATTACTGAAGGATTTTTAGGGCAATTATTTAGTGATGCTGAAAAAGGTGTTGGAATTTATGATAAATTAACTCTCGCTTCTTTAAATTGGTCAGTTTTAACAATTGATAATTGGGAGAAAGCTGCTAGTGCAGTTTAGAATTATACAAATGCAATTAAAGATGCCACTAATGCTCAAGAATTAAGGGATAGTGCTAAAAATGCTTTATCTTTATTAGAAGATGGTTTAACTGAAAAAGAAGGCGAAGAGTTAAAAGGACTTATAGATTGGGGTAATGAAGAAAAAGGTATAGTTGAATATACTGAATTCTTAAAAATGAACCTTGAAGAGCAAAAGTCCTATTTGGAAGATTTTGCTAATATTAATTTATTTGAAAGATGGACCGATGAAATTCAAACTTCTAAAGATTTAATTGAATAGCAAAAATTACAGTTAGAAGATACAAAAAAAATATTAAAAAATGATTTATTATCTGTTTTAGATAGTGATGGTAGTTATCAGCAAGGTAATTACAGAAAAGTTTATGAATTATATGATTTAGATAAATGGTTTGAAAGTGAACAAGCTTTTGTTGATGCAATTTCTAACCCTAAAATGTTAGATAAATTGCTTAATAATCAAGATTTTCTTATTACTATTGGCATTGATGAAGCTGAACTTATTCAAAATGCTGAAAATACTATTAATTCTGCTGAAGAATCTTTAGAATTAGAATTAAATACTACTCCATCTGAACATTCTATAAAATATTTATTAGATGAAATTGAATCTCTTGAAACAGAATTAACAGTTAAAGCAAATACTTTAGAAGCAGATGAAATCCTTGATGAATTATTAGATAGACAATATCAATTAGATGTCCATGTTAATGCCGTTTTAGGTCAAGAACTTGATAAAAATTTAGAAAAGATAAAAAGTTTTAGTGATACTTTATCTCTAATTGGGGAAAATTATTAGGTTAGTGCAGATAATCTTCATGCTTTAGAAGCAGTAATTCCTGGAATTACTCAAAAATTAACTGTAAGTCAAGAAGGATTAATTTAGCTTCATAAAACTGAGGCAATTGCGGCAATTGAAAATACTAAAGCAAATACAATTAGTTCAAAAACAAAAATTTAGAATCGTATTGATGAATTAAATGTAACAAAAACAGCTGCTGAAGCTGCTTAGAAAGCAATTCAAGCTGAAATAGATAAAAACTTAAAAGATGAAGAGACTCGTACTAATGCTGTTAATAAAATGGCTGAAATTAGAGCCAATTATCAAAAAGCAACTAATGAAGGTGTAGCAGCAGATTATGCTAAAACATCAGCAGAAATGTCAGAAGATAGTGATGACAATATGGAAAATGATGTTGAAAATGCTAGTATTTCCACAGCTGCTTATGTAGAAAAATTCATTGCTTTACATGCTAATACTGAAAACTATAAACAAGAATATTTAAAATTTGTTGAAACTATGCTTTTAGCTGATTAGGCTGCTTTAGCTGGAGATCCTGTAGCTTTAAGTGCTTTATTAGGTAATGTATAGGCTGTAAAAGATTTAGGTGGTACTGCAGAATAGATTGCTTAGGCAGAATTAGTAGCTAATGAAATGAAATTAACGGCTTCTGAAAAAGGGCAAGTTATCTAGTATAATGCTGCTATTGTTTAGAATAAAATCAATGATGAAGGCAAATTTGATTTTTCTGGTACGAGAAATGATGAAACTGGAAAAACAATAAAAGAATCTGAAGAAACGAAGAGAAAAACAGAAGATTATTTAAATAATTTAGCAAAAGAATATGCAAAATTAAATGAAGATACTGCTAACGAATTTTTACAAAATCACTATGATTATTATGGTTCAATTATAACTTCTAGTGATGAAGCAATTGCTAAATTAAATATTGATTTAGCTGAAGAAACGGCAGCTCTTAATTCTTTAGATTAGATGATAGTAAATATAAAAAATGGAAAAAGTGCTACCGGAACCTCTTCACAATCTTCTGAAACTTTACAAGAAACAGTTAAAGAACATAACCCTTATCAAAATGTTGATAATACTATTGAAGCTATTAATCTAAAATTAGAAGAATAGAAAGCTATAACTGAAAATTTAGAAAAAGGCACTGAAGAACATTTAGCATCTTTAGAAAATGAGCGCTTATTAACAGCAGAAATTGGTAAATATCAACAAGAGAAACTTAATATTGCTGAAAATGAATTAGCTACTTTAGAATAGAAATTATCTCAATTTGGAGCAGAATATGACCCATTAACTAGAAAAATTGTTAATTATGATGAAATAGTTAATGCTAAAGCAAGAGAAGTTGATAAATTAAATAAAGAACTTGCGGCCGCTTCTGGTCCTGAAAAAGAAAGATTATAGGAGCAAGTAAATGCTGCTGAAAAGCTTTATAATAATGTTAAAGAGTTAGCTGATGAACATAGCAATACTGTTGATATTATTAATGATACTACTACTGCTTTAAGAGAAAATGGTTAGGCTATTGAAGATAATATAAAAACACAGGAAGAGTTTAATAAAGAATTACAAAAAGCAAGAAAAGAAGTAGAAAAAACAAATAAAGAAATTCAAGAAACCATTGATAATCTTAAAGATGAAGTAGATATTTACCATCAATTAAATCATGAATTAGATAAGTAGAATGAAGAATTAGATAGATTAAGTAAATTAAAAGATTCTTTATATGGTGAAAATCATATAAAAGCAGCTAAATAGGAATTAGAAGTTGTAAAACAAACATAGAAAACATATGAAGATTTACTTGATACTACATTAGATGACCTTGAAAATGCTATGGGTAAAGCTACTGTACATTTTGATACTAAAATTGTATATGATGAAGATGGAGCAATTTTAAATTATCAAGAGTTACAGGAAGAATTAGTTCGTAAAGCTGAAACAGCTGCTAATGATTTAACAGCTGCTAACATTCATTCTTTAACACTGCCTGAAGAATAGCGCGAGGAATATTTAAAACCATATCAAGATGCTTATGATAATGCTTTAGCTGCTTAGAAAGATGGATAGGATGCTATTAATAAAGTTCATGATTTAAGAGATTAGGCTTATAATTATGGACAGCAAGCAAGAGATAGTTTCTATAAAGGTTTAGACCTTTAGGCTGAATTATGGGATTATAAATTTAATCTTTAGATTGAAATCAATGATAATGATTTGGAAGAATTAGAAAAGCAATTAGAAAAGATTGAAGATAAAGGCTATGAAATGTCTGAAGCAATAGCTTTAATTAATACAGATTTTAGAAGTCTTTATGAAAATAATTATACATATTTACAAAGTGAAATTGATAATTTATAGAGTATGTATAGTGCTGGAGAAATTACAGAAGAAGCATATATAGAAAGATTAAAGAAAATCCAAGAAGAAGCCAAAGAAGCAGCGAATGAACTTGAAGAACTTGATGAAAAAGTATATGAATATTATGGCATTACATTAGAGAAAGCTAATGAAGAATTAGAATTCTATATCAAGTAGATGGAACATGCAACTGAGGTATTAGACCACTATAAAAATATTATTGAATTGGTTAATGGTGAATACGATTATGAGCGTTTAGGTATCGTTCTTGAGGGTTAGGCACATAATCTATAGAATGAAATGGAAGTTGCTGTTAAATGGTTTGAGACCTTAGATGCGGAAAAAGCTGCAATTGAAGCTGAGTTAGCTAATCCTGGCATATCTGATGAATAGCGTGAAAAATTAAAAGAAGCTTATGAACCTATTTATGAAGCTTGGATGGAAGCACATGATGAAATGTTATCTAAAACTACTGAATGGGTTGAAGCAACTAAAGCAGTTATGGAAAATACTATGGCAAAAGCTGCTAGAGATTTAGAGATGTCTTTCACAGATGGCGTAGGTTTTGATGCCTTAAACGATTCTATGGATAGATTAAATGAATATTCTGATATTTATTTAACTAAAACTAATCAAATTTATGAAGTTCAGAAAATGATGCGTACTGCTCAACAAGCCGCAGATAAAACCGACAATGCTTCATCTAAACAGAGATTGAAAGCATTTATGGACGAACTGGGAGATTTACAAGAGAAAAATAAATTAAGTAATCTTGAATTAGAAATTGCGCAAAAGAAATATGATTTACTTGAAGCACAAATTGCTCTTGAAGAAGCTCAAAATGCTAAATCTACAGTTAGATTACAAAGAGATTCTGAAGGTAATTTTGGTTATGTATATACTGCTAATTAGGAACAAGTTGCTGAAGCTGAAACGCAAGTATATGAAGCAGAGCAAGAGTTATATAATTTAGCATTAGAATCTGCCAATGATTACGCATAGAAGCGTATTGAATTGCAGCAATCATTATATGACGATTTAGTTGAGTTAGAAGAAAATCGTGTTGCTGGTATGTATGCAACTGAAGAAGAATATAATAAAGCTCGTGAATAGCTGATTAAAGAATATAATGATTTATTTATTGCTTATGAGGATTAGTATAATTTAGCAATTGAAGCTGATGGTTATTTAAGAGTTTAGATTGCTGAAAGACATAATAAACAACAATTATCTGATACTGTTGGATTTTTAGATGAATCCACATAGAATATTCTTGAAACAACTACATTACAGCAAGAAACATGGATTACTCATTTTGATAATATTTTAGAAAAAACTCGTGGATGGCGTAATGATACCAATAGTGAATATGATTAGTCTGCTATTGATGCTTCTGAATGGTTAACAGCAACGCAAGGATATTTGAAAACTTGTGAAGATTCTTATAAAACTTGGTAGACTACAGTTACTGAACAAAATAAATATGTTTAGGAAGCTTTAGTTCATACTCAGGGAGAAACTGATAAATTAACTACTGAAAGTGATGAATTAAAAACAGCTTTAATTGGTGAAGATGGAAATGGTGGTCTTGTAAAAGCTCTTGGAGATGAATTATAGAAAGTTAGAGAGTTAATTACAGAATATGCTTTACAAAGTAATGGATTAGATATTTTAGCTGAAAAATATGAATCTTTAAGAGGTCAAATTGATAGTTTAATTTCATCAATTAATAGTATTCCTGATTGCGCTGAATGGTGTGTAAAAACATATGGAGATGGCGGAATGGGAGGAGGAGATACTGGAGGTAATTTCCCAGTTGATCCTGACCCAGTTTTTTCATCTGATGATGATGATAGTAAATTTGGTTGTGGTGCTCATACTGCTACAACAGCAGATGATATTAAAGATACATCAATAACATCAAATACTAATAAAAATTATGCTGTAGAATCTGCTAAATATTGGAAAGGTCAACAAAGTATTGGAGAAGCTGCTGCTAATTTAGGAATTTCTGTTAGTGAAATGAATAAAATAAATATGGCTTTAGCGGGTTAGACTGAAAATTGGAATGGTACTAAAATTTTCACTGAAGAATTTGCTGATTAGAATTTATCTGATGATTATGAAAGAACTCAAAAAAGTGGATTTGATGAAATTATTAATAATCAACAATCTGCTGCTAATGTAAATAAATGGCTTATAGATGAAGGTATAGCAACTGGTGCCACAGGCATGTATACTGGGGCTTGGGGTCCAGAAGGTAGATTAGCGTTATTGCATGAAAAAGAATTAGTATTAAATAAAGAAGATACTAAAAATTTCTTACATGCAACCGATATTTTAAGAAGTATATCTGATGTAATAGATTTACAAGCTATGTCAAATCAATTTAATACTTTATCTGCTAGTATCTATTCTGGTTCTTCTGGAATATTAGAACAATCAGTTCATATAGAAGCTAATTTCCCGAATGTATCTGATAGGAATGAAATTGAAGAAGCGTTTAATAATCTTATTAATACAGCTTCTCAATATGCGAATCGTAAAACTATATAAATTATAGGGGTCTGATAATTCAGACCCCTTATTTTTATTGGACTAGATTTATTAGTTGACTTTAGCAAAAAATTAAGTTATAATAGAATATGGAGAGAAAGGAGATTGGTTATGTCAAATAAAAATCTTGGAGAACAATTGTGTGAAGCTGTTGATATAATTGCTAAAGCAAGAGTTGGCAGTGTAGCATATGACCAAACTATTATATGTACAATAACTAATGATACTTTAAAAGATAAAGGTCAATATAAAGTATCAAATGGTTCAGCTGAATTTGATGCTTATACTTCTAATACAGAATATCGTTCAGGAGACAATGTATATGTATCTATTCCAAGAAATGATTGGAATGAACAAAAATTTATTATAGGTAAATATACTAATAAAGATACTGGTGAATATTTTGTATATCAAAATCCTTTTAATACATTAGTTGATATTACTGGCAATGTAATTAATGCTAATGTTCCTACTAATGAAAGTGGATTAGTAGCTAATAATCCTAATGAAGAATATATTATTTTATGGTCTTATAATATAAATAATGAGGCTTTACGAAAAGAAAATGGTAATATTTTTAGTGGATATACTAGATTAGGATTACAAGCATCTTTTTAGTCACTTATAAATCCTTTTAGTTATAAAGAATATGAAAAAAATGATGATGGCAGTTTAAAACGCGATGAAGATGGATTATTAATAGTAAAGAATTAGGCTAATTCAAAAATTATTGATGGTGAATATGGTTTGCGGCTTCGTTTAAAAGTAACTCAAAACTAGACACTTAGTGAAGTTAAAAATGATGGTGCCGCAAATAAAGAGGTAATTTTTTATCTAAATACCGCAGATATGAATGGTAATCCATATAATTTTAATAATTTTTTCTAGCAAGAAAAAGTTTTTGATGTTTCTGAATATGAATCAATTCATTCAATTTAGATTGAATTTTATCAAATTAAAGATTCTTTCATTGATGCTTCTGGATATAAATTACCTTATTTGGATGAATGGGGAAATATAACTGCTCCAAATTTATATGTTAAAGATGTATATTTATGTCTTGGATATGATACTAGCGAGTTTGATGATGAAATGATTAAAGTATATACTTTAGATACTTTAACATATTCAAGAAAAACAGAGCCCTTTATGGATAATGCTAAACGAATTGATTTGCGTTGGATACATAAAATGCCAGATGGTTCATTTAAATCAATTACTAAAGCAGATGCCGCAAATTATAATTTTAAAATTTAGTGGTATAGATATCAATTAGGTTCTCCATCATCTGACCAATATTCAGATAAAGAGTGGATTTGGTTATCTGACCAAGAAACAGAAAATGGAAAAAATTATTATACAATTTAGGATGAAGATTGGTTAAATAATAATTAGCAATATAAAGGTAGTGAAAAATATCCCGGTTTCTTTAACACTTGGTTAATTCCAGATGTAGCTTTAAGTACGGAAATGGTTAAAGCAATTATATTTTTTAATGGAAAACCAATTAGAAGTAATATTGTTATTTTAACAAATGAAAATGAAGTTGTAAGTCGTCCAACAGTAGATGCTTTAGAAGCACTTACAATTCATTGTAATAATGGATTAGATGAAGCTGGGAATCCAATTTATTCTGAAAATTATTTAATTTATAATGAAGGTAATGAATTAATTGATGAATCTTAGGCAAAACAACCACGGCAATTTGAATTAAAATTTGACCCAGAAGTTCCAACAGAAGATGATGAAACTGAAGGTTTAAAATATGCTAGATATGTGGAATGGCGCATTCCAAAAAAGAATACGATGATTGTAATGCCGCCAGATTATAAAGATAATAATGCTTTAGAAGATATTACAGACCCAAATTATTATATTATTAGACGTAATGGTGTTTTAAACGCAGATAATAAATATGTTGTTTATAACAAACAATCTTTTAGAATAGATAATTATTATTCTGCTGAAAAATCAAATAATACTGTTTAGTGTACTATTGAAAAAGAACCAAATACTTTTTATATAGCAACTGTTGATTTATTGTTTGGAGTTGCTGGTACTACTGGAACAGATACAACTTTAGTAATTAATTTTGATGATAGTAGTCTTGGAGCAATTGATTCTGCTATATCTGGTAATACAATTATTACTGCTAAATTATATGATAGTGAAAATAAAGATATTACACAAACAGTTATTAATCAAGATTGTGTTTTTGAATGGAAATGGAAAGGTAAAGAAGAATATCCTCATGAAAAAATACAAATACTTTCTCCGGAAGATTATTCAAATGAATTAAAAGAACAAGTACAAAAAAATCAATGCGTTATTAGTAATACAAATAATCTACCTTTAGAACTTAATGAATGGAATATTCTTTAGTGTACTGTTACAGGATGGCAAGATTATCCTTTAGTAGCTTATTTTGCTATTCCATTAAAAAGAGACCCTGATAATGCAGAAAAGCGCACTTTATTTATGGAGGGCGCCACAAGAATTATCTATGATTCTGCTGGTACGCCTTCTTATTATAAAAATCCATATAAATTATTTTATTCTGAAGATATGACAGGAGAAAATCAAGAAGGTGAAATAGAAACTATTAATCAAATTAATCAATATTTAGAAGATTAGGATATGATTAAAGATGATTATAGTATACGTTGGTAGCTTTCTTATCATCCAGATTTTTAGACTCTAAATTACTTACCTTCTATTGGAATTTCTAAAAATTATAATGATGGTTTTAATTATAATATTGGATTAAAAGCTATTAATGTATATGTTAAAGGTTGCGAAGATTATATTACAATTAATTGTATAGATAAAAATGGAACTATATTATGGTCTTAGCCTTTATTAATTTTACAAAATAAATATCCATCATCTATGCTAAATAAATGGGATGGTTCATTATCTATTGATGAAACGGAAAATGCTATTTTAGCAGCTAAAATTGCCGCAGGTAGTAAAGATTCTGAAAATAGATTTAGTGGTGTTATTATTGGTGATTGGGGCAATAAAAAAGAATATAAAGAAACTACTAATGCTTCTGTAGCGGAAATTGGAGTTTATGGTTTTCATGAAGGAGCTATGAGTTTTGGTTTCAAAGAAAGTGGAAAAGCTTTTATAGGTAAAGATACTCGCGGACGTATTCATTTTGATGGAAATGATGGTTCAATTTATTCTTCTGCTTGGATTGCTAATTCAGAAGATAATCATAGAGGATTGTATTTGGATATTGATGATGGTAATATTCAAATGCGATAGGAGTATGGTTCTGCAAATATAACCACCTTTATACAAGTACCTGTAAATACTATTAATTTTAAATCTAATATATATTATGCTTTTCAAGAATATATATTAAGTAAAGAAGGATATAGTGCCAGTAAAACTTATTATGAACCATATGGATATAAATTAGTTGATATTGAAGCCGGTGGATATGAACCTGGTATATATTATAAAAGAATAGAATCTTCATCTACTACTGGTTCTGGTGATAATGCTGAAAATATTAAAATAACAGAATATGTTTTAGATAATGAATCTTTTAATCCAACTAAAAATTATTATTATGTATCTGCTTTTAAAGAAAGTTCAGTGAGTGCTTCTTCTTATTAGATTAATAAATATTATATTAAACAAGAGCCAAATAAAGATGAAGCAACAGGTCAAATTTTAATAAATTCATTGATTCCAAAAGAACAGACAACTTATTATAAACCTTTTTTAACTTATTATGAATAGACAGAAATTTCTCCTAATAAATATATTGATTTAGCAACTAGTTCTAATGAAACTGATTATAGAAACGTTTATCCTCTATCTATTGGATATGAAAAAAATGTTTATGAGCGTGCATTTAGAGTAAGTTGGGATGGAACTATTTATGTAGAAAATGGTGAATTTAATGGTGAAATTCATGCTACTTCTGGAACTTTAGGAGATTTGGAAGTAACAGGAACGCTTATAGGTGGAACAATTGTTGGTGGTGATATTTCTGGTGCTTGGATTAGTGGTAGTACTATTGAAGGTAGTAGAGTATACGCTGATGATTTAATCTGTTATAATGGTAATATTGCTGGTTGGCGCATTACTGAAAATTATTTAAGAAATAGTAATGGAACAATTGTTTTATATTCAGATGGTGAGCGTGGAGAATTGGCAAAATTTGGTGGATGGAAAGTTACTAAGCTTGGTTTTGAAAATCGTCTTGGAACTTATAAAGATGCGAATAATATTCGCACCACAAATAATTTTAGTTATTTAAAAGGCGGATTGATTAGTGGTAGTATTTTAGATACGCCATCTGGAGGTATGCTTTTAGCTGGTAAATTTAAATTAGCTTAGAGTTTAAGCCCTGGTTTTGATACTAATACTGGTATTGGAAATTATTTGCTTATTCCTGGCACTATTGGTGTTGTAATGTCTGATATTGAAACTAGTCCAGATGCACCAGAATATTATGGTATAGGATTAGAATATGGTGAACCTGTTAAATCTTAGATAAAAGCTACAGCTGTTAATGTTGGTATGCGTTATGGAGTTAATCAATCTATATGGATTACTGATAAAACAATCGGTTTAGCATCTAATGATGGTGATTTGTCATTACATTCAAAAGATACTATTCATGAATATTCAGCTACAAATGTTAATATTGGTGTAAAAACTGGTTCAGGTAATAATGTTGAGTTATATCCTTAGTTTGAATCTTATTATAATGGTGGATAGCAAACAGTAACATTAGGAATTTATGCCAATGATGCTATTACTATTGGTCCAGTAGAAAATGTAGGGGCTTCTTCTTGTAATTTAATTAGAATAGGAGAACAGTCTTTAACTATGGATATTGGAGCATGGACTACTAATTTAAATATTGGATAGAATGCATAGAATATTAAAATAGGAGAATTTGCTAAAACTATCATAGAAATTGGTAGTTCGGTTCCAGAGATAAAACTTGGAAGTACTTCCACACCAAAAATAACTATTGGTAATACGGGAGCCGCTGTTACAATATAGAATAATTTGTTGACACCAAATTTATATATTACAAATGGTTTTGAAGCTATTGATGGTAATTATGCTGGAACTATAGTTATGAATCCTTCAGGTTTTTAGTTATAGGGCGGTTCCTTTACTTTAGGAAAAGATGGAGCTTCTGTTAGTGGAAATATTTATTATAATGGTTCTATTAATCTTGAAAATGGATTTAATGTTACTAGTGGTTCAATAAATATTGGCGGCGGAGAAAATGAAGCAATATTTGGTTCTATATATTATTCTGGTAGTGTTAATTTAGGTAATGGTTTATAGATAACTACTGGTGATTTAAATATTAAAGGTGGTAGTGCTACTTTTGATAATAATTTAGAAGTAAAAGGAACTGTAACTATTGGAAGCGGATTGACGGTTGCGGAAGGAGCTACTGTTACTGGAGTTTATGCTACTTTATTATGAGGTATAATATATGGCAACAATGAGTAAAATGACTTTAATTAAACCTGTTGGTGATACAACAGTATCTTATGAAGGAGAATATATTAAAGATGAATATGGAACAGAATCTAAATCATCAGCCTCTAGCGGAGATAGAGTAAGACGAGAAAGAAATTTTGTAGCACAACGAAAAGGACCTATAGATGAATGGGATGATGGAACTACTGGAAATTATGCGCGAATTGAAGGTGGTAATGGCTCAGAAACCCAAACTTTATATGGAAGATATAGATATTAGTATAGAATTGGAAAATGGTATTGGAAAATTACACAATCATCTGAATTTAACGATCGTACTGGTACAGTAAGTTCTTTAAATGAAATTCCAGATGATTATACAACAACTTCTAATGGTAATAGATATACTTATACTTATACATGGGATTCTCGTACAATAAAAGATGGATATTGGAAAGATGATATAGATGAACCTTATGAAGATGAAAATGGAAATATTGTATAGCCAGAATGGATTGATACCAGCTATAAGGTTTATGATTGGGAGGAATATTTACAAATAGAAACATTAACTATTGATTGGGATTCTTGGACTCCAGAATATACAAAAGAAGATATGAGTGTAGATTTTTATCCGCGTCCTAAAGAATTTTATTTTATTAATTGTGAACCAGGAAAGCAATGGAGAGTTGATTTAGGTCTTTAGACTTTAATTACTAATATTTATGAATTTCAAGAATATGCTAATTAGTGGTAGGCTTGGAAAAAATAGGAGGAATATAGCAATACTCCATCATTTGATTCTCCACTTTCAGCTGCTAATATTAATTCAATTTATTCTTCTCTTGGTCATTCAGGAGGATATTCTTCAGGAAATGAAGTTAGAGCTAGTATATTTAAAGGATTGGAATCTATCATTAATTAATAAAAAAATAATTGAGATAAAGGAGATATATATTATGACTTATGAAGATATTCAAATATTAGTAAATATTTATAATACATTTTTAAGCGTTCATACATGTGGTGAAGATAGTTTTGCTATGACAGATTGTATGCGTGCTTTATATAAATTTATTGAAACTAAACAAAAGGAATATATAGAAAAGCAAAAAGAGAATAAGGAGGCTTAATATGAGCAAATTATATCCTCCAGTTATAGAGGGAATTATTCCAGCTTTTTATGCTAATGATGATGGGACAGCTAATTTAGTTGTCCCATTTTCTATGAATCCAACGGTTTCTTGGAATGAAGTTGGAAATATTAGATTACAATTAAAAACAGTTCAAAATTTAAATACTAGATTAGTTGATACTGGATATTATACAGATTATTCTCAAAAAGATAAAGTAATATTTTCTTTTACAGAGCAAGCAGTAAAAGAAAATTTAAATATTGGTTAGCATTATAAAGTATAGATAGCTTATCAAGATATTGATGGTGATGTCGGTTATTATTCTACTGTTGGTGTAACTAAATTTACAACAAAACCTACAATATATATTGAAAAATTAAATGAAGGAATAAAAAATTATCATCAGTATACTTATATTGGAGTATATTAGAATATTGATGATAAAACTGAAAAAGTTTATTCTTATGAATTTAATTTATATGATGAAAATGATAATTTAATTAAAGCATCTGGTGAATTAATTCATGACAATACTTAGAACACTTAGTTGGGTTCTTCTGAAGATAAATTTGATATTATGAATGATTTAGAAGAAGATAAAATTTATTATTTGTAGTATAAAGTAACTACAATTAATGGATTAATTGAATATTCTCCTAAATATAAAATTGTCCAAAAGTAGAGTATTAATGTAGATATTGAAGGTAAATTGACTGCGGAAATAGATAATGAAAACGGGTGTGTGCGATTATTTATTAATACTGATAATTCAGTAATTGGTGATTTTAGTATTTTACGCTCTAGTATTAAAGATAATTTTACTGAATGGCATGAACTATATAAATTTAGATTGTAGAGTCAATTAACACATAGTTTAGAATGGATTGATTTTAATGTAGAACATGGTGTAGAATATAAATATGCTTTATAGCAATTTAATTTGCATGGAATAAAATCAAATAAACAATTTTCTGTTAATATTATTCCATATTTAGAACATTCTTATTTATATGATGGTGAGCGTTAGTTAAAAATTAAATTTAATCCTAAAGTTTCTTCTTTTAAAGATATTTTATTGGAACAAAAAACAAATACTATTGGTGGTAAATATCCTTTTATTTTTAGAAATGGAAATGTTTATTATAAAGAATTTCCAATATCAGGATTAATTTCATATCAAACAGATGAAGATTTTTTCTTTATTAAGCAATAGGAAGAATATAACCCAGTAACTGATTTAACTTATGAAAATATTAATAATGAAAAAGATTTTAAACTTGAAGTATTAAAATGGTTAAATAATGGAAAACCTAAACTATTTAAGTCGGCAACAGAAGGTAATTATATCGTAAGATTAATGAATGCGTCTTTGTCACCGACCGATTAGCTTGGCCGCATGCTCCATACTTTTAGTACAACTGCTTCTGAAATCGCAGATTATACATATAATAATTTATTAAAGTATAATATTGCGAGAATAAAAAATCCTATTTATTAGAATCTTAATTGGAAAACTATTGATATTGCTACTGGATTAAGAGAAGATTATACTGTTAATTTTAATGAAAAAGAAATGTTATCTTTATTAATTGAGGATGGAACCCCAGAAGATTTAATTTTAATTATAAATGGTTAGAATTATGGTGATGCTAATCCAAATAATAATACATATATTGATAGTGACAGTAATGAAGTAGAAGAAGAAACTGATGATGGATTAGATGATTCACATGAAAATACTTGGGTTGAAGGTGTCGGCACTAATAATTATGGTTTTATTGCTTAGTTAGATAAAAATGGTAAATATTATATAGATTTAAAAAACAATAATAAAATTACAGCAGTGCGTTTTATAGATAAATCAATTTAGCATAAAGGTTTATTAACATATGCTTATAATAATATTGAAAAAAGTAATTTTGATTCAATTATTGATTATAGTTTAGAAAGTTTTTCAAATTCTTATGAAAATTAGATTTATGATATAATATCTGAAATTGAAGATGAAAATACTACAATACAAAAAATTAATTATATTTATGCTACTGTAACTAGTTCCAATAGAGACACAACATTAAATTTTGATGGAAGAATAATTGATGTTAAAGATATTGGAGAATATAAGATGTATGATTTTGATAGAGTCAATTCTTTAATTTGCGGTGACGGACTTAGAGTTGATATTATGTGCGATATTCAAAAAGTTATTTATGAAGGAGGAGAAAATAATGAATCCTCTACTTGATAAAGATTTTTTAATTAAATTAGATGAATAGATTAATAAAGAGGTTTATGTCAGATTAATTACAATGACATATGATGAAGAACCTCTTGAATAGATTGAAGGTGTAGCGACCGGAGGTTCTATTAATATTGATGGAACCTCTGCGGTCCGCCGCACTTGCTCTATTAGTTTAGTTACTAAAGAATTAAATATTAATTAGTTTTATTGGGGCTTGAATAATAAGTTTAAAGTTGAAGTAGGATTATTAAATTTAATTGATACCAGATATCCTGATATTATTTGGTTCCCGCAAGGAACATATATAATTACTAATTTTAATATTAATTATACTACTAATAATTTTACTATTAGTATTAGTGGCAAAGATAAAATGTGCTTATTAAATGGTGATATTGGTGGTAATTTAACAGCATCAATTGATTTTGGAGTTGAAGAATATGTAGATTTAAAAAATAATATTACATATTATAATCATATTCCAATTAAAGATATTGTGCGTGAAGCAGTCCATACATATGCTAGAGAGCCTTACCATAATATTATTATTAATGATTTAGATGAAACAGCTGTTGAACTCTTGGAATATCGTGGTGATACTCCTTTATATTTATTATATAATGAAATAGCTGGTGTATATGAAAATTATATTTTAAATGGAGATACGCCTTGCTGGATATTATATGAAGATAATAGTGTTAGTGAAGAGATTACTTTAGCCACAATTGAAAGTATTGGTGGTTCTTATGATTCTAGAGTAGAACTTGCCCCGGATGAAAGCCGAGGAAGTAGTATAATTTTTGATAGTAATAAATTTCCAATATATAGAATTGCTAAAATAACATATGGTTAGACTGTTGGATATAGAGCAACTGATTTAACTTATGCTGGTGAATTAATTAGTAATACTGGAGATAGTTTGACTTCTATTTTAGATAAAATTATTCAAATGCTTGGTAATTATGAATATTTTTATGATTTGGAAGGTAGATTTACGTTTTAGAGAAAAAAGACTTATTTACAAACTTCTTGGAATAATATAAAAAAAGTTGGTGATGAAGAATATGCGGATAGCGCAGCATATACTTCATCTACTATCTATAATTTTACCGATAACAAATTAATCACATCTTTTTCTAATCAGCCAAATTTAACTAATTTAAAAAATGATTATTCTATTTGGGGAATGCGAAAAAGTATATCTGGTATTGATATTCCTATTCATTATAGATATGCGATTGATAAAAAACCAAAAGCATATAGAAAAATTACAGTTACTGAAGAAGATATTAGTGGTTATAATGCTGATAACCCTGAAACGCCAATGAAACCTACAGAATGGGAAACAATAGAAAATGCGCAAGTTTATCTATCTAAAGATTATGATTGGCGTGAATTAATTTATCAAATGGCTTTAGATTATTATGCTTATAATCAATTAGAGAATTTTACTGCTAAAATAATTGAAGCAAATAAAGATTATGCTAATGAAACTGGAAGCTATTTAGATGGTACTACTGGATATGAATAGTATTATATTGATATATAGGGATTCTGGCGGCAATTATATGACCCACAGTATAATGACCATCCAGAATATATATTACATAAAGATGAAATAAATAATGAATTTAGTTTAGACGAAGAAAAACCTCTTTATACTGTTGGTCATTATGTTAGAGTTAATGAAGAAGATGTTATAGATAGAAATTAGGTATTTACTTTATGGAAAAATTCAGAAACAAATAAATATGAATTACAACCATTATTAAATGTATATCCTATAGATTTTGAAGGTTCATTTAAAACAGATGAAGATGGTAATTATTTACCTTCTGATACTTTCTATATTGCGAATATAAATGGCACATTTTCACCTATTGCTTACGAAAAAAAACAATGGGTAGAGAAAGGCGAATTATATATAAAAAATCCTAATCAAAATGAAACTGATACACGAGAATATATTTTATTAATTGATTCAATCTCTTCTATAGATTATCCTTTCTATGTATATAAAGATAAAGAAGAGAAAGATGGTATATAGGTTGATTTAATGATAGATATTACCACAGAGGCAGATATTGAATTATAGTCACTTTATTATGATAGAGAGAGTAAAAAATATCAAAAATATTTAGTAAGAAATTATTTAGATATTAGTGGAACAAAAATTGTAGAAGGTTCTGTTCCTGATTATATTAAAATTAATTATTATGAAAAAGATGATAAATTTATTTCTAATGTAGATAATTCTGAAAAATATGGAGAATATAAAAATTGGAATAAAATGATAATTGATGAACCTTCATCTTTAAATTTTTGGTTTGATTTTTTAGATGCTGAAAGTGAATTAGGGAAATATTCAGTTTCAATGATTGGAGATAGGACAAAAGTTATAAATGATAATACAATAACTGCGATATATTTTAGAGAGGTTCCTAATTTAATATTTACTACTTATGAAGATTATAAGAAAAATAATTTAAAATTTATGTCTAGTTATTTACCAGTATTTGTTTAGAGTAATCTTGAAAGTTTGTTTAATATAAGCTCACAAGGTAAATCTGCAAAAGATGAATTAGATTAGTTACTTTATAATTATTCATATTGTATTGAAAATATAACAATTCAGGCTTTACCAATTTATTATTTGACTCCGAATACAAGAATTTTTATTTCAGATAATGAAAGTCAGATTAATGGAGACTATATAGTTAGTAAAATTTCTCTTCCATTAACTTATAATGGAACGATGTCTATTACTGCGACTAAAGCTCCAAAACGATTGCTTTAATAGAAGGAGGAATTAAAATGGCAAAAACTATTATGTAGTTTAGATATTATAATGAAACTGATAAAACAAAAAATTATCCAAAAAATTTAGCAAAATCGCAATTAACATAGGGAAGTGTTTTTAAAGATTATTTACCTTTTACATATATGAAAATTTATGCTCCTACTGGAACAAAATTTTTTTTAAATGGAAATAATAATTCTCCTATTTTGATTGGCACATCTGGAATATATGAATTAGACTTAGAAGGTATTGCTGAAATTACGAGTTTAAAATTTGATAATACTTCTATTGAGAATATTAACAATAATGAAAATAGTTATTTAACTATTGATGTTATTTGTAATAAATAAAAATTATAAGAAAGGAAAATATTAAATGGCAGATATTGTTTATAATTATGTAAAATTTATGCGCGGTACACCTACTGCGTTTAAAAATCTTGCCTCTAAGAATAAAGATACTTTATACTTTATTCATGAAGAAGATGCTATTACTGGTTAGCTTTATATTGGTGATATTTTAATTTCTGATAATTTAGAAAATGATAGTAGTGCTATAGTTGCTAAATTATCTGATTTAGAAGATGTAAATATTACTGGTGTTATTGATAAACAAGTTTTAGGTTATGATGCTAATACTGGTAAATGGATTCCTGTAACTTTAGAACAAGCTATTGATGTTGCTCCAATGATTGGTGCGACTGCTGATACTGATGGTATTGAAGGTCTTGTTCCTGCTCCAAAAGCTGGAGATGAAGGAAAATTCTTGCGTGGTGATGGTACTTGGGCAGAAGCTTTAACAGAATCTGGTGAAACTATTACTATCATTCAAGAAGATGTTTCTAATTTAAAAGAGCTTTTAGGAGCTCCTGCTTCTGAATCAGAAACAGCAACGGGTATTTATTAGATTTTAGATACAAAAGCTAATACTTCAGATGTTGCTAATTTAATTGCTGCTGAAGTAGCAAAGTTAGACCATTTAAAAAGAATAACTGTTAATTCTATTGACGATATAGATATTTCAGCTGAAAATGCTGAAGAATATATCTATATGGTTCCATCTAATGATTCAGAAGATAAAAATGCTTTTGAAGAATATATGGTAATTAATGGAAAACTTGAAAGATTAGGAACTTATTCTATTGGTTCAGTTGGTGAAGAAAATTTAATTAATGCTATTAACACTAACGAATTTGTTATTTCAACTGATGGAACAAAAACTTTAAATTTATTAGAAGTTCCAGCTACAAAAATCGTTGATTTAGAAAATAATTCTACTTTCACTGTTTTATAGACAGAAGTTGGTACATTAACCACTGAATTAACATAGGTGAATACACGCGTAGCTAGTATTGAAGAAGCAATTGCTGAATTACAAGAAAATTCTTCTTGGGGTTCTATTTAATTTAATATAAAGGAGATAAAAAATTATGGCTAACGTAATGTTTAAAAGAGGCCTATCTACTGTCCTTCCTTGGAATAATGCGCAAGATGGTACTTTTTATTTAACTAGTGATACTAATAGATTATATGTTGGTAATGGTACAACTCTTGCTGAACTTAATCGTTATGTAAAAACCGTTCAAACAATTAATGATTTAAGTAATTTAAATGCTCATGAAAATGATTTTGCTTATATTCTTGATAAGAATATTTTAGCAGTATACGCACCAAATAAAGATAATTCTAATGTATTAGAATGGCATCAAGTAAATGTAAATACTAATACTGATACTTCTGTTACTGAAGTTTCTTTTAGTGATGGTACTGTTGTTGATGCTACTGATGATAGAGAAAAATCTATTAAAATTGATATGACTTTAATCCAAAAGAATAAAGATGTTCTTACTGGGGTTACAAGTGATGCTGGTTCAATTACTCAATCTTTCTATATTCCAGCTTCTGCTTTCTCTACAATGGAAACTAATGCTGCTGTTACTGCCACTGTAAATGTAAGTGATGGTGTAGCTACCATTAAAAATACTGGCACTGGAGCCGCAGGTGAAGGCTTTACTGTTAGTGGTGGTACTAATATTACTATTAGTGGAGATAGCGCTGGTATTACAATTACAAGTAGTGATACTACATATGATGTAAAAGTTGAAGGCACTGAAATTAGTTTAATTGATTCTAATGATAGTCAATCTATTACTAAAGTAAGTATTGTAGGCGATAATGATTGGATTGAGACTTCTAATGAAAATGGTAATATTAAAATTACTCATGCTTCTAAAGAAGTTTCTAAACCAACAGCAGTTAACGGAGGAGAGCTTACAGAAGATAAAAAGTTCACTGTAATTACTGGTTTAACTGTTGATGATAATAATCATGTTACTGGTATTGCTACTACAGAATATGAAGCGAAAGATACAACCTATGCTCCTGAAATTGGTTTAAATAGTGATAAAGAATTATATGTGTCATTAGTAAATCAAGATGATTTGATTTGGGATTCAGAATCACTTGATATTTCTCATAAAATTACTATTGATGGCCAAGAATATAACGTAAAACCTGGAGATAATCTTGGTGAAATTTATTCTAAAGGTGAAATTGATAGACAATTAAAAGCACTTAATGGTATGACTTATAAAGGTGTGGTCAATAGTGAATCTGAACTTCCAGATGTTGCGCATATTGGTGATACTTATAAAGTTGGCACAGCTTTTGATATGTCAATTAATGGCATTACCATCAATCTTAAAGTCGGAGATTTATTAATTGTTAATAATTCTGATGAAAATGATGATGGCCAAATAACTGCTGATATTGCATGGGATAGAATTGAATCTGGTGAAGCTGCTGATACTACTTATGATTTAACTGCTACTAATAATACCATTACTTTAACTGATAGTCATGGTGCAGCAGATATTATTCCAGTTTCTGGCGATGAAATTATTACTTTAACTGCATCTGATAATGAACTTATAGCAACTCATAAAGAATATGATGAAGCTACTGCCACTGATGGTGGTGACGAAACTATTAGTGCTGGTGGAACATTTACTGCTGTTACTGGTATTGCTACTGATGGTTTTGGTCATACTACTGGTTTTACTACTAAAGATTTTACTATTCCAGGAGCCGATAAAGTTACTGCTGATGCTTCTCTTGTAAAACTTACTTTAAAAGATGCTAATGATGTTGAATAGGGTAGTATTGATTTAGATGCTGGTGCAGAATTAACTATTACTGGTACTTCTACTGATAGTAAAAATTTAGTAGCTACAATTGCTCATAATAAAGTAACTAAAAATAATACAACTGGAACTGTTGCTCCTGTTCATGGTACTGGAACATTTGATGTTGTTGAAAGTGTTACCTATAATGATTATGGTCATGTAACTGGTGTAAAGACTACAACAGTGACTCTTCCTGCTGAAACTACTTATTCAATTCATGGTGTGACTGCCGCAGATAATGTTGCTACTTGGGAATTAAAGAATAATTCTGATGAAGTAATGGGTAATCCTATTGCAATTACTTCTAGTAGTTTAAAGGTTGCTACTAATGCTAGTTCCTAGGCTACTATTGAACTTGAATGGGGTTCATTTTAATAAATAAATTGGACAAATGATATTAGTTTCTTTGAAAGAAAATTGAAATTTAAAGAAGAAAAGGGATGAAGAATTAATTTCTTCATCCCTTATTTTAATTTGTGCGAAAGGAGAAATTAATATGGGAAACAATGCTGTTTTTCGTGTTGCTCGTGGATTAGATGAAAAAATAAATCAATTACCGTATGATGATGGTAAAGTTTATTTTGCTATTGATACTAAAAAAATTTATTTAGATGCGAATGAACAAAGAACACCAATGGGTGGAAATACTGGTATTTATTATGGTAAAGCCGATTTTACTGGTGAAATTGGACCAACTTTTATCTTTAAATTTGAAGATATTGATGGTGATAATTTACCTAATATTAATGATTTAATTTTAAATAGCGATGGTAGTTTCTATAAAGTTATATAGATTTTAAATGAAGATGGTGAAATCTTTACCGAAAAATTAACAATTGCTGGTTCTGGTGGAGGAGGAGCTAATCCAGATGAACCTAGAGGAGAAATTAGTGTTGATATAAAATTTGATTCTACTGTAATTGTTGGTGAAAAAATTTTATTAAAAATTAAATTATTAGCAACAGATGCAGAGGGCCAAAATACTGGTGATGGCCGATATGAAATTAAATTATAGAATATATTAAAAAAGAGCGGTACTTTAATTAATTCTGCAGGAGAAGATGAAGCTATTGAAAATTTAATTGATATTACTGATTTGTGTGTATTACCTGGAGATTATACTTTTAGAGTGAATTGCTATGCAGATACTGGTAATCTTGAACCTGAAGTAGTACCAAGAAACATTAAAATTAAAGTAGTTAATTTTACTACTACTTGGAATTATACAGATACTACTATTAATAGTGTTTATTCTGATTTTACTATGACTTGGAGTACTAATGTTCAAGATGATAGTTATAGAGCTTATATTGTAATTGATGATATTTATCCTTTTGATATTAAAGGAACTTCACTACATATTGCAAAAGAAAATTTAGCTGATTATGGTTTAAAACATGGCGCTCATAAAATTGAATTACAATCTTTCGCTAAATTTGGTAATAGTTTAACTGAAAAATCAAGTAATAAGATTATAAAAAATGTAATCTTTTATGATAATGATCCAAATATAACAAATTATATTATTGCTTGTGATTTCTTTGAAACTAATGTATAGCAATATAATACAATTCAATTACCAGTAATGATTTATCATGCAAGTAATATAAATGGTACAGCAACAATTACATTTAAAACAAATAATAAAGTAACTGAATTAACAAATTGTAAAAATTTAACTAAATATATTTTTACTTATACTCCAGATAAAGCAGGATTTATTCCATTACAATTTTTAAGTGGTGGAACGACATTAGATTTAAATTTAAATGTAGAAGCTTTAGATATTAATGTTCAAGAAGTTTCTGGTTATGAATTTAAATTTAAAGCAACAGATTTTGCTAATGATGAAGAAGTTAAACAATGGACTTGTAAGAATAAGCAAATTGAATTTTCTGAAAATTTTGACTGGATTAATGGCGGTTTAAAAAATGGAGATAATGATATCGGACCTTATTTTAGAATACAAGCTGGACATTGGATGAAAATTCCTTATAAACTTTTTGAAGAAGATTTAAAAAATACTGGTGCTTGTTTTAAAATGGTTTTTAAAGCTTATAATTGTAGAGATTATGATGCTACATTTATTAATTGTTTATCAAATGATAAAGGATTGGAAATGAAAGCATAGGGTGCTAATATCATATTAAATTCTAAAAAATCATTAAATACTCGTTATTGTGAAGATACATATATTGAATATGAATTTGATATATGCAAATTTAATGAATCTAATAGAAGTGACCAATATTATACAATTTGGTTAGATGGTATACCTGCCAATGTTGATAATATGGGTATTACAGATTCATTTTTACAAGCTAATGCGCAAGATTTAATTATTGGTTCAGAAGATTGTGATGTATTTATTTATTTAATTAAATTTTATAAAAAACATTTAACATTTAATGAACATTTATAGAATTTTATTATTGATGTACCAAATGCTAATGAAATTTTATCAAGATATGTACGTAATGATATAATTCTTAAAGATTCTTATGGTAATGAATATATATCTCCTGAATTATTAGCTGAAAAAAATCCAGAATGTAATGTCTATTTGCTTGAAGTGCCATACATTCCAACTTCCAAAGATGATGTAAGTATTCCTAATCCAGATGATCCAAATAATCCTAATAAAGAATGTTGTACTTTTTCTCATTTAAAAGGTAGTAAAAATCATTTACGTGATTATAGTGGTGTTAAAGTACGCGCGCAAGGTACATCTTCAATGGACTATGGCATAGCGGCTTATAATATGGATATTAAATTTCCAGAAAAATGGAGTATGGATGAAGAAGCAATTCCAGTAAATTATATGAATATGAAAGTTAATGTTGCTTCTTGTGAAGGAGCAAATAATGCTTTAAATCAAGAATGGTATAATAGATATTAGCCATATAAAACTCAAAAACGTTTAGCTAATAAAAATGCTCGTGATACAATGGAATTTAAAAATGGCGTTGTATTTATTAAAGATAATAATACAAGTACAAATAGTGCTCCAACAAATAATAATGCTTTTGTTGAAATTGAAGGATATGTAAATAAACCTTATCATCGTATGTATTCTATTTGTAATTTAGGTAATTCAAAAAAGAATATAGATGTATTCCATGGTCAAGGTAATTAGTATGAGTGCTGTGTTGAAGTAAATGATAATAATACTAGCGGACAACGTATGGTTTCACTTAATGGTTTTTATGAAGCTAATAAAGACTTAGGTGTTGAAGAACATGAAGTAGAATTAAATTTAAGTGATGATTTATTTGATGAAAACGGTTTTGTTAAACCAGGAGTTGATTGGGGAAAAACCTATGATGCCCAACTTGAAGGCAATGAAAATTTTACTGAAGAATAGAGATGGATTGATAATAAAATGCTATGGAATAATGCAATAATAAAAGAAGGTATTTATGGTTTTAGATATTGCATTGATAAAGATGATTTTATTGCATCTGAAGAATTTCCTACTTATGATGATTATGAATAGGAAATTAGTAATAGATTTTTAAGATTAGTTAGATGGTTTGTAAAAAATAATCCTTCTCAAGCTACTAACGCTCCATTAGAAAATCCAATTGAATTTCCAACTTATATAATTAAAGGTATTAAAGAAACCGCTTATGCTAACTATAATGCTACTGAAATATTAGCTGGTACAGAAGTTAAAGAAGGACTTACATTTACAGTAGATTCTTCTGCCTATAGAGTTGCAAAAATGCTTAGAGAGAGTGAAAATTATTTAATTTTAGACTCTATTTTCTATCATTATATTTTTATTGAACGACACAGTATGTTAGATAATGTTGCTAAGAACACGTTCTGGAATACTGAAGATGGTATTCATTGGGAATTAACTAAAAACTATGATAATGATACAGCGGATGGAATTAATAATAGTGGACATTTAGCACTTGATTATGGCGTTGAAATTATGGATAATACAACTGATGGAAAAGAAATATTTAATGCTAGACCTTCATCATGGTTACATTTCGCACACGGATGTTTATCATTAAGAGAAAAAATGTATTCTGCATTATTTAATACAAAGGATGATACTAATGCTTGGTCTGCTAATAAATACTTAGAATTATTTGAAAGTTGGCAAAATGCTATTCCAGAAATTTGTTGGATTCAAGATTTTTATAGAAAATATTTTAGACCTAATGATATTTATGGTGATGCATCTTATTTAGCGCGTTTAGCGAGTGGTAAAAAAACACATCAAAGAAAATAGTATGAACTTTATCAAGAACAATATCTTGATTCTGAATATAAAACATGTGCTAGACGTGGTGAAGCTATTTCCTGGCGTTCTATGTAGCCAAGTGATCCTGAAATTATGATTGATAATAAATATGTTTTAGGAGCTACTGTAAAAATGTATGCTGATGGATATTTTGCTATGGCTCTTGCTAATGGAGCTGGTACAGAAGAATCTGTAAATATTCATATAAGAGGTAAAAAAGGTTAGTTAATTAATTTCTCAAAATCTTAGGAAACAAATTTTAATGATGCGACTTGTTATATATATGGTCCAAGTTTATATCAAGAATTTATTCATGCTGAATCAATATATCCTAGTTATATTACAGCTACAAATGCAACTAAATTAAGAAAATTTAGTCTTGAACCAATGTATAATAGTTAGAAAATTATGCTTAAAACTAGCTTATCTTTTGGAGATAATTTAGAAGAATTAATTTTAAAAGATTGTTTAAGTATTCTTGATGAAACTAGTGGAAAACCAACCAGTATTGACTTAAATTTAAAGAATTGTGTACGCTTAAAAAAGATTGATACAACTAATAGTACTTTATTTGCAAGTTATGAAATTGCAGATGGTGCTCCATTAGAAGAATTTTATATTCATCAACCAACTGGTTTATATTTATAGAATTTAAGATATTTAAATAAAAATAAATTCAATATTGAAAATTATGATTCATTAACATCTATTTAGATTAATAATATTGATTATAATGATATTAATAGTATTGATATTTTAAATAATGTTTATAGACATAATAATTCAATTATATATAATTTAGAAAATGTAAAATGGAAGTTTAATAATGAAGATAATATCACCGATACTAATATTCCACTATTGGATTATTTGTTAACTCAATCATTAGCAATTGCTGGCAAAACGAAAGCTTTATCTTTAACAGGTTCAGCAATTATACCATATGAAGCATATGATGGAATTAACTTATTAAGTTTATATGAAAAATATGGATTAGATTCTGGTGAAAAAGATAATACTTATCCAAATTTAATTTTAAATTTCCTTGATAATAATGAAAATTCTAGATTATATACTATCAATATTGAAAATGGTGATGGTTAGATTGTTTGGACAAGATAGGTAGATAATTTTAATACATTAACAAATGAGATTTTATCCAATAGTGCTTTGGGAGCTTTTGACGCAACTGCTGCAATTGCTAAATCTTATAGCAATGAATTTGTTTATAATTTTGCCAATTCTTGGGAATATATAATTAATAATGAAATTAAACCTATAGAACCATTAGATGAATAGGGAATGTATTAGTATTTAGATATGTCTAAATTATAGAATGTTAATGAATCTAATATTACTATTCGTCCAGTATATATAACAGATACTCGTTATTATACAATTCAAATATATGATGTGTGGGGAGAAAAAATTCATGAAGCAAAAGTTGAATATTTAGCTTCTTTTGATGAAGTGCGTCCTCCAGTTCTTCCATTAATGAATGATTCTAATTTGGAATTAGAAAAGACATATTATTTAAAAGGATATGGAACTGTTAGAACTGATAATAGTATCATTAATGAACAAGATTGGAAAGCCACAGCTGATTTAATTTTATATACAAAATTTGAAGAAAAAAATGTATATGATATTGATTATTCTTCTTATTTAGATATAGATACAACTGGTACTGTATTAAATGGTTTAAAGAAAAATAAAAATGATGAATATATTTATTAGGGGCAGAAAATTGTAATTCCAAAGTCTATTCAAACGATAGCAACTAAGGCTTTTGGTTTTGAACAAAACGATAAAGCACAAAGTAGTAAAACTAATTTAACAAAAGTTTTTTTTGAAACAAATAGTAATTTAATGTATATTAATAAAGCTGCTTTTGGTTATTCTAACCTTGAATATTTTGAATTTGTTAATTCTATTGAAAGAATTGGTGAACAAGCTTTTAGAGGATGTAATTTATAGGCTATTAATTATAATGGTATATTAAAATTACCAACTTCTTTAAAACAAATTGGTTAGCATGCTTTTAATAGTTCTTTCGGTTCAATAACATAGAATGTAGAATTATTCGTGCAGATCCCATCAACTATTATAGAAATAGATAGTTATGGTTTAGCTCACTGGGGACCAATAAAAGCTGATATTGCTATTGGTTCTTCCAATAGTTTTTCTAATTTAAGTTTAGAAAAAACTCAAGGTGGAGTACCAATTATAAGTAGTAACTATGGTAATGATAAAGATATTTGTAATATTTATTTTTATACTAAAAATTATAAAGATAATAGCATTATTAATGGTATTCTTATTGGTGAATTTTTTGATGATAAAAATTTAAGTAGTAATTATAATATTACTGTTCATTATATTGATTCGTGAGGTAAGAAAATGAAAAAAACAAAAATATATACTTATTTAGGTACAAATGGAACAATAACTTCTCCTATTCATTTAGAAAATATTTATAGTGTAGTAAAATATAATTTAATACCACAAGATGGTTATAAATTAACTAATGATGGTATTAATTTTTATAACTATAAAGTTATAAGTGAAAATGAATTAGATCAATGGTATGAGGTTAAAGTTTAAGGACAAAAATAATTAAAATAAATTATTTTAATTGCATATAATATAGAAATAAATATTGATAGAGAATAATTTAAATTATTCTCTATCAATATAATTCTATAGAAAGGATGAATATAAATGATTACAAAAGTAACGGAACAAAATTCTGTAAAATATCAAAAATTATTCAGAGAAGCTGAAGAATTATTAAAAAGTACTGGTACTGAAGATATTGTAGTTGGAGAAACAATTGACGATTTATATGAATATTTTATTGCTTTTCCTTCAATCTTAAATGCGGCCGCTATTAAAGATGCTTCTGATGATAATAAAACTGGTGATCCTGAATATTACCAAAAGTATTTTACTATATTACCTTTAGATGAACCAGTATTTGAAATTAATGCTGATACTCGTGCGATTACAATTCCACAGCAATTTAAAAGTATTGGTGTAACTGGTGATAATATTGCGGAAATTGTTTTCTTTTCTATTGATAGATTCTTTGATGCTGTTGATTTTGGTGCTCCTGAAATTGAAGCTGTAATTGAATGGCATCGTACTACCGGAGATAATCAAGATACTTATGTTGATAAAGCTTATATAAAAGAATTAACATTAAAAGAAAATAAAGTTTTAATTGGATGGGTTATTGATGAACGCATTACTGAAGAGCCTGGTACAATTGAATTTGCTGTAAGATTGGTTATGAAAGACGAAAAAAATGAAATTATTTATAGTTTTAGTACATCAGCAGCAAAAGTAAATATTAATAAAACACTTAATTTTTATCCAGATGCTACTGAAATTGATAATACGGCGATTGCGCAAGTTAAAGCTCGTATTTTAGCAACTAATTCGCCTGATGTATCAAATGAAAATTCTTTAAATGCTCCAGCATATAATATTATAGAAGACGATGGTGATGAAATATCTACAAATATTGATTCTATGGTTGATGATGAAGGAAAACCATTAACATATTCTTATACTTCTACTAATGATTTTTATGCCGATTTTAATGATGAAGATAATGCTTTAGTAGTAAATGTTAAAGCTAGAAGTACTAATGGTAATGGAGATGAACGTCTTCTTTATCGTTGGTTTAAATGGAATGAAAATGATAAAAACTGGCAAGCTTATCCTATTGGAGCTGTTGAAGCAGTTGATGGAAATCAAACTATTATTGATTCTATTGGTAAATTTAAATGTGTAGCAATAGATAATGTTGGTATTCGTAGAGCGACAAAAGATAGCCAAATTCTTCATATTCTTGGTCCATAGAAACCAGAAGTTAAAACTGCTGATGAAGGAGTTTATACTTCTATAATTTTAACCAATGAAGCAGATGGTATGGAATTAAATGTAAAACCAGGTCATGAAAATGATGTATTTTATGTTGATAATTATGATATTAATAATAAAACAAAATTATCTTATGAATGGAAAAAGAGCAATAATCTTAATGATACTATTAAGATTGATATTGAAGATGCTTATGAACAAAAATATCAAGCAAAAGAAGAGGGCTATTATTATGGTTATGCTATAACTTAGCGTAATTTAAAAATTGAAACATCTGATGAAGCTAGTATATATCGTGTAACTAAGCCTTTAATTCAACCTACTTTATAGTATACTGTATTAGGATTATAGAATGGTACTAATGGTAAAATTGGAGAAACTATTGAAATTGATTTTAGCACTTATGATGATGAAGGCAATGTATTAACAACTTATGCTTATGATACAATTGATTATTAGTGGTATCGTTCTATGAATCAAAATCAAGGTGATAGTAGTTATCAAAAAGTTGAAGATGAAGACTATAATCAAGGACATCTTACAGCTACTGATAGAAAAATTTTATTTACACCAAAAACTCCAGCAGCTTATAGAATTAAATTATTGGTTAAACGTAATGGATAGAGTATTCCTGAAAAAGATTTTGATGAAAATGATTCATCCACTTGGCCAATGTTAAATCAATTATAGACCAATGGAACTTATGATGAATTAACTATTTCAATGAGCATAGATTAATCAATAAAGGAGGTTATAAGATATGATAACCAATCCGGTTGATTATTACAATAAAATATTATAGATAAAAGATTTAAATAAACCTCAATATGCGCTTTTGCTTCCAACAGATGAAACAATTTATGATATTGATTTATCTACAAGAGAAGTTAAAGCACCTAAATTTTTAAGTTTACACAAAGATCATTATGCGGAAACCATTTATTTTAAAGTTGATAGATTTTTTGATAATATGGATTTAGCAGATACAGTTTGTACTATTTAGTATGTAAATGATGGTGTAAAAAAACTTACAGGTGAAGCTGATGCGGGTCGCATTTATTTAGTACCATTTTTTGATATTTTTACATATCGTGATGACAATAAAATGCTTATTCCTTGGCAAATTAGTGGTTTAGTAGCTAGAGCTCCTGGTAATATAACCTTTTCATTTAGATTTTATAAATTAAATGAAACAGGAGATTTTATTTATTGTTTAAATACTTCTCCTGCTACAAGTAAAATTCTTAATGGATTAGATTTAAAACTTCCAGAAAATGATGAAGGTTATATGGAAGCAGGAATTGTAGATGATATTTATCATTAGATAGATATTGTGAGTAAAGCTACTGATTTATATTGGATTGAAGTTGAATAAAAATTTGACATAAATAAAAATTTATGTTATAATAATATAAAAGAAAAGAAAGGTTAGGTATTTAATTATGGCAACTACTTTAACAATTAATTATTCTGTAAATGGAGTAGAAAAGAATCTTATATTAACTGAAATTACTAGATGTTCTGAAGATTTTAAATCTGAATATGTTTCTTTAAATATTTCTTGTAATGATATTGTTGAAAATAGTATTTTAGGTGAATTAATGAATTCTATAATTTCTGATATCATTTTTATAGAAGACTCTGAAACTACCACTTTTACTAATTATACTCGTCTTTATAATATTAATCGTTCTTATAAAGGTGAAGGTTCTTCTTTAACTTTTAATTTAAGAGAATATTTTAATTAATTTATTAAATTAAAATGAATAAAGGAGGAATAATTTATGGCAGCTGATGATAAAATATTAGCAACGTAGATTAGTACAAATTCTTCTTCCTGGTATCAAAGATTAAGAGCTATTTAGGCAAATAATAAAACAGGTATAGGCGGGTCTGCTTTATAGCAGACCGCCGACCCTGGTATCACTTCAGGAACGAAGATGACAGCAACACATATTAATAATTTTATTAATGCTTTAACAGCTTTAAAATCAAATGTATTTTTAGCTTATGCGGATTGGACTAATTATACTCCTTCTACTGTTTCTAGTGGTGGAAAAGCTAATGCTTCTACTACATAGACTAAAATTAATAATATGTTAACATCACTAGAAAGTATATGTAGTAATTGTTAGACATATAGTACAAATAGTTATTCTAATACTTGTTCAAATAATGCTACAACTAGTTATTCAACCTATTCGGAAAGTATTGATAAATATAATTATTCTAATACATGTAAAACTACTTATAATTCCACAGAATCTACAAACTCTACTTGGAGTGAAAGCTGTAAAACAACTTCTAATAGTACTAATAGCTATTGTTCTGATGCTAATTGTAGCGCTTATAGCGAGAATGAAACTTGTGCAGAATTTTATGTTGGTAATAGCACTTATTCTACAGATAGCACTAGCTCAAATTCTACTTATGGAGTTGGAGATTCTACTTAGGCAACAGATGCTACTTCTGTTTGTGCTACTTTATCAACTTATAATGATGAAATATCTTATAGTACAGATTGTAGTGATGGTTGTTGGGATTGTACTTTTCATTCTTATTGTCCTGCAGCTGAAGTAGCTACTTATAGCGTCGGAGAGTGTTCAACTAATGCTACTAATTCTGAAAATTCAACAGAAGGAGTTTGTAGCACTTGTAGTACTAATTCTACTGATTTTTATTGTAATGAAAACTCTTGTACTGAACATACAAATAGAGGTACATATTCAAATCATTCACAATGTAGTACTTGTGGAAAAAACAGTACATATAATGATACTTGTCAAACTTGTGAGACTGATTCAACCACATCAAATACAACTTATACTTAGTCAAATTCTACATATACTAACACTAATGATGGTTATAGTACATATTCAAAAAAAGCTACATATGGAACATATACTAATACAAGTGGTAATTCAACATATTAGACTTATACGGTAAAAAATTAATTGAAATGAGATAAAGGAGAAAATATTTTAATGTTACAAGATAGAGAAACAATTATTTTATATACTACAGCAGTATGTAATTTAAATTGTACTTATTGTTTTATTGATAAAAATCCAAGTTTAAAAAAGATAGATCAATGGCTTGATGATAGTTTTTTAAAAACTCCAGATTATTATTTTGAATATGCAAAAAAAGCCGTTTTACAAGAAAAACTAAAAGAAGTATAGATTTGGGGTGGAGAACCTTTTTTGGGTATGCATAGAGCCTATGCAACAATAGATAAATTTATTAATTATTTTCCAAATTTAAAAAATTTTATGACTTCTACAAATTTTGTATCTCATTGTTTTTTTGAAGAATTTTATGGACTTCTTGATATTTTTAGAAAGCATCCAAATAGAAATTTTACATATAGTTTATAGTTATCATTAGATGGTGTAAAGGAAATAAATGATATTAATAGAGGTAATGGAGTTACTGATCGTTTTATTATTAATTTTGAAAAATTTGTTAAAGAATTACAAACTTTATTACCAAACAATTTAACATTAAAAATGCATTTAAAGCCCACTATTGATACAAATTCTTTGAAAAAATTATAGACTAAAGAACAAGTTTTTGAACAATTTATCTTTTTTGAAAGCTTCAATGAAGTATATTTGAAATATAATAAAAAAAATAATTTACTATTTTCACTTCCAATTCCTAATACAGCTTGCCCATCTCCTCATACTCAAGAAGATGGAATAATGTTTGCAAATTATTGTAAAATAACAAGAGAGCTTGAAAAAGAAAATAAAAATAATAAAATTTTTAAATTTTATAATAATATTACAAGCTTTACTCCAAGAAGAAAAATTCAATATGACAAACTTTCATTATCAGGATATTGTCAAGGTCATTGTGGTAATGGAAAAAGAGCTATTGGTCTTTTACCTAACAATATGGTTTCTTGTTGTCATAATGGTTTTGTTGATTTGCTAGCTGAATATAAAAAGAATGTATTAACAAATAGTGAACATATGGATAATGTTACTATTGAAAAAAGTTTATTTAAAAATAAACGTAATACTTTAATTTTCCCTTATGATAGTAAAGAATTTGAAATGTATCAAAAACAATTAGAAGTTTTTTATCAAAATGATGATACTGCCAAAATTTCTAATTGTGCTTCTTTAATTAAATTATTGGCTGATTTTGAACAAATTGATAAAAAATATCAAGATAAAAAAGAAGCTGTTAAAGGTGCTTATTTTATTTTTAATACTACATCATATTGTGTTAGAGATAATTTAGGTGTGACTGGAAGCATCTATATGTATCCTGTTGGTTTAATTAAATTATTGCTAAATGGAGCTAGAGAATATATTGAGGAAGGATGTAATTAAATGGCAAAGTGTTTAAATTTTTAGGAAGAAAAAGATGTTATTTTATGGTCATTAATTAATGATACATTTGGAAGACTTTTTTCTAAAGAAAAAAAAGAAGATATTGAACATGATATGGGGTTAGAAATTTATATAACCCCTGAATGTAATTAGAATTGTTCTTATTGTTATTTATGTAAAAATGGTGATGAACTTTATCCTAAAGAATTAAGAAATCCTACAATAATTTTAAATAATTTAAAAATTATGTTAGATTATTGTATTGATAATAATTGGAATCCTGGAAGATTTGATTTTTTTTCTGGAGAAATTTGGGATACTGATTTAGGTTATAATGTTTTAAGCATTACAGAAGAAGCAATAGAAAGAGGTTTTCACCCTAGACTAATTGTAATTCCATCAAATTTTAGTTTTATTTTAAATGAAGAAGCTAAAAATAGAGTTGAAAAATTTATGGAAAAATGTAGACAATTTAATATAAAGCCATGTTGGTCTTGTTCTAATGATGGTTTATTGTTAGATTTAGAGACAAGACCATTTAATTCAGATGAATTAAATGCAAAAAAAGATACTGAAGATTATTATAAAAAATTATTTGAATTTTGTAAAAAATGGAATTTAGGTTTTCATCCAATGGTGGCAGCACACGGAATTGAAAAATGGTCAGAAAATTTTTTATGGTGGATGTCAGAATTAAAGAAATATAAATTTGAAAGAAATTCTTCAATAATGTTTTTAGAAGTTAGAAACGATGATTGGACAGATGATAAAATTTATCATTATTTAAAATATTTAAATACTAGTATTAATTATTTAAATGATGAATGTATTAATTTAAATACATTGTCTTTTGAAGATTATGTTAGAAAAACTAATAAAAATATTAAATACAATTATACACCTGTTATTTTAGAAAAATCAAGTTTATAGCCTGGATGCACTATTCATAGATCTTTAGTTATTCGTTTAGGTGATTTAGCAATAGTTCCTTGTCATAGAACTTCTTATGAAGAATTTATTATAGGACATTTTAAAGTAGAGAATAATAAAATTATAGGAGTTACAGCTAAAAATATTCAAATAATGAATTAGGTATGGCTAAATAATATGAGTGGTAATGCTAAATGCACTAATTGTCCTTATAGCAATTACTGTATGAAAGGATGTTATGGTTCTTAGTTTGAATCTACTGGAGAATTATTATATCCAATAGAATCAGTATGCAATTTATATAAAGCAAGAGCAATATTTATTTTTTATAAATATTTAAAAATGGGTATTTATAGAGAAGATAATCCCGAGGATAAAAAATATTTTGATTTTATTCAATCAATTAAAGATACGAAGGAGTTTAAAAAATGGTACAAAATTGTTTAGGAATTGATTTAATTAATATTTATGAAAATCTTATCATAAATGGATTAAATGTAGAATTAGCAAAAGATATTGAAAAATATTTGATTTATTTTTTAGACAATAACACTAATGAAAATTAGTTATTATTATATAATTTATTAAATATTTTAAAACGTCAATAGAATACATCAATTCTTCTAAATTTTTTAATTCAAGAAGTTGAATTAAAGTTATTAAGATTAAGTTTTTCTAATAATGATATAAAAAATAATAAAGATTGTTATAATATTTCATCTTGTCAAAAAAATGAATCTAAAGAAGAATTAAAGAAAATTTTAAAAGTAACTAATAAAGATTTATTCCCTCCAAAAGGGACTACAACTCGTATTATTAATAAAAGAAAAGAAGAAAATGAAGAACATGAATATGTTTTAGAGATAGATGATCAAGGTAATGTTTTAGAAATTTTAGAACATTATATAACAAAAAATGATGCAGATTCTATTGATATATTAAATGATTCTCCTTTAAGCAAACTTAAAGAAAAATATCTTAAAGAAGATAAAGAAAATAATTCTTTAACAGAAAATGATTTAGAATAATATTAATAATTTAAATATTTCTAAAATGGGATTAGGAATTATGCGTCATAATTCTAATCAACAATATACAAAACAACTAATAGAATATGCTTTAAATAATAAAATTAATTATTTTGAAGCTTGTGATTTCTATTTACAAAACGCTTGTGAAATACGTCTTGGGGATGCTTTAAAATAGCATCCTCGGACTTCATATAAATTATGTGATAAACTTCCATTATCTACAATTCCTTATTTTATTCAAAAAAATAAAAATTGGAATTTAAATGATTATTTTAATAATCAATTAGCAAAATGTAGAACTGATTATTTTGATGTTTATTTGATTTAGGCTTTAGATGAACGTAATTTTAATTACTTGGAAAAATATCAAATTATTGATTTCTTTTTAAAACAAAAAGAACAAGGAAAAATTAAATTATTGGGTTTTTCTTTTCATGGAAAAGTTGATATTTTAAAAAAATTATTAGAAATGAAATGTTGGGATATCGTTTAGTTTCAATTAAATTATTATGATTGGATTTTAGGTGAGGCGAAAGAATTATATTTTTTAACAAAAGAATATGATTTACCTATTATTACAATGGGACCAACTAAAGGCGGATTATTAATAAATAATTTACCTAAAAAATCATTAGATAGATTAAAAGAAAACAATATTAATCCAGTCTATTTATGTTATTCTTTTTTAGAAACTTTAGACAACGTTAAAATTATTTTATCAGGAGCAGAAACTTATGAAATGATTAAAGATAATTTAAATTATTTTGAAAATGAATCTCATAAATTAACTCCAGAAGAGTGGTAGCATATTAAACAAAATATTCAAGATTATCAAGAATAGAGTTTAATTCAATGTACGGGATGTCGTTATTGTGTTCAAAGATGTCCTGCTAATTTACCAATAGATAAAATTTTTAAAGAATATAATAATTTTATTCAATCTAAAGATTTATAGTCAAGAGAATTTTTATATTAGAATATTCATAGTTCTAACTCTACACAGAATTGTAAAAATTGTGGTCAATGTGTAAAAATTTGTCCGCAACATTTAAATATTCCAGAAATTTTTCATAAACAAATTTTCCCAGTAAGGAGATGAAAAAATGGTAGTATCTGAATTAGTAGCTACAATTTTTCAAGTTTGTATAATTCCATTATTGGGTGTATTAACTACTTTTTTTGTAAAATGGGTTAATTCCAAAAGCGCAGAAATCTCAAATAAAATTGATGATGAAACATTAAATAAATATTTAAATATGCTTACTGAAACAATTAATACTTGCGTTTTAGCAACCAATTAGACATATGTTGAAAGTTTAAAACAACAAGGAAAGTTTGATGCGGAAGCGCAGAAAGAAGCATTTAATTTAACTTGTTCAGCAGTAATGGATATTTTAAGTGAGGACGCAAAAGAATATTTAACTTCTGCTATTGGAGATTTACAAATTTATATTACAAAGAAAATTGAAGCTGAAGTACATACAAATAAAGTTACACCTTGTGTAAATCAATAAAATAAATATAGGGGAACCTTTAGTATAATCTAAAGGTTCCCCTTATTTTTGTTTATATTAAATTCTATTATAAGTAAGCCAACGTTCACGAATTAAATCATGAGATTTTTTGGGAAAATATAATACTTCATCATTTTCAAAAGTTAAATGGTCAGTATCAATAATCTTAATTTCACTTAAATTAATCAATAAACTTGGTGCTAAAAATAAAAATTGCGGATGTTGGTTCAATGGAGTTATTGCTTTTTCAAAAGATGAGCGCAATGACTAACCATCAAACATTGTTCCATTTTTTAAATGATAACATAAACAACGTTTTACAATGTTAATATAATTAACTTGACTTGAGCGTATTCTTCTTTCACCTTCCGCAGTTTTAATTACCAAACTATCTTCTCTTATCTCTTTTTTAATTATATTAAATAATTCAAACAATTCTTCTTTTTCTATTGGTTTTAAAAAATAATGATCTGCATGCACTTTATAAGCAGGATAAGCGAGAGAAGGATCTTCTCCAATAAAAATAAAATAACTATTTGGGTCTATTTTATCCATGCGATGACTTAACTCATATAGATTTTCTGATGAATCAGTGTCCATAATATAAACATCAAAACTTGCAGGAACAACAAGTAAATCTTCTGATTTATCAAAAATTGATACTTTTGCCACAGACTTAGATTCTATTAAATATTCTTGAATCATCTCACGCAATTCATTTAAATATGTTTTGTTGTCATCATAAATAGCAATAGAGAGCATATTTAAACTCCTCCTTTAAAATTTTTTACAATATTATTATAACATAAATTTGTGAGAAAATCAAATTTTTTTGTGTAAAAAGTGTAAAAAATTTTAATTTTTGAGTATTTGATTTTTAAATTTACTTTTTGACATTCGGATTTTAAAAATAAAATTGTAATTTTGAAAAATTGAATAAAAATTGTAAGGATGAAAAATCAGACAAAAAATGTGTGAGTGTTTCTTGTTTAAAAATCTGAAACAATTTTTATATAGTAATGGAAGGGTAAGAGAAAAATAAAAAAAATGAATAAATACCTTGGAGGTGAATATATGAATTATCAATATAATCAGTAGCAGGTGAGTCCACCGCAGAATTAGACGACTCAGCAGTATTCTTACCAACGACAAGTTCCTTATACTTCTGGAACTTGGAATGCGAGAGTCAGACCGGTTTCTTCAATTGAAGAAGTAAGAGCATCTTCAATTGATTTTGATGGCTCAATTTTTTATTTCCCAGATGTTGCTAATAAAAAAATCTATACTAAATTTATTAATTTAGATGGCTCTGTGGCAATTAATGTATATGAGTTAAAAGAAATGCCAACAGGTTAGGCAGCAGATTCATCTTACATTACAAGAGAAGAATTTGAAAACGTAATTATGTAGTTAAAAATGATGTATAATAATTCTTCTGCGCCTTCTACTCCAATAGAAGAATAGCAATAGGTATAGTAGTAGATGAATAGTAATTAGTTTGCGGCACCACCCGCACAATAGCAACATAATGTTTCGCCATTACAATTTTAAGGAGGTATGAAGAATGGCACAAGTTGATCCGAGACAATTAATAGCTATGATTAGAAATGGTCAAAATCCTCAACAACTTATGTTAAGTGTTTTAGAGACGATGCAAGATACTCCTTTTGGAGCCAATTTATTGAATCTCGCTCGCAATGGTTAGACTGCGGAGATTGAAAAAATTGCTCGGAATATCACATCTCAAAGAGGTATGGATTATGATAAAGAGTTTAATGCCTTTAAACAATAGTTTTTTGGCTTTAAATAAATAAAATATTTTTTTTAATTAAAGGAGGGTTTCTTTTATGTTTAATTCTAATGGTTACAGTTTGGCAGATATCGTTGCCGCAACAGGTGGCGGTAGAGAGAATTGCGGCGGCTTCGGCGGCTGGGGCGGAGATGGATGGTGGATTATCCTCTTATTCTTGCTCTGGGGTAACAACGGCTGGGGCGGCAATCAAGGTGGACGTGGAACAGTTCGTGAAGAAATTGCTTATGGTTTTGATATGAACGGTTTAGAAAATAGCGTCCGTGGTGTTCAGCAAGGTATTTGTGATGGTTTCTATGCCATGAATACTGGTATGTTAAATGGATTTAGTAACATTCAAAATACTCTATGTCAAGGTTTCTCTGGTATCAATCAAGGTACAGCTCAGTAGACATTTGATTTATCTACTCAGTTACATGGTATGGCAGCTGATAATGCGGCTTGTTGCTGCGAAACTCAGCGCGCTATTGAAAGAGGATTTGCTGAAACCAACTATAACATGGCAACTCAAGCTTGCGATACTCGTAGAGCAATTGCTGATAGCACTCGTGATATTATTGACAGTAATAACGCAGGTGTTCGTTCTATTTTAGATTTCTTAACTCAGGATAAGATTGCTACTCTTACCGCAGAAAATCAGAGTCTAAAATTCGCAGCTTCTCAGGCAGCTCAGAACGCTTTCATTGCAGCTAATCAGGAAGCTCAAACCGCAGAACTTATTCGCAGACTTGATACCCCATGTCCTATTCCCGCTTATGTAGTTCCTAATCCTAATTGTTGCTATCCATCTTATGGATATGGGTATGGCAACACTGGATGCTGCGGTGGTTAATTAACAAAGGAGGTAAAAAATCTGTATGGAAATTATTGCTAATGCTTTATAGACAGTTCCAGCAAATCAGACTGTTTATTTCACAGATACCGCCGTATGCGGTGGCCCATCTATGACTCATAGAGCTGGTAGTGGTTTAATTACTCTTAGAGGAATTACTAATCAATGTAGAGCAAGATTCCGCATCACTTTTGGAGCAAATATTGCTGTTCCAACAGGAGAAACAGTTGGACCAATTTCATTGGCTATTGCGATAGAGGGTGAACCTCTTCAAGCTACTATAATGATTGAAACACCAGCGGCTGTTGAAGAGTTCTCAAATGTTTCAAGAACTACCTTTATTGATGTTCCTCGTGGATGTTGTGTAAGTGTAAGTGTAAGAAATGTAAGTGATATTCCAGTAAATGTACAAAACGCAAACTTAATTGTTGAACGTGTTGCTTAATGAAAGGAGGTCTTATAAATGGAGAAAAGATTAGAACATATGAAAGAATCTTTAATGGCTTGCGTTGAAAGTCAATTAACTCATTTAGATACAGTTGATACTAAAGAATTAGGTGAAGCCATTGATATGATTAAAGACCTTGAAGAAGCAATCTATTATTGTACTATTACAAAAGCAATGAAGGAACAGGATAAAGGAGAAAAAGAATCTCATAAATATTATCCAGTAATGTATAATAGAGATATGGATAGAGATATGGGAAAAATGTATTATGAAAACCCAAATTATATGGGTGGTAATGATACAAAACGTCAATATTCATCTGGAAATGGAGGAGGCAACTCCTCCTCCATGAGTAATTCTTCTGGAAGCGGAGGAGGTAATTCATCCTCTGGAAATACTGGTTCAAAACAATATAGTGAAACAGAATATAATTTAATGCGCGACCAGCGTGAAGGACGTAGTCCTCAGTCGCGCCGCATGTATATGGAATCAAAAGAAATGCATTCAGATAAAGCAACTCAAATGCGTGAATTAGAAACTTATATGCAAGAGTTAACTCAAGATGTAGTTGAAATGGTTGAAGGTGCAACTGTTGAAGAAAAGCAGTATTTAAGTAAACGAGTAGCAGCTCTTGCAAACAAATTGGCTCAATTAAATGATTAACATTAATGGTGAACAATGGAGAGTGTTTTTAACCTCTCCATTTCACCCTGCTTTAAAACGCAGTGATGGTGCTTATACTCTAGGATGCTGTGATGATGTAACAAAAACAATTTATATAAGTAATGATGTAAGTGATAAATATTTAAAAAAAGTTTTATGCCACGAACTCACTCACGCCGCAATGTTTAGCTACAACGTAGATTTGACTTATGAGCAAGAGGAAGTTCTCGCTGATATTATAGCAACATATGGATAGGAAATTATTCATATGGCAAATCTTCTCTTTAAGAGGTTAAAAGATGAAAGAGAAGAAGAAAGAAAAAATGGGAGTATCTAATAATTTAGATACTCCCATTTTTTTTGTTATATATTACAATCTCGTACTTCTAACTTCATCGCACTTTCATAATAATTTTTAGCTTGACCATTGCCGCCCAAAGAAGTATATAATTTATAAAATTCAGTTAATTGGTCATACTAGTCGGGAGTCATAAATCCTTGTCTAATAAATCCTTTGCATAATTGAACTAAACGGAAACGATAAGAAGAAATAATTAAATTCATGTGATTCTTTTCTACTTGACCCACATTATAGATATAAGACCTTAATTCTTCAAGCTCCTATTGAATTGGTTCAATTTTACTGTCAATTGTTTCATTCAATTTGTCAGTCTCTTGGTCTGCTAAAAGCTTTTTATAATTTTTCATTTGACTATGCATATATTTACAAAAAGCTAAAGCACCAGCAGAAATTAAACCAAAAATAATTTCAATGAAATGTTCAGTTAAAAAAGCTAACATTATAACAAATCCCCTTTCTTAAAATTTTTTCTCACACTATATCAATTTTAAGTAAGGGGATTTTATTTATTCAGACCAATCAAATGATTTTGCCTAAGAGTTTAGATACCAGTGACCAATACATATTGCGTCACTTTCATCTTCTGTAGCTTGTTTATTATAAAGCGTTTTTATTAATAACTAAGCTTCTTTTTTCTACTCTGGACGAGTTCTACTTTTTATACCGATTTTACTTTTCCATACTGTAGCTAATACAGCTTCAACTGGTATATCTAATTCTACAATCAATTCATAAATAACACCAAATACTTCTGCTAATGTTTTAAAGGTTTGAACATTTCCTGTTACATTAGATTGAAGTTGTATATCTTCCATTATAACTTTATTAATAGAATAAGTATCAATTAATTGATGAACATTTTTTCTAATATTAAGCAATCTATCTCCTAAATCGGATTGATTACAAGTAAAATGTCCATAATCAATTAATTGATTATCTTCAAATATAGCATATCCAGTTATTTTAGAAGACTAATCTAAAGATAAGATTCTGCTCATACTGATTCAAAAACATCTGCTTTTAATCCAAGAGAATTAAAAACATCAAGTAATTTTTCATCAATTTTAATTTCGTTATTTAAATTAATTGATTGTAAAGAAGTAGAACCAAATCCGCCTGTTCGTAAGCCAATAGCTACATCATCTTCAATGGTATAATAAGGTTTAATAATTCCTTGACCAATAATATCTCCTCGTTTTAATTGAATATCAAATGGAGATAAATTAATTAATTGAAAGAAAATTTCACCTTCATTATCAGGATTATTATAATAATCAGCGTCAATAATACCAACTCCATTAGCAAGAATAAGCCAATATTTTAAAGGAGTAGAAGACCGCACGCTTAATTCAAGATAAGTATTTGGAAGTAATTCACATTTCATTCCAGTAGAAACTAAAGAAGGTTTAATTTTTGATGCTTTAGTAACAGCGGCAACATCTTCAAGAGTATAAGGTTTACTCATCTTTTGCGCAAGCTCATATTCAGCCTTCTTCTTTTCTTCTGAGTCAATTACATTCTAATGTAATTGGAATAGTTCATATCTACCAAGCCAATTCAATTCTTCAGAACAAGATGGAATTATAATATCTTCAGCTACAACAAAATCATATCCAGCGCTCTGTTCTGTTTTTCTAATTGGTAAAGGTAAATCAATATCATTAAATCTACTTACTTTTTCAAATTTCATTATTCTACCTCATAATTAATATTAACAAAACTTATCGGGTCTTTTTCATCATTGAAATGTTTGTTTAAAGTAACTTTATACCAACTATCAATAACTGCACCTTTAGATTTTCTTTCTTTAAATTCACTAGAATATTTTGCTAATGAAAATTCAGTAGCATTCTTAGCTTCATCAATAATTTCTTTTACTTCATTTTCATTATCTACTCTATATACTTCAATTGTACTTACAAGATATTTTGACATTTTAATTTACCTCAATATTAATTTTTTTAGTATTATAATTTTTTACATTATACATTTGAATATCTTCAATAAAACCTTCAAGATATCCTTCATTACCATATAGGTGAATATTGTATATATCATATGTATAACAACTACTAACAATTACTTCTGCTAAATTATCAATAGTTGTTGAAGCTATTTCTCGCTTACCATTATCATCATAAATAAATATATACTAATCAGTATTAAATAAATTAACTGAACTAACAATATAACTCATTTTATCCTCCATATGAAACCATTAAACCTTCACAATCAAATAAGCACATACATAAATTTTCATCTTCATTTGTCCGCACCCAAATTTCAATTGTATCAGAAGCTTCCATATAATCAACAGTAATAATCTTACCAATATCTAAAGCGCAAGTAAGAACTGCTTTTCCTTTATTTTCAAAATCCGATTCGTTTGCTTTTGGATAGAAAATAGTATAATAAGAAATTTCTTTACATAAAAGCATTAAATTTGAATAATTTTTCATTTTATCATTAATTAATTCAATATAAGGGTCTATATTATCTGCTATTGGAAGCTATGAAACAATAGATTTATTTAAATCATATAGATTCATAGAAATATTTCCATAATCTTTAGATTCTTTTTTTAAATTACACTTCATTATTTATCTCCTTTTTTATTTTATATAATAATTATATCATATTTTTTTATTTTTGTCAAGATAAATAATACGTTGATTGCGGCTTCCTCTCATAGGAAGTGTAATGTCTCTTTCAGCTTCAATATAAGGTCCATCAATTAAACAAGTAATTAATTCTAAAATTTCTTTTATATTTGGATTATGAGGTAAATCATCGTAAGTATACCCTGTCCATAAATAAATTTCTGTATCTGGTAATTTTTCTTTAACAGTTTTTATTACCAATAAAGTCAAAAAAGTATTTTCAGGACATAAAGGTTCTCCACCCAAAATACTTAAAGAACGCTTAATACCATTAGCTTGAAGAGCTTCAATTATTTCATTAATTACATCAGTAGTAAATTCTAGTCCTCCGTCATAATCCCAAGTTTCGGGATTATGACAGCCAAGACAATGATGCGGACATCCTTGAGTATAGAAAGAAACTGATACACCAGTTGCCGCAGAAAAATCATTTTTAATTAAACCTGCATATCGCATTATTCTTCCTCCTCTAAGTCTAAATCATGAACATCATCTGGATTAGCTACTTCGTAATAAAATATACATCTACAACTGGGATGATATGGTGGGAGATTAACATCTTCATCTGGCGGATATTCTCCGCCTTCACACATATCACATCCACTTTCAATTACTAATAAAGTAGCATTAATAGGTCTTTTATTTTTCTTTACTGCATTTTCTACATTTTTAGTTTCTGTATTTAAAATTCTTTCAAATTTATAAACTAAATTATCTCTTATTTCTTTATAAGTTTTTTCTTTTAAAATATCTTGTCTTGTCTCTTCCCAAATTAAAGACAATCTATCTTGAATTGTTTTTCCATCTTCTTTATAAGTTAAATCAAAGATATTTTTGATATTAAATTCTTCTACTTCTTCATATAATTTTTCTATATATTTACTTGTAATAAGATATGTTTCAGTTAATGATTCATAAAATAAATCTTCAATTTTTTTATATGCTTTATCCCAAAGTTTAATATTAAAATTATTTGAATATTCTCTGACAGCTTTTAAAGATTTATTTATAATTTTTTCAAAATATTTATCTTTAGATTCGTCAATTAAATCTTCTAATTTAAGTATTTCTTTTCTGATACTCATAACAATTATCCATGTTTAACCCTTCGCTCTACCTCATCTTGTTTACCAAGGTTAAAAGCAGTTTTATAATTACCAGTTAAATAACCAGTAACTCTACGCAATTGTTGAATTTCTTTACTTCCGCATTCTGGACATTCATCATTAAATTCATCAGTATATCCGCATTTAAGACAAGTATCATTTGGAACATTTACTGCGAAATAAGGAATATCTTTATCCATAGCATAATTTACTAAAATTTCTAATGCCTCAAGATTATTTTTAATTCCACTATCCAATTCAACATAAGTAATACATCCAGCAGAAGAATAACAGGTTAATTGAGATTCAATATCAATTTTTTCAAATGGAGACATCTCTATCCACACAGGTACATGCATAGAATTAGTAAAGAATTCTTTATCGGAAACATTCTCAATTACACCATATTTATCTTTAAATTTCTTTAAAGCAGTATGACATAGGTTTTCCGCAGGTGAATAATAAACACCAAAATTTAATTTATATTCATTTTTAAATTGAGCACAACGAGTTTTAAACAATTCTTCAATTCGTTTTGCTAATTCCATTCCTTCTGGAGTAGTATGATTTTTTCCAATAAGAATTTGAAGCGTTTCAGCAAGACCTAATTGTCCAAGAGCAAGGGTACCATGCTTAAGAGCGGAACGTATTCCTTCTTCTGGAATATATCCTGCCATAAGTCCATTTTCATACATAAACTTAGCAGAATCAGGAGATTGACTACAAATCCATTCAAATCTTTCAATAAGCATATCTTTAGCATCATATATTGCTTTATCAAGAATTTCCATAAAAATATCTACAAGTTCAGTAGTATATTTATATTTATCTGTAAATTGATTTTCCCACTCTTCTTTTGCTTCCATGGCTAATGTAGGAAGAATAATTGTTACAGGACAAATATTACCTCTACCATCTTTGAGTTGACCAAAACCATTAATATCCCAACCATTTGCTGTGCGGCATCCCATCGTTGAGAAATAAGTTCTTGGGTCATTAATATCATATCCAGCATTACCAGACCAATCAACATTTGCGTAATTGGGATATAGTCTTTGAGCGGTTGATTTTAAAGCCAATTGGAATAAATCATAATTGGGGTCTCCAGGTTTACGATTTACACCTTTCATACATTGAAAGATTCCACAAGGGAAAATAGATGTTTTATGTAAAGCTCCAATACCTTCAATGGATACTTCAAGCAAAGCTTTAGTCACCATTCTACCTTCTGGTAAAGTACAAGTACCATAATTAATAGAAGTAAATGGCAACTGATTGCCTGAACGAGATTGAAGTGTATTAAGATTATGATACATTCCTTCTACGGCTTGATGTGTTTCTTTTTTTGTTTCAAATAGAGCTGCTTGACTTAAATATTTATCAAGATTAACAATATTACTAAAAGTGAAATCTTCATATTTAAGATTAAATTCTTTTAAATATTTTTCTTTATGATTTTCAACCCAATTATCTAATTCTTCATTTGGCATATCCAAAAGAGACAGAGCTAAAAATTCGTCAGTATGTTTTACATATTCTAATACATAATGTTTAAAAAATGATTTGCGTATATAAGGCACCATGGTCCAGTCAATATGTGTCGCAGAAACACCACCAAATTGTTGTAAACTTTGTAATTGGAAAATAACCGCTACAAGCTGAAATGCTGTATTTACAGAACCTGCGGGACGCACATCTGTTTGTCTGGTATTAAATCCTTTAGCAAGCAAATCATCAAAAGGAATAGATAAGCAATTATGTGAACCAACATAATAACTATTTAAGTCATGAATATAAATACGATTATTTAAATGATTTTCTCTTGCTTTTGGTGATACAATAAAATCTAATGCTAATTGTTTCGTGACCACATCTCCAGCTTCACCTGTGCGGCCTCCAAAAGATGCTTCATCTACATTAGCATTTTGGTTTTGGATATTTGTAGCATTTAATTTTTCTTTAACTGCGTCAATAAAATCATTTTCATAATGTCTAGCAACTTCTTTTTTATATCTATAACGAATATATTCTCTTGCTACATCACTGCGTTCAGAACGCATTAAATATTCTTCAACTTTATCTTGAACTTTTTCAACAGTAAATGGTTTATCTGAATTATGTACAGCATCTTTATAAATAGCTTCCGCTATATCAGCAGCTGTATCTGTTTCATAAAGTTTTCCATCAACTTCAAGAAAAGCTTTATTTATTGCGGTAATAATTTTACCTTTATTAAAAGGAACAAGTGTTCCATCTCTTTTATAAATTTGTACCATTAATAAATCCTCCGAAAATATTAATTTGGGGCGACCCTATTATATTTAATAGTTGTTTTTTTATGGTTAATTACTTCTGCCCAATGATGCTTAAAATTGTCTTTACGTTCTTCATTAAGTCTAATGTATTATCATTTTGTAATTCAATATATTCAAAAGGTAAATCTGAAAAATCTTTTTTATCAGTTCCATAACGTCTAACAATTTCATCAACATTTGGTTCATCTTCTCTATTTAATTGTCTTAAAAGTCTTTGTTTATCAGAAGCTTTTATATAAAAAATAGTTACATCAATTTGAGGGTCTGATAGTAAAAATTCAACACGAGATGGGTCAAATACTCCTATATTTATAACATCTGAACGTAAACATTCATAATCAGTTCCATAAAACCAATCATTAAAAGTTGCCATTTCTACTAATTCATTATTAATAGCTTTTTGCGCAAATTGCTCTGGTGTTATAAAATAGTAATTAATACCTTCAATTTCATTATCTCTACGAGGACGTGTAGTATAACTAATAATAGAATGAACATCATTAGTATTTTCTAAAATCATTCTTAATAATGTATCTTTACCAGAACCAGATTGCCCAATTAAAGCAATTATTTTATACTTCTTCATTTATGTCAATAGCCTCATCTTCATATTCATATTTTAATTGATTAGGTAATTCATTACGATAAAAAGTATATTTCCTTTTACAGGTAGGACAAAAATAAACATACTGTTCAGGATAAGTACATAAAACTTTACCAGTACTTTTTATTTCTTCATTACAATCTTCACAATAAAAGCTATCTATATAGATAGCTTTTACATATCGTCTTTTAATTTTCATCTTCTTCAATTCCTCCTTGATAACGTTCCGAAGTTAATTTTAAATCAGTTTTATTTACAATTTCTTCAATTTTATACAACTGATGACCTGGCGTACTATTGTATTTTTTAACAATAAAATTATCTCCAGAACGAATACCCATAACCGCAATCATATTACCACGATTAAACCAAGATTTTTCTACAATCTTTTTAGTTCCATCAGGATTTTTGATAGAAATTTGTTTATCAAATAAAGAAAAATATTCTTTTCTAAATTTAACTTCTACAACTCCATGAGTTGTTAATAACGTTACTGTGCTTTTAACCTTATTTTTTGCTATACAGGTTCCGCAAATTTTATGAAGTTTAAACATATGAATTTCTTTTCCTCCACGAGCAAACACTTGGTCTACTATTGGTTCTTCTGGCAAAGCAAAGAAATCAACAAATCCATATTTATTATGATTTACATCAATTAATTCATGTTCGTGATAATAAAAACATAAAACTTCCATCTCCCAAGCAGAAATTGTACCTGAAGCATATTTCTCCCAATCTTCAAGAAAAACAGCATCATTTATTTTTACTAAGATTTCATCTTTATTTTCATTAATCCATGTTCTAAAAATATCCATCCAATTTTGATAAATTTTTTCCCATTGCTTAATATTCATAAAGAAAATTGTATCTTTTGTTATAATCAAATTATCACAATGTACTTCAATAAGAAAATTAATAGCTCTTTCATCTAATTTATATAATTCATTATTAAATTTACAAATTGCTTTTAAATAACGATTAAATTCATATACTCTTCTTGCTAAAATTTGTTCTTCAGTTTCAGATGGAAGTAGATTATATTTAATTAATCCACCCATATTTTGTAGAGTAATTCTTTTTTTTCTATCGCAAGTTTCCCAAATATACCAAGCCATACAAGTTTTACGTTCCATCATATCATCAAAAGCTCCACCCTTAATCAATGAAATCATAGCTTGCTTGCCTGGATTTACTTTATTCAAAAAATCTCGCGGAGATACATAAGGTCTATGTTCAATGATAGATGCTACGACATCATCACCAACATTTAATAATCCTTTTAAACCAAAAAGAATTCTATTGTTCTCAGCATCTGGCGCAAAGCCATATTTAGATTTATTAATATTTGCTAAACTAACTTTAATACCAGCAGCTTGAATATCACCAATAGCTTTCGCAATTTTACCATAATCAGTACTTGCGCCAGCTTCTTCATCAGTTGCGCCACTATTAACAATTAAACAAGCTGTATTCCAATAGATAGGATTAAATTTAGTTGCCAATAAAATTGTTTGAATACCAACAAATGAATAAGGTAATGAATGATTTAAACTAAAAGCATATCCAAGTTGTGGAGCGACCGCAACTTCCCAGACATAATCTGCTATATTAGAATTTCCAATTTTTTCATACACTTGCGCTTTTAATTCCGGAATTTTTGACATCTGTTTTTTTGCTACTATTTTACGAGCAGCGTTTGCTTCACCTAAAGTAAAATTAGCAACCTCCATCAAAATTTCCATCATTTGCTCTTGGATAGGACAGCAACCATAATATTTATCACAATGTTTATGCATTAACTCAATCATTTTTTCAGGCAAATGATTAAATTTCATTTCTTTATCAAAAATATTAATTCCTGATTTTTGAATGCGAGCATATCTATCTTGCTGACTTTCTTTACCTTTTTCAGACATAAGTCTCATCATAGCATTTGCGGCAGTCATCTCTAAAGGATTTTGTGGTTTAAGTTTTTTCGCAATTGCTAATCCAACACCACCACTAAACTGAAATACATCCAATATATCACCTGCGGCTAAATGATTCCAAATATAATTTTCAGATGTGTCAATTATTTCTGGATGAATATATTTATTATAAGTTTCTCTTAAACCAATATTTTCAATTAAATTATCCTCATGTAACATTTCAAAACATTTAATAATTTTATCAGAAACTTCAGTTACAAGAAAATCATATTTAGTATCACCTGCTGCTTCCGCCGCATGTAAGTCAAAACAAGTAATTAAATCTCCATTTGGTGCTCTCATAAAAGATGCTGTATCAAATGGATTTTTATCATAAAGAATTACACCAGAAGCATGAATGCCACGTTTATTTACTAATCCCTCTATTGAAATGATAATATCAACCAATCCAGGATATTGATTAACTTCTTTTATAAAAGTTGTAACTGGTTTTCTATCTTTTTCTTCATCACCATATAATACTTCTGAAATAGACCATAAAAATCCACGTTCTTGAGGAATTAATGATGACATATATTGCGCTACATCTACATCTATTCCTTCTGGATATTCTTCACTTCTATAACCACGACAAGCTGTAAGAACAGCTGATTTAGTTCCTTCAGTTCCAAAAGTTGCTACCTGAACCAAACCAAATTCTCCACGTTCTTTACGAATTGCTTCAAAAATCGCTGGTCTTTTACTTGGAGCCAGGTCTATATCAATATCCGTTTATTGGACTATATTTTTCATAATGACTTACTAAGAGCATTTTACTTCAGTCATTACTAGAACATCTTTCAGACGGTGCTTATCTCCGCCTTACATAAATAGTCTCTACACATTTAATCTTATTTTTCTATTTGTTTCCAATAATAGCCTTTATATAAAGTTCCATTTTTAATCGCTTTATCTAATTGAGTGTGTCCTTTCATTCCTAAGAATTGTAAGACTGCGGTTTTAGCATTAAATATTTGAATTAAATTGTAATTTTCATCATACATTTCAATTCGTTTTCCATTTAATGCTTGATTACCACTTTTACCATACATACCATTTTTTTCGCCAGCGGTTTTACCTTTACTATTTACAGACATTTTCTACTTAGACTCTTCTGTATGTTTTTTACCATACATTCCATTATTAGAACCTTTTGTTTTTTCACTCATTTTTTGTTTAAACTCTTCAGTTCTATAAGGAGAGTTGTCTCTTTCAAATTCTGCCCAATAAGATAAAAATGCTTTAGTTTTTTCACTATGGTATTTTCCATACATTCCATTATTCTTACCACGATTTACTTCACTTAATTTTCGGCACAAAACTTCTTTTTCTTCTGGTGTATATCCTGCGGTAGTGTTTCCTCCACAACCGCCCTCATGAATATTATAAAACAATGGATTTGATGTGGCATTATATAAGGCAATAAATTGTTTTTCTTTTTCACTATTTTCTAAATCATTTTTAGAAACAAATAAAATGGACTTTGTAAAACAGTCTTTTCCATATTTGGCAATTTCTTTTTTCAATTCTTTTCCGCTGCCTAAATATGAATCATCTAATTCTCCATAATGTTTTCCGATATATTTCATACCATTTATATTATTAGTAGTTAAATAAATATAATGTTGTTTCATTTAAACAACCCCCTTTCATATATATTTAACTTTTAGAATTAGACAATGACCTGACTTTGTCCAAGATTTTTAGCACGGTATTCCCAATCTAACCTTTTTTAGGTCATAGGGTCTCTTAGTCAGTTGATTCGCATTTATATAACATAAATCTTATTTCGCTGATACCGTTAGCCTGCGGTTACTCGTCTCGCCGGTCGGATGACCGGGCCGCCGCAGACACCCATTAAGCAATGGTTAATGTTCTTTTTTTACAACTGCCCAATATCAATATTAGACTAGGCAGTTCGGCTCTCTCTTTATTTAAAAATCTCCAATAAGGGAGACCCCAACGAATTGGGTCAAGTTGAGTAATACCAAGCAAATAATTTGAAAGAAAACCGGTCGCAGAACCTCGTCCAGGTCCAACAATTGAACCGCATTCCCAAAACAAATCAATATAATGTTTAAAAGTATTGAAATAAGCGAAAAGACAATCATCAAGTTTTTCTCCAATAAACTTAATTACATCTGCCTCAATTTCAATACGATTAATATATTCTTCATTAAATAAATTTTTATTTATTAATTCTTGTAGACATTCATTAATCCAATATCTTTCTTGAGATTCATCAGATATTAAAAGTGATTTAATAATCGGCCAATTAGTATCTAATTCATCTTTTAATGAATTATTAATACCAAAATAAGATAAAGTTTTAGGATAATCTTTTACTTTTACTTTTGGAATAATTTGTTTTCTTTCAATTGAATAAAATTCAATTTTATTTTTTATTTCATTTGTATTATTTAAAATCCATTCTGAAATATCATCATCTTGATAAGCATATGTTAATAATTCTTTAGCTTCATTATAATCCATTAAACGAGCAAATTCATAAAATGAATCAACTTCTCGTTCTCCACCTTTAGAATTTAAATAAGCTTTATGAACCCATCTATCTTGACTTGTATAATAATGAGCATCAGTTCCTGCGACTAATTTAATTCCAAAAGATTGAGAAATAGAGTATAATTTTTTATTAACCAATACTTGGTCTTTTGTAGTTGCTGGGGCGCATTCTAAATAGAAATCATCACCAAATAATTCAAGACAATAATTAATAAAATCAATTATTTTTGAATAATATACTTTCATTGTTTCCATGTCTTGAACTTCTTCAGCTAAACAAAATTGTAATAAATTTGATGATAATTCTCCACCAAGACAAGCTGTTGTAGCTATTAAATGTCCTTTATATTTATTAACAATAGTTGATAATTCTTTTTTTAAAACTGGAACTCTTTCCATTTTTCTATCAACATATAAATTATACCAAGCTATTGAACTTAATTCTTTTAATGCCATATAACCAATTTTATCTTTGGCAATTAAAATAAAGTGATAATATTTTTGACCACTACTTCTATCATCTGTTAAATAAATTTCATTACCAAGTGCAATTGTAAAATCTGGATTTGTCTCTCTCAATTTCTTAGCATATTGATTTACTTCCATGTGCGCAGATAAACATTCATGGTCTGTAATTGCTATACCGTTTAAACCCAATTCAATTGCTTTATCAATTAAATCTTTAGGTCTATTTATACAATCAAGTAAGCGAATATTTGAATACATTGTATGATTATGACAATTAAAATAACTGTTCATATATATTCACTCTCCATTTTTATTTTTTCATATAAATATTATACCATATTTTATATGAAAAATCAAGTTGTATATTCTTGAAGTACAGAAGCTAATGTACGCCTAAAATCTTCATTTCTTTGAACTCGTAATTTTAAATCATCCATTTCAGCTTTTTCTTTATCTAATTGTTTTGCCATAGCTAATAATGAATGAGCGGCTGCTTCTAAATCGCGAGCAGCTTGTGTTAAGTTTTTTGAAGTTTCGTTTTCATCCATAGATTAACTACTCCTTATTAATACTAATTTATCTTTAGCTCTTGTGATTGCTGTATATAACCATTTTTGATGTTCTTCTTTATTGAATGGAAATCTTTCTTCAAATACTAAAACTTTATTCCATTCACTACCTTGTGCTTTATGACAGGTAATAGCATAAGCATATGCAAAATCATATGGTGGCTCTAAATCACAATTTTTATTTTTTTTCATTTTATATATTTCAATTGGAGTTAATGTTGAAGTATTATTAACTAAATAATTATAATCAATTGGAATATTCATAAAAGTATCATCTTCAAAATCCATATGAGTCATCATATATTCAATTGGTGCCGTTCTAATATATCTAAATGTATATTTATTTTGTTTAAAAAAAGAATCTATTGTTCCAATAGAGCCATTTGTGAGTGGCCAATTTCCATTAGCAGAATAGAATTCCCAATGATTAGATAGACTGATAATCTTATCTCCGACACATGGCTCTGGGCCATATCCCTTTTTTTCTCTAATAAAATTATTTATGTAATTTCTTGTATCATTAGTGGCGCAAAGAATTTGGTCTGCCCAATCATACATTCCAGTACAAATTTCGTTTTTAGAAAATAATTTTACTTGTTCTCCTAATGCTTGAAAGCTACTTAAAGGCTTACCCTCTCTTACATGCATTGATAGTCTAATAATTTCACTATCTTGCGCTTGCCGCATAATTTCATCAAGAAAAATATGCGGATTATCTAATACATGATTATTGTCTTCTGGATTTACAGGTGGTAACTGGCCGGGGTCGCCGCAAGCTAATACATATATTTTATGACTTAATAACAAATCCCACATAGGCTTAGGTAACATAGATACTTCATCAACAACAATTACTTTATAAGCATCTTCTAAGTTTTTCCGTGGTTCATGAATAAACTTTCCACTTGGTAATTGTTTAGAATAATAAAGTAATTTATGCGCAGTAGTAGCATTATAGCATCCTTTTTGTTTAAGAACAGTAGCTGCTTTACCAGTAAAAGCTATATAACAAACTTCAGTTACTGGGTCTACTGGTAAAGCTGAAATAATATATTTAATTAAAGTACTTTTACCACTACCAGCATATCCTGAAATTATAGTATATGGTTCTTTATCAAAATATCTTTTAATAGAAATAGTTAAACCTTCTGTTTGTTTATTTGTTAATATCATTTTTAATCCTCTTTATTATTTACATGAGCATGTACTAATTGTTCTAAACAATTATAAAAGTGCATTTTTTGAGTTTCTGCTTGATTATGTTCTTGTTCATAATCATGACTACGCTCTGCTTTTAATCTAGCAACTTCGTCACAGAGAATAGCATATCTAAAATAAATGCTATCAAAACCAAAATCTAATCTATCTTTATATAAATTTTCTAATGCTTTTTCCTCTATTGTAATCATAAGTTAAACTCCTTTATAAAATTTTCGTACCATTTATCAATTTGCTCAAAAATTTCTAAATCACTTTTTTCTTTTGGTTTCTCGGTCTCAGCTTCCAACACCGGCCGGAGCAATTTTTCCTCCATTAAATAGACAGTATTCATTATATGGTCATATGTAAGCAATTTATTTTCAGTATCATTAATCCTAGCATCTAAATTTCTCACCTAATCTTCTATTGTGTCTATACGACCGTAACGACCAAGTGCTTTAACTATATCTGTAACTTCATATAATGAAATTCTATATTTATCTTCAAATTGATTTTCAAACCATGTGAAATTATCTTCACCAAGCTTTATTTGAGTTTGTATCATAAATATATTTACCCCTCACTTATTATTATTTCTATATATATTATATCATATTTTTTTATAAAAATCAAAAAGGGAAGATTTTATTCTTCCCTTACAAAATATTCATATGCTTTTAAAGCATTTGTTTTTCTTACAGAATAATAAGCAGAATTGCAACGTTCATAACTTTTAGCAAAAGCTAGTGCTACTTCTTGAGCATCTTGTAATGCTAAAAACTTTTCATATGAAAAATCTTTTTGATAAGCGCGCCCAAAAGTATTAATTTCATATTCAATAGTATCTCTTAAAAAATCACATTGCTCTTGTAAACTTCCACCCACAATAGAACTATAATATGTGGTATTCCATTGGCACATTCCATAATGAACTTTGCCACCATATAGCCAATATTGAATATCTAAAGTATTACCTCCAACTTCAGCCATTATATTTCCTAAAATACCAGCAATTACATAATTATTATATCCTAAATTTTTTAAATATAACCAAATTTCTGTTGCTACTGGATAATCTGTTTTTCTTTCTAACCAGAAATTATAATCATTTGTATATTTAGTATATAATTCATGTGCTTCTTCCCATTCTCTTTTGGCTAATTGAATAATTAAATGATTATCTTCATATCTAAGAGCCCGAGCCATTTCTGCCATTTGATGAGCAATTTCTTTTTTATCCTGATAGTAAGAAATTTTTGTTGTTAAAATTTCTAAATCATCGGTTTCAATATATTCATGTGGAATAGTTTTTTCTGTTGAATATACTGGTTCACATTCTTCAGCCGGTACATCAGCTACACAAGTTGAAACTGGTGATAATATAATTGGTTCATCAGCTTTAATTAAAGTAGTATTTGGATTTATGTGAAAGAAAATAGATAAAGTTAAAGTGAATACAATAATATATTTTTTCATAATTTTTCTCCTAATATTTCTATTAGGTCTATCGTGTTTTAAAAATAGTATGTTTGTTTTCCTGTAATTTCGTAATCTTCTATAATAATTTGCGGACTTACAATACCATTCCAAATATTTCGCTCGCATTTGCCAACGATATTAATTGTTACACAACCTAAATTAGAATATAAAGATTCATATTCTTCTTTAGACGACCTGAATTTAATTAAACTCATCCCATTTGGAAGTGTAATCTTTAGAGTAGGATTTTTATCTTCAGACATTAACTTTAAATTTTCATTATTAATTTTAATATTTTCAATCGCAATTAATGGTTCTTCTACTCCTTGACCCCAAATTGTTTTTAAGTTGGCTAATTCTAAAACATCATTAACATTCATGTCATTATGATTAAAAATATAATCAACTTTATAACTAGGGATAAACTCAAAATCCTTTAAATTATCATTAGCATATTCAATAAACTTATCAATTCTATCATTTGTAAAAGCGCATCCAAAGGCTTGAGCATGACCTTCCGCAAATTCGTCAAGATGGCTTGATATAATAAATTCTCTAAAATTATCAAATTTAGAATTACTTAAACCTCTACCAGAACCTTCCCAAGAATTATCATCTTGTTCATTTAAAAGTAATACTGGCTTTTGATATTTAGACATTAATTGATTTGCGATTAAGCCTGTTAAATTCTTATCAATAGAATATTTTTTTGGTAATTGAATTACTAAAATTTTATTTTTTAAAAGATTTTGTTCTTGAATGAGATTTTCAATTATTTCCAAGCTCGTGTCTCTTGCTTTAGTTTGTCTATTTTTAATATTAGAGCAATTACGACAAGCTTGTTCTACCCTTGTCTCTGTTTGACCTTGACATCCACGCTTAGTTGAAGAAATCATTTTATAACCTAAATGGTCTAACATAGATTCAAATAGAATTAGCTTTTCATTTTGCGTGCCAACCCGAATGGTTGCGTTGACATAAGGAGCAATATAAAAAGCTATACCGAATGGTGTTAACTCACCTTTTAATGAAAAGGCTTGTTTATCTACCATTCCTTTAAAAAATGGATTACGAACTTGTTTAATACCACATCTAATTAAATGTGTAGTTTCAAAATCTCGTAAATCCATCATATCTGCTACCATACCAAGAGCAACTAAATCAAGAAATTGATTAGCATAATCTACATCTAAAAGTTCATCAATATATGAACAAAATTTATAAACCATACCAACACCAGACAGTGATTTTGTAGGATAATCACATAGTTGATTATTAATTACGCAGGCATCTTCACATTCATATTCAGCTTCATGATGGTCAATAACTAATACATCTATATTTTTAGATTTTAATTCTTTACATTCATCATAGCTATTGGAACTAGAATCTGGAGCAATAACTAATTTAATGTTATTAGTAATAGTTTCTGGAATTATACCATGCTGTTTTCCAGTATGTAATCTATAGTAGATATGATTTGACACAAAAGATGGAAATAAACAATTTAAATAGTTTATAAGAGCGGCAGCGCTTGTGAAGCCATCAGCATCACTATCTACTTGAATCATTATATCATCATTTTGTGCTATATGTTTAATAAGCATTTTAGCTCCATTATTAATATTTTTAATTAAAGAAGGAGATAAAATGTCATTATCAGTTGTATTGAGGTAATGCTATACCTCTGCCAGAGGAATTCCTCTATTTGTTAATACTCTCTATACCGCAGTTAATTTTATTTTTTGTGGAATAGATGAATCTATAAGCTTATATTCCATATTTATCACTCCTATTTTAATAGAAATTATAAGCAGTAAAAGGAGGAGCGCTTGTACTAGGTCTAATGATATTATGTCTTATTTCTACTGGAATATTATTATCTATATAAGATATATTACATTTAACGCCACGACTTAATTCAGTAGCTTTTTTTACCATCCAGTAATCGCCATTAGTAAAATGTACTTCATATTTATATTTATTACATTGTACATCTTCAATAATATTTTCACCATAATATCGTACATAACTGTCTATAATTTCAGTTAATTTATTACAAGCATATTCAAATGTATTTCCCCAAACTATACCTTTCATAAAATTATTCTCTCCTTAAACAATTGTAAAAATTTATCCATTCCTTCATCTATTGGACTTGCTTTATAATTAGTTATCATATTTTTATCAAAAATAAATGAAATATTTACAAAATTCTTATATTTAGAATATAATTGTAATAAATTCTTTTTTAAGTGTTTAAATTCATCATCGCCTATTTGTTGAAATTGTCTGTCAAAAGCAACAATAATTTCTTGCACTCCCATTTCTATTAATAATTGAATTTGATAAGATGAAATACTACTACCACAACAAGAAACACTAATATCATTTTCTTCACCGAAATAAGAACGATATAAAAGATTAGATTTTTCGCCTTCAAACACAATAGCTTTTTTCATAATTTTAATATTATCTTTACTGTGATTTAAATTGTATAAATTCATTCCAAGAGGATGATTATATAACTGTTTATTAACTTTAATTGGCCTATATTTTCCATATCGTTCAGCATCATCGGCGCAAAGTGTGCGGCCGCGCAGCCCCACGAATCTATTATCTTTATCAAAATGAGGAATCGTGATTTGGTCGCCTCCTGGATAATAACCAATACGAGCATTTTTCATTGTCTCTAAACTAATTCCTTCTTTAATCCAAGGACTAATTATTACATTATAATTAAATCTATCAAGAATATTATTATCATATTCTTTTAAAATAATATTATTAGTTTTTAATTCAATTTCTTGAATTCGTTCATAATTAGAAAAATATTTCCAATCTTCTAAATCAGATTGATTATCTTCTTCTATAGAACCAGAAATACCAAATTTTTGAGCAATCCAACGAATAGCATCATTTAAATCAAATACTTGATTATGTTGAATTTTCATAATTTTTATAACTAATTCAAAAATATCAAAATAAGCATCACAACCAGTATAACATTTAAATAAATTACTATTTTCATAATAATATAATTTTCTACTTCCTTCTCCGGGGTAATTATGGCAAATGGTGGAGGATAAAATGCCAAAATTTGAATATTCTGGTTCTCCTCCCCATTCTTGTAATAAATCATATATATTATGAATTGTTAAATTATCTCTAATTTCATTCTTATCAAATACTATCATTAAAAAGTTAATACGCGGGTAACAGGTCTAAGAAGACCATATTGCTCATTGACTACCTTACAAAGATATTCATTAGGACGCATTTTCTTATCAAGCCCATCACGACTTCTTAAAAGTTCCTTAGCTAATTCTTCAGGCATCTTATACTCAAAATAAGCATTCTTGTTTTCCATAATTATTACCTCTCTTATTCATTATATTCAAAAGCTGATTCTTCATCTAATTTAATTTTGATATCTTTCATATCTATTAATTCATAATCATATGAAGTACAAAACATAGGTTGAATTCTACAACAACCCAAATCTGCTTTACACCATAAATAAACACCTTTATAACGTCCTCGTCTATTTTTATAAACAGACAATTTAATTGTGGGTTTATCAAAAACATTAGTTGCTAAAATTGTTTCTAAAGCTTGAATATCTTCTTCTTTTACATTTAATAAAATCGCACCCACGTCAATTTTATCGGCAATTGCTTTAGCACCTCTCAGTAATGTTTGGTCTGGAGTTTTTGATTCGGCAAAATCACCATTTAACTGCGTTGCTGACATAATAAACACTCCATATTGATTACAAATATCTTTTAATCGTGTAGATAACATAAATAAAATATTATCTTCACGCAATTTAATACCGCCACTTCTTCGCGTTATTTCTTCAAGAATTTTTAAACTTGTATGAATATAGTCATGAAAAATATAATATACATCATGGTCACGAATATTTCTTTTAATTGTATTTTCTACATCTTTTAAAGAAAAATCTGGCAATTCTTCTACATAAAGTGGAGCATTAGATAAGATTTTAGCTGCTTCTAAAACCCTTTCTTCTTCATTACCATCATATTGACCATTTAAAATATGCTCTTCATTAACATTAGATATAAAAGCTAACATCATAGTTTGAACTTCTTCAAGTTCCTGTTCTGTTGTAATGAACAATACTGGTCTATTAACACCACAACTAATCCATCCAAAAGATTCATCATAAATTTTATTACAAGCAATATAACAAGCATCAGCTATCATACTTCTTGTTTTTCCAACACCTGTAGCTGCTGAACGCAAATAAAATTTTTTTAATCTTGCTCCACGAGTAACTGTATTAATCAATGGTCCATATAATGGAACACCAACTTCTGGATGTTGTTTAAATTTATCAATCAATTCAAAAATTCCATCGGCGGCTTGACTGGCTTCTCCATCACTATCATCCACATATTGAAGTCTAATATTATCAATTTTTTTATCAACTTGGTCAGCAATCTCTTCAAGATTTACATTATCCAACCAATCTTCTTGAATTTGTTTCTTTTTTACATCAAGAATATTATTTGGGTCATATAAATCAGAAATATCAATGCCGCAATTATCATAAGCTCTTAAAAGAGTGAACTTTTTTAATCTATTATAATAATAATCAAATGTTGAACTCATACAAGTTTCAGCAGCTTTTAAAATCCACTCTTCACCTTTTTGTTGTTTATATATTGCCGCACTTTTTGGTCTATTGGATAGAAAATCTGATATATTTTCTAATGTAATTTTTTTTGCTCCCAATTCATAAATTTTATAAATTGCTCCAAAAATTATACGATGGAATTCATCTGGAAAATCTTCATCTGTAATAATATATTTATCAGTAAAATCTAAAATTTGCGGTGTATTATATACACATCCAATTACTTGAATAATTGCTTGTATATCTACATATTGTGATGCCATTAAACATCATCCTCCTATTCTTCATCCAAAAACGTAAATAATTTTCTTTTTGGCTTAATTTTTCGTTTTGGAATTGGAATAATTATTTCTTGTACTTCCGGCACATATTCTTTAATTACTTTATTTTCATTTTTTTGTTTAGCTTCCCATAAGCTATAATAATAATTAAAAGCATTTTGATACACATATGGAACTATACCTATACCACCATTTGCTTTTTCAATATCACCATTTTTAACTTCATAATGATAAACTAATGCTTTTTGAATTCCAGAATATGTATATTTATAATTATTTATATATTCATTAATTTGTTTACGAATACGAGCATCCACATATGAAATATTAAATAATTTCATAATATAATTTTCTAAATCATTTTTTTCTTTTTCAAA